GAGTACCTTGAGCTCCATTAGTACCTGTAGTACCTTGAGTACCATTAGCACCTTGAGTACCTTGAGCTCCATTAGTACCTGTAGTACCTTGACTTCCGTTAGTACCTTGAGTACCTTGAGCTCCATTTGTACCATTAGTACCTGTAGTACCTTGAGTACCATTAGCACCTTGAGTACCTTGAGCTCCATTAGCACCTGTAGTACCTTGACTTCCGTTAGTACCTTGAGTACCTTGAGTACCATTAGCACCTTGAGTACCTTGAGCTCCATTAGTACCTGTAGTACCTTGACTTCCGTTAGTACCTTGAGTACCTGCTATTCCCTGACTTCCATTAGTACCTGAAGTACCTTGAGCTCCATTTGTACCATTAGTACCTGAAGTACCTTGACTTCCGTTAGTACCTTGAGTACCTTGACTTCCGTTAGTACCTTGAGTACCTTGACTTCCGTTAGTACCAGTTGTACCTTGAGCTCCATTAGTACCAGTTGTACCTTGAGCTCCATTAGCACCTGTAGTACCTTGAGCTCCATTAGTACCAGTTGTACCTTGAGCTCCATTAGTACCAGTTGTACCTTGAGAACCATTAGCACCTGTAGTACCTTGAGCTCCATTAGTACCAGTTGTACCTTGACTTCCCATTATTCCCTGAATACCAGTTGCGCCTTGACTTCCCATTATTCCCTGAATACCAGTTGCGCCTTGTGCTCCAATAGACGTTGCTGCTAGAGTAAATTCGCTTGCTGAATTATTCCAGACTAAAGAGTACCCGTCCTCCGAAGAAGTAGGATTTGCAACTAATGTATTAAATGCTTCTCCAACCATTACTGTTCCGTTTTCATCAGGCATGCGCCATGTTCTATTAGCAGTTAAATAATACGGAAATGCTCCTTGTGCTAAATCTATAGTTCCTGAAAAACCTGTTGCTCCATTGCGACTTTGTATGAAAGGAGTATGAGTACCTTGTTCTACTCCAAACATTATACGATGACCTCCAATTGAAGTATCCTCTAGAAGCATTGATCTAGAGAGCATCTCAATTGCTTCCGGAGCCTCTAAGTATAATTTTTCTAAAACAGAGCTTATATCTTCATGAATTTTAACAGGGCCTCCATTGAATAATATTTCTGTTCCTGTTGAAATATCAATATTTCGAGTACCTGTTGTGTTTCCTATAATTAAAGTGTCTTCTAAACTTTGAGAAGCACCGGACGCATTTTCCCATGTTACGTTCCCTGCTCCATCAGTTGCTAAAATTTGACCTAAACTTCCGTCGGTTATAGGTAGAGTAAATGCTCCATTTCCAATAGTTAATCTATCTACTGATAGATTTATGTATTTTCTAGTTGTTTTGATTGGCATATTTAAAATTCATTTAATTTATTTTTCTAATAACATTATTATTTAAGCAAAAAATTGTATAACTGGCATTTCGTCTATTTCCCCATCTTGCTGTGAAGCTGTTGCTGGAAAAGATCCTCCACTAATTACTTCTGTTTCTTCAAACCATGCTACTGAAAGGGTATCTGGACACTCTATACCATATGGCGTAGAAACATTTGAGTCTAATGAAACTGCTAATACCGCATCTTCTCCTCCGGTAAATGATAGGTTTTGTCCTACTTCAGCTGTCATTGTATATGATTGCACATCATTGGGATTAGTTACTTGATTGCTCTGTCCTACTAACACAGCAGTCGGTCCTGATCCTCTATATATTGCACAACATGTGATACCATTTCCGGTAACTGCAAATGCCATTTTAGCAGTAGCGATCGTTATATCAGCGGGTATTGTGTAGTTTATAAAAAATATTCGACCAGTGCCTGCGTAACTTATCTTTTTTCCTTGCCATATTTCTATTCCTATCGTTGATATTAACCCTTTATTTCTTTCCCAACTAGCGTTACCCTGAGAATCTGACGTAAGAATTTTACCACTTCCTTCTTTTCCATCTTCTAATTTTAAAGAATAATTGTTAGATCCTCCTTGAACATTTATTTTCATTCCAATGTTAAGGGTAGAATTTGTATTTATAGCAATATTTCCACCTAATACACTTGTTAAAGAAGCTCCGCTAGTGCTTACTAACTCAGTTTCAGTACCTGTCATATTAGTTCCAGTAGACCCTGGGTTCATATAAATTCTAGATCCAGTGTTATTTACACCATCTCCGTTAACAGTAATAAGCGATCCAAATAAAGATGTTGTGTTTATATCGTTTATTGCTGCTTGTATTCCGTATACTTTTGGTAAACTTCCACTTGTTACGTGAGTACCGCCTGATTGAATTATTGAACCTGATTTATTGCTTACATTAGTAGCATTATTCATAATTGTCCAGTTTCCAGCGCTTGATGTTTTATTATTAGGATGATTTTGTATACAACTAAGTAAGCCTATATCGGAGTTATTAACATTTGCATTTCCATGTAATCCAATTTTTATACCAGTCATTGACGTAGAACTAATTCCATTAGAAGATACGTTTAAACCTACACTATTCGCAGTGCTTATAGTAGAATTTTGACTTAGCTGCATGGTTGTGTCTACTTGTCCATTGTTTGCTATTAAAAAATAAATGTTACTGGCTAAACTGTTTATACCTAACGTTGATCCATTGTCCATTAAACGGCCTACTGCTAGGTTATTGCTTGTATCTATTGTAAGGTTCCTTAATTGATTGCTTCCAGATACTAAATCTCCTATAGCAATTCCCGACGGTATTGCTTGTGTTGAAAGAATACCGGTTGCATCTGCTGTTACCATTCTAGTTCCTATCCCTGAGAGCGCTGACATTTCAATTTCACTATCTTCATCTATTACTAGCCCGGTACTTGTTGATCCTAAAGCATCTGTGCTAAGAAATTGAATTTTTCCTCCGTTTTCTTTATTAGCTATTACAAAATTATCGTTAACGGTACTTCCATACCCAATATATCCTTTTTCACCAACGTTATCATAAAAGTCTATGAAATTTTTACCTAACGTGCTCACTGTCTCTAATCTAAGTATGGCCGAATCCCCTTTTATATGAACTTCTTGTTGAGGCGTATTTGTTCCAACACCCAATCTATTTAAAGTATCGTTATATGCAAAATTAGCATTGTCTTGTTGCAGCTCTCCCATTGCTCCTACGAATAAAACAGAGTTAGCTGTACCACCTGTTATAGTGCTTCCTATAACTAATCCTCCACCTGAAACGTTCGCTAAAGTAAATTCACCTGCTGAATCATTCCAAATTAAAGAATATCCGTTTTCTGAAGAGGTTGGATTTGCAACTAGTGTATTAAAAGCTTCTCCAACCATCACTGTTCCGTTTTCGTCTGGCATGTACCATCTTCTATTAGCAGTTAGATCATAAGGAGATGTTGATTGTGCTAATTCAAGTCTTCCTTGAAAACCAGTGGTTCCATTAACACCTCTTATGAAAGGACCAGTAGCTCCTATCATTTCTAACATTATACGATGGCCTGTCGGTGAAGAATCATCTCTAAAATTAGCTTGAACGCCTAATACTAGAGAAATCAATGATGTGGTCGCATTAATCTCTTTTGCTCCTTCTAAATTTAATATGTTTAATGCAGGGTCGGTGTCTCTATAAATTTTAACAGGGCCTCCGTCAAATGATATTTCTGTTCCTAGTGATATGTCAATGTCTTGAGCACCAGTTATGTTTCCTATAGTTAATGTGTCTTCTAAACTTTGAAAAGAACTGGATGCATTTTCCCATGTTAAGTTTCCAACTCCGTCTGTTACCAAAATTTGACCTAAACTTCCATCAGTTATAGGCAAAGTAAATGCTCCATTTCCAATGGTTAGTTTATCTACCGATAGATTTATGTATTTTCTAGTGATTTTAGCTGGCATACGTATAAGACTTATTTAGTTTATTTATCTAAATATGCCTTTAAAGTTTATGACATAATACTAACGTTTAAATTAGATATAGTTTAAACTTTATTTAAAATGTAATTGTATTGTAGCTAATTTTAATAACCAATTGCCCATCTCCTCCAGTACATGCAGTTCCTGGCCACATTTGAAACTGTAAAGCAGAACCTAAGTTATTCGTACCTGTAGCGTATCCTACTATTGCATCTGCACCTCCGCTTGACATGATTCCTGAAACAAAAACTTGTTGAGAACTAGGTACTTGAAAACCTCCAGCCCCAATTCCTCCACCTACAATATATGCAGTAGTTCCAAAATGGTATTCCCATGTAATTTCGAATTCATAGTACTCATTTGATAAAGGAGCGGGTAGTAAATCTACTGTATTGTTTGCTAGTATATCGGCTGAATTATATGTATAAGTAGCACTAGGTGAAATAATAGAGCCTCCAGCAGATACTACAACTATTCTTACACTAGATAGTGTTTGAGTAAAAGTTATATCTATAGAGTTTACTCCATACGCATCTATATCACCATCTATTCTATCTCCGGTTACTGTATCTATTAAATCTACGACAACTGCATTTGTTCCTAATCCATGTGTTATAGTCTTAGTTATATTTGCGTTAAAATTTGTTATTTCTACATAAGATACGTTTTCAGTGCTTCCTCCTCCTCCTCCTGAATATGTTTTTTCATATTCTAAAGATACCATTATTTCTTCATTTGATCCACCTGTACTGCTTCCTGCTAAAACGGTACCTTTCACTACAAGAATATCTCCGCTACTGACATCTATATCTAATCCACTTGTTTCTATAAGAAAGTGATTTCCATCAACATTAGCCGTATTTAACGTTAAAACATTAGAACCACCTACTAAGTCAACATAATTAGTATCGTCAGCTACGCCATTTGGGTCGATTAATTTACCTATACTTACGTCATAGTCAAATAAAGCATCTACACTAGCCGCTGTTGTATCTAAGTATTTTAAAACTATACCTTTTATTTTTAAATCAAAAGGAATAGGCAGTACTGAATTATGTGTTCCGGTAGGACTTAAAGTACCTGCCCAATCTACATATTCAGGAACTGATCCAACTGCGAAATTAGTAATTAGTCCCCATAGCATATCTTTGGTAGTTACCGAACCTCCTCCGCCACTTCCGTCGCAACATGTGAGTTTAAATATTTCACCACTTTCATCTGTAAAATATAAATCTTGTGTAGTTGGTGTATATGTAGTTGCTAAACCTGGGTCTCCAATCCATACAATGCCTGATCCAGTAGATGGCGTTGGCGGTAAACCTGGACTACCCGTGTTTTGTAATAACGTAAGAGCATATGAGGCTCCTCCTTCGCCTGTTAAGCTTACCCAGCCTTTTCCATCTAAGTAGCCTATGAAGTCTTCTCCAAACGCAGGCTTTTGATTTTGAATACCTGTGTATATTATTTCTCCAGGTATGCCTACATCGGGCCAGTTTATAAAGTCAGTATGTCTATACCGCTTAGCTTCAGCTATTTCCACTAAAAAGGAATTACCCTCAGCTCTACCTTGAGAATCTATATTAAATGTAGTTGCTCCGTTTAATTTTAAACTAAAATTATTTTTAACATTGATTTGTTTAACATTAATACCATCTATGTCTTCTATAACATTAGTTTTTTCGTTATATGAAACGTTATTTAAAAACTCAAGTAACGCAAGTGACAAGTCATTAAAATTAAGGTTAGAAACCTCTACAATTGAACCTAAGCTTGAATTAGTTAATTTTCTTATATTTGAAAGTTTAGAATATATAGCCATTTATCAGTCCTACTATTTTTTTTTATTTATTATAATATACATAGTTAATTATTGCGAGACTTATTTATTAACTCTGTTTTATCGTCTATTCGAGACTCTTTAGAGAAATTGCCATCGAAAACTACACAATTCTCTAAATCGGCATTTATTATATTATCTAAATTACTATATATTGATGAAGACTTTATTTCATTTAAATATCCTCCATATGTGCAGTCGAATATTTTAGAATATTTTATATCGTTATTTGAATGTAAATTACTTTCTTTTATATTAGAATTCCTAATAATACACTGCTCAAATAAACAGTCTTCTAAATCAGCTTCTATATGACAGTTAAAAAAGTCCATATTAGATAAAGAAAAACCTTTTTTTATCCTAGCATCTTTTACTTGGACTCTTTTTCTAGCTGTGTCAAAATTTATGATAGCCTTATTCATTTCACAGCATGATATCAATTCAAATAACTTGTTTCTAATAACCGGATAATTAGATTCTACTAAAAAAGAATGTCTAGTCAAATCAACTACTAAATGTATGTCCGGATAATTATGTTTAAAAGTATCATACGTTTTAGTGTTGTCGATTACTCTTTGATATCTTTCAAGTAATTTCTGAATTTTTCTCTTTTCATCTATGTTAAAAGAAAAGTTATTTTTTAAAGTTTCATATAAATGCTCAGCCGTGTAATTTATTAATTTAACAGACTCTTTCTTCTTTCTTTGGTAATTTTTTCCACCAGCATATTTTATTGACAGATAACCTTCTTGTATTTTAGAAAAATCTGTTCCAAAATTAGATGACCTTGGAAAGTTATATTCCATAGGATTAGCTTTCTCTAAAAGAGATCCCGTCAGTCTACTTGCGTATAACTCCTTTGGATAAACAAAAATGGCTTTACTTTGATGAATCTTTTGCTTTTCAGATGAAGATTCTGGCCACATGTCAAATATGTTTTTTTCGTTTATGTTTAATATATATTTGAATTTATTTAATGTTTCTAATTTATTATCAAGATTTAAGTCCATTTCGTTTAATGAAACCTTGATATTCATATTAGATCTACTGTTTGTAAACCCATTCTCATTTATAAAATTAAGACATTTTAACATTATATGAACGGCCTCATGATAAGGCATTAGATCTGTATCTATTCTATTCATCCTATGTCCTCCTTCAAAGTCAGGTGATATATAAATAGTCTCATCTACAAATCTTATTTTAGATTTGTTATCTAAAGATATTACGTTCTTACCTAGATATTTTCCTAATTTAGAAGATATCTTTTTTCTAGATAAAGGTGAGAAAAATTGAAATGTAAATCCTACATTAGTATTATCAAAAAGAAACTTATTTTCTATATTATTATACACGAGTAATGTTTTTTATTATTTATCCTATTCTCGTGATTTTTTTTGCTAATTAACTATTTGTATAGACACTTCATCTTTATGAATCCATACTTCTTTACCTGACACGAAAGCCTGTTCGTCTAGTATATCGTATAAATGTGTTTTTGTTGGATAGTTTGCTAACTGATAAACACCTGTTTCATATCTCCAAGCGAATTCAAATTCTTTCTTAACTATTAATTCAGGAAGCGTATCTAATTTATTAGAATAATCTTTTATTATAATTTTCATTTTAAAACTTTTATATATTATACTAAATAAAAAATAAAGATAAATAAAAAAAAATACACTCTAATGGCTACAACGGCATCGAATTGGAAAATATTTAAATCATTAGATTATTCTGTACAGTTAATGCTTAAGCAAACTATAGAATATCTTTCTACTAAGTTTAGTCAAAGTCTACAGGTATTTACCGCGGCCAGTCCTTTTGGGCAGCTTCTTTTAGTTCTAGAAAATTTAAGTCAAATGATTTTTTATTACATAGAAGATGCTATAACTGAATTGAGTATGGAAGAAGCAACCAGGGTATCTTCCATTTATTCTTTAGCTACACTAGCTGGACATAGTCCAAGTAGAGCTATATCTGCAAGTGGACAGATAAGTATATCTACTACCTCAGAATCAGCAACTGCCGATTTTGATACTGTGATAATTCCAAACTTAACAAAAATAAAGTCTAACAATAACGGGCTAATGTATGTATTAAGCCTTTCACAAGATGATATTAAGTTTTCAATGAAAGGAGTTAATAACGGTCTCTCCATGAAAATACTTCAAGGTAATATTGAAACACAAACATTAGTGGCTAAAGGCGAAGAAATAGAAAGTTTTTCTATTAACTCAGCTCAGAATTTTCTAGTTGATAATTACTTAGTTGACGTATATGTAAATGGAGAAAAGTGGAAAAAATTTAATTCTATATTAGATATACCTAGAGGTGAAAAAGGATATATTGTAAAAACAGGAATCACTACCGGAGTTGATGTATTCTTTGGAAACAATTTCTTTGGAAGAATTCCCGTAGAAGGCTCTGAGATAAAAGTTCAATATTTAGTAAACAGTGGAGCTTCTGGAAACATAACAACAGAACAAACTTCACAGGTCTTATTTGAATGGGCAGACACTGGTTTTACATTAGTAGGAAATGAAGTTGACTTAAATGAGTATATTGCAATTAATACGATTAACTCTCCACAGTTTGGAGCAAATCCTGAAGATTCAGAATTAACTAGACTTATTGCACCAAAGCAGTCTAAAAGTTTCGCTTTAGTTAATATAGATCATTATATAGCTGTTTTAACTAGGCTTAAAATATTTTCTATTATAAACGTATTTTTGGATACTAACGATAATCGATTATTAAATCTATTTTTAGTGCCTGATATCAATAATTTATTTAACACAGGTCAAGATTATTTTAACGTTAGCTCCTCTAAATTCATATTAAGCGATTTCAGAAAGAATGAAATATTAAGATATTTAAATATGACTGGCTCTAAACTAATATCAACCGATACCAGAATAGTAGATCCGCTAATAAAAAAATACGTACTTAATATAAACACTATTGTATTTGATGATGTATCCACTGAAATAATAAAACGGGATATTTACAATAATCTAGGAAACTATTTTATTTCCAATAAAAGAAGGAACCGAATACCTAAAAGCGATTTAATAAGAACATTAGAAGACATTAATGGAATAGATTCTGTTAATGTAAACATAGTTTCAGAAGCTAATGAAATTGCAGTTATGGATAATCCTAATTCTGAATTAATAGGACTAGACGAATTTAACGATATAATAATAAAAGAATATGAACTCCCTATTATACAAGGAGGATTTAAAGACAGGTATGGAAATGAATATTCACAAGGTATATCTGATCAGGCATTGGGTTCGATTAATATACAAATTAAAAAAATAGTGCCTAGGCCCTTTGATAACTAATGACTAAAGATAGCATATATAGAGCAGCGTATAATAGAAAAAAGAAATTAATTAATAAAGGGTATCAATACAAGGATACTATTTTAAAAAATACTTTATCTAGTCAAATGTATGGAGTAAACGATACTTTAGATACTTTTTTAGAAAACGTAAATGATATCGTGTATGAAAACATAGAAGCTGTAAAAACCATTAAAGTATTTGCAAATCCTGCCTTAGATAAGTACGAAAGGGATATAAAATAAAGTATTAAAATTTAAATATGCTCAAAGACAAAGAGAATAGAAAAGCTTTAAAAAGCGAAATAGAAAACTTGTTAAGTGGAATAAATCACGAAGAACATAATGATTTAAACGTAGATTCAGAATTACTTGAAGAAACTAAACCTGAAAGTCCTTACGATTTTGATGAAATGACTAGAGAGTTCAATAAAAAAGCAAAGGACATAACAGATTCTTTGTTTGAATATTATGTAGAACTAGGTGTATTAGAAGAAAACAATTACATAAAACTGAAAAAAGAAATGGACACAGTTAATATGTCAAACATTTTCTTTCAGATAAAAACTTTAAAGATTACTATAACTAAAATAATGGAGGAGATAACAACAGGTAACACTGCTCCTAGGTTAATGGAAGTATTTGGACAATTACAGGATAAATTAAAAACCCTTGTTCAAACGCAGGCTAATCATATGTTATTTCTAGAAGAAACTTACAAAAAAATAAATAACGAAGATCCTAAAAACTCTAATAATACATTGAATAATTCAAATCAAGAAGGAGAATTCTTCATATCGGTTGGAACAAAAACAATGGTAGAAAGTTTGCCTGAATCCTCTGAAGAATATGAAATAGATACAGATTTAATAGACCCTTCTAAAAAGACAGAATTAATGAAAGAAAATAACATAGAAATAGAAGAAGAAAGTGGAGATTCAGATTTCATAGATGTTACTGAAATAATTTAATAACTATGCAAAACCCATTATCAAAAGGAGGAGGTTTTACTTCCTTGAAACTATCTAGTCTCAATTCAGAAGGCAATAATAATCATGTATGGAATTCTAAAAAAGTAAATGATATTATACATAAAGTTTCTCAAGAAGGAATGGACATACGTGGAATGCAAAATACTCCATTTAAAGAAAACGATATTTTATTAAAAAGAGCAAATTTACCTTTTGAATACACTAAAGAAGAATGGCAAGAAATGCAAAAGTGCAAATCAGACCCAATGTATTTTTCTAAAAAGTTTGCATTCATTAGAACCCCGAAAGGTGACATGTCAGTCGAAGACGCAGGAGGGTTGCGAGATTTTCAAGAGCAATTAGTTAAGAATATGCACAACAACAAGTTTAACATATTAATGGCTAGTAGACAGATAGGTAAAACAGTAACGACTGCTATATACATAGTATGGTTTTTATTGTTTAATAAAGAAAAGAACGTACTAATGGTTGCCGATAATATGACAACCACTAAGGAGATAATGGAGAAACTAAGAATAGTTTTAGATAATCTGCCTTTCTTTATGAAACCTGGAATAGTTAAAATAAACGAGTCTTCTATTAGGCTAGATAATGATTGTAGATTAGTTCTTAGAACAACTACTAAAAAATCTGGTATTGGTATGACAGTAAACTTTTTGTATATAGATGAATTTGCTCATATATCTGAATCTAACTTAGATAAGTTTTATAGAGCTATTTTACCTACTATAACGGAAGATCCTTACGCAAAAGTAGTCATAACGTCTACTCCAAATGGAAGAAACAAATTCTGGGATATATGGTCAGATGCAGTGGATGGAGAAAATGACTACAGCCCCATGAGAGTAGATTGGTGGCAAGTACCCGGAAGAGACGAGGATTGGAAGAAAAAAACCATAGCGAATATGGGATCTGAAACAGACTTCAATCAGGAATATGGTTTACAGTTCTTTTCATCAGATCAGCTTCTACTATCTTCAAATGATCTTCAAAAATTAGAAACATTTCAATCTAATTATGTCAATACTAGTCTAGACTTAGAAGAAGAAGATTTTTATATAAATGATTTTCTAAGCTTTCATAAGAAATATAAAGATTTTACACTTAGTGATTTTAAAAATGATCCTTCATATTATGTGTTTTCAATAGATACAGCCGATGGAATGGATCAAGATTACTCAGTGTTAAATATCTTTAAAATAGTAACATTACCTATTAAAGACCTAATCAAGCATAAAAATAATATTAAAAGTGAACTTGATTGCGTGTCTATGGTTCAAGTAGGTAAATTTAGGTCTAACACATTAAACATTAATGATTTCTCTATAACATGTGAAAAAATAATATACGATATATTTAATCCAGAAAAGGTGCGTATTGTTTTAGAACTAAATCATAAAGGTGATATTTTACATAATAGATTCTCTTTAAATGAACAGTATTGGTGGGGTCAAATGGTTCACACTAAACATACAGAACTTTCTAAAAACATAAAGGCCGGAGTAAGACTAGGACCAACTAACAAATTAAAGTACTGTGAAAAATTTAGATATTACGTATCAATTAATAAAATATTGATTACTTGTTATGAAACTTATTTAGAACTATCTTCATTTGGAAGAACTAGAGGAGGTTCTTATAGATGCCAAAGCGGAAACGATGACTTAGCTATGACATGCGTAAATACTTCCCCTCTTTTTGATTCACCTCAGTTTTGGGAAATAGGAGGAGAAGTATACGAAAATACATCAGAAGAGTATAAAAATGAACTTTACGAAAAAGTATTAGACGTAAAAACAGAAAAAAAGGCTTTTGATTTTGACAGACTAAACGATCTAAATAATCAATTAAACCCTAAAGAATTTAAAGCTTCCGATAAAAAAAGTGTATTTGACGTAAATCATTTAAATAAAATTAATAAAATTTCAAAAAATTTTTATAATTCTTAGCGTTAATTAAGTATAATATTCTTATATTTAAACATAATTAAAAATAAACCCACATGAAAGAAATAATTTTATCAGAATTAGATGAAACCCTAGGAGATTTCTTAGTACAAAATAAAGATGTTGTTTACACGGCTCTTCTAGACTCTATAGAAAAAGAATATCTAAATAAAACTTCACTCGCAGTTGATATTCTACAAATAAACGCTACCGAAGATACAACACATATAACGTTAGCTAGAGAAGATTGGGTCAAAGGTCTTGAAAAAGCAATTAATTATTTTAAAAAACCTGAAATCGAAGAATATGAAAAATGCCAACGATGTCTAAACATCATTAATGAACTTCTTAAACAGTAAATAATACTTTTTACCTAACATAACAACAACAACAAAAATAAACATAAATATGCCTGCTTTTGATGAGATCAATAAAAAAATAAACAACCGAATACAAGAAATAGCTGTACTAATATATAGAAAAGAACATACTAATAGGGAATATGAAGAAATAGCCGAACTAGTATACCCAAAATTAAAATATCACATTTGGAAATTTTGCAAAAACGACTTAGATACAGAAGAAGCTCTTCATTTTACTCTAGTAAAGATATTCAATAACATGGAAAAATACAATCCAGGTTCAGGTAGATTTACCACATGGGCTTTTACAATAGCTAGAAATGAAACTTTGTATTACTTAGATAGAAAATATAAAGATATCCCAAGATACATTGAAATATCTTCCTTATATGAAGACAATAATTATAACGATTCTCTATCGGTAACTGACAAAGTGAATAGTCAAAACGAAGTTACTGAAATCTTTAATAGAACTATAAATGAAATATTTAATTTAGAAGATGAACTTCTAAAGAACATAGCTATTGATAAAATGGTAAACAATACAAAGGTTAAAGAAATAGCTTTAAAATATGATATGCCAGAAAACACAGTAAAGACCAAACTTAGAAAAGCTAGGTTCGAAATAAGAAAATCAGTAATTAAAAAAGATCCAGACGTAAACAGAAAATTATCAGATTCTTTACCTGACTTTAAAATAAAATCAAAATGAAAAATATAATAATAAGCATAAGTCCGATTAATATAATACGTAGAATCATATACATGATTAAAGAATTCTATCTGTTTATATTCTACATAAGAAAGTTAAAGAAAATAGAAAGTGAACTCGTTAGTAATAAAATATTTAAGTACTCTTGGTTTTCTTATGTAAAAGCTATTAATTTGAAAGCAGAAACTCTATCACTAGTTAATAAACCATACGAAGAATTAGAAGAAGATCAAAAAAAAGAACTTGAAAAACTAGAATTAAGCTTTATCAGTAGAGAAATTTCTAAACATAATGATATTTTTATTAAAGCTGACATAATAGAATTAATAAAAACCAAAGCTGTTAGGGTAAAAGATAGCGATTTCTATGGATATATGGTAGAAATATCCTTTAATTGGAAAAACGCTTCATTATATAATTTTCTAAGAACATTTTTTCATATAATATTATGGACATTAATTCTTTTTATGCTTCCTTACAATTTTATCTATGAATACGTGATCTCTTTTTTTAATAAATAAAAATAAATAATATTAATATGAAAATTAAGGAAATTGTTTCTAAATGGATTTGGCAAATACTAACTATTTTATTTGTAATGTTATATTTAGGCAAAGGCTGTACTAGTAAAAAAATATCTAAAGTTAATTCTAAAATAGATAAAACTAATCTTGAATTGATAAACTCAGTAGACTCTTTAACTACTGAAATAGGAAATCTTAAGGGGTCATCTGCTACTAAAAAAGAAGTAACAAATATTATGGAAAGTGTAATGTTAGACTATTTGATATATGAAGATGATTTAGATAAAGGAAAAACAAGCCTATCTGAAATAAAAAATAAGATAGAATTAAATGATTGAATGGATTAAAAATAATAAAATTACGTTAATTAGAAATTCCTTTTTACTACCTATATTACTTGTAGTTATAATGTCTATTAGTCATGTCGTAAGTTGGTATGACATAGGTAATCCTTTATCATGGGCCATTTATCTATCGGTTGCTATAGAAATTTTTGCGCTTGCGTCAGTATCTGCTGCGTCTATTAAGATTAGCAAAGGAAGCATATGGTTTTTGTTTATAATGGTTACATTAATTCAAATCATTGGAAATGTGTTTTATGAGTTTAAGGAAATATCGTTAAATGAATCTGGTTTTCTATCATGGGTTGAATTAGTTTCTCCCTGGTTTGAGGATTGGGAATTACTAGATCATAGGAGACTTTTAGCTCTTATACAGGGCGGTACTTTACCTATAATGTCTCTTACCTCTTTGCATTTCTATATACAATTTAATGAAAACATTCAAGATAAAGACAATTTAATAGACGAAGAATCAAATCTGTCTAAAACAGAAGAATCAGAACCCGATGAAACCACAGATCTAGCGTCTGGCTCCAATTTGCATGCTGAAGTTACAGAAAAAGTTTCATCTAAAAAACAATATGAAGATACTTTATTTGAAACTAGCAATGTATCGGATCCAAACAGATATATAAATAAAACGGATCATGATTTAAAAGTATCTAAAGGTACTCATAAAAAATCAGATGAACGTCCTCAAAAGAATTGGGGAAAATAAAATAGTAACTAATGGGTAACTGTAAAGGAGATTGTGTCAATGGTTTATGTGCATGTTCAACTGTTGCAACTAAGGCTTTACTTACATTAAAGGATAGTTGTTTTGCAATAGGAGATTGTGAAAAAACAATAGGTAAAATATGCTTAGATGATTTTGCATATCCAGTAGATGGAAAACAGTGCATGCAACTTGAAATACCTAAAGCTGAAGTTGGAGCTGAGTGGAATTCGTTAACTTTATTTGATAATAAAATAATACTAGCATCTCCTTCTGAAGATTTAGATCCTAATATTTCTTACGTAAGAGGTATTGTATTAAAAGTAATGTATGAACATGAAGATGAAAATTTAGAAGAAGTGCCTTTGAAATATAAAAAGTCATATATAACTATTACAGATGCATCTGGTAAAGAATCTACGTACCCTTTATATAATTTCTTTAGTATCTTTACTAACCCTGTTACTAATGACCCTTCTGATTTTATAAATAAAATAGTTATTAGTAACCCTAGTACTAGATATAGCTTTAAAGTAGACGCTCTTTTAATCTATACTAAAACAAGTACGTTATAAAAAAATATTAAGTAAATGGTATCTATAGAAAGCGCAACAGAATTAATACAATTAGAACACTATAGTTCAGGAGGAGCAAATGTTGATTATATCCCAACCTGGATAAGCACAGATAAAAGAGGTCACAGTACATCGATTGGCTATTGGCAGATAGGTTCAACAAACCAACAAGGTCTCACATATTCTCCAGTGTACAAGGTTATATTTGCTGATTTATCATTAGTCACTGCGACTCATGTAAAAGTATGGGGAATAAGTAATACCACTGACGATGCCGCTATTTTTCCAATAAACTTTTTTAAAGGATCAGTAGCGCCTAATCATGGTAATCCTGTTCTTGATATTTACTTAAATAAATTTGAATTTACAGACGCAACGGGAAATGTGGTAGTTCCTGGAGGAACTTATTCTATCATAGGCTGTAAGAAAAAGTCAATGCCTATCAGCTATTAAAATAAGATTAATAATATGATAAGCAAATCTGCCTCTGAGTTAATTAGTTTAAACCCAATCCCTGCGAACCAGGGTACTTCTTCTAATTTAGTTATTGCGGAAGTATTATATGATGCAGTAGGTACTGATACTAATTTAGAATGGATAGTTTTATACAACCCAACTAACACAACAGTTGATATATCTAATTATAAAGTTCAAACTGCCGGATCTTCTTTTAATACTCAAAGTATCATATCTTCTAATAATTCAATAAAACCCTATTCTTATTTTTTAATAGCAGAGACTTTAACAGGTTCCGGAATCAATGCAGATTTTGTAACAGGAGCAATGGACTTTCAAAACGGAGGATCCTCAACTGATGGTATTAGAATATTAGATTCATCTGATCAAATAGTAGATACATTATTATATGATTCTCCTAATACTAATAACTTACCTGATAATACTGGAAACCCTGGGACTAGCTTTGCTATTGATGTATCGGCTGGGCGATCTTTAAAAAGAAAAAGTAATTCTTCGGGATATGTAGAAGGACAAGGAAATGGCTATCAAACTGATAAATCTGGAGATGACTTCTTAAGCAACGCTGTTCCTACTCCTAAAAATTCTAATAGTTCTATTGAAAGAATAGATACCATAGATTATATTCCAACATGGATAAGCACGGATAAACGAGGAGAAAGTACTTCAATTGGGTACTGGCAAACGGGATCAACTATACAGCATGGAGTTACTTACTCTCCCGTCTATCGAGTTTCCTTCGATAACATATCCGACTTATCAACTGACGGCATAACGGGTATAAAAATATGGGGAATAAGTAATGAAGGCGAAGATGCTCCAATATTTCCACTAACATACCTTTTAGAGCATCCTATTCTAGATATATATTTAAAACAGCTTCAATTTGTTGATATCAACGGTGAAGGAGTAGATACACGTCAGTTTTACAATATAACTGGATATAAAAAAATAAAACATCCTATTAATTACTAATGGACTTTATATACGAAAATAACATAGTGATGACTGCTGCACAGCACAGAAACTTCTCAAAAGGTTTACCTTTTTACGGAGAAAAGGGAGACTTTAATTTTGTAATGGGTAGAAGCCAGTTTACGCCAGGTATATCTATTAAAATACTTCCTCTTAGCGATCTATCTAGAAACGCAGATGTAGGTGTAACTGATTTTAGACAGTATGTAAATACTATTAATAATATGTTTAAACCGGGAGATAGAATAAGAGGTATTGAGATGAATTCTATGCTAAGCGATAGGAATGAAGATGGAACTCAAGTAGTAGGAAAATTTGATAAGATTAAAGTAGATTATAAAAACGAACAAATTAGAGCTTTTGTAAAAGATCCGTCTACATTAAAGACTAAAGAAGTGTATCCAGATACAATGGAACGTTTAATGGAAAATTCAAAATACACACCTACTTATTCTAGATTAATACCTGATTTCGAATCTTTTATATCTAATATTTAGCCTATTACTTTTTTAATTTGATCAGCGTTTAAAGGAACTGTTGATATTCTTAACGATTCTCTAGGGATTACAAAACTTATATCCGAACCTGCCACTTTTTTCAATTCACTTAAGGGTTTTATAGTATAGATGACACTGCTTCCTAAAGGGTTGTTCATATAGGTTCCCCAATGAATCTTTACCTTATTATTAACTATTTGTATTCTGACTCTTGCTCCTATTTTATAAGAAGGGCTATTTAGAACGATAGATTTTGGAACTATATTAATCACTGCTTCTTTATCATTCAAGGAAATAGTATAGTTTGCTACAAATTTAGCATTTACATTAATACTTAATGATGCTCCATCGAATACACCGTCCGGTATAGAACATGAAATTTTAAAATTAGCTTCTCCTTTTACGTTTTTTTCTCCAAAGGATAAAAGCTTAGCCTTTGTTAAAATAGCTTTATAATCTATATTTAGATAACCAGCGTCGAAGCCTGCCACGTTTACTTTCTTACTATGTCTATTACTAACAACAGTTTTAGGAGTTTTTTTACTTAATAATATATTAGTATTGTTTTTAACAGATTCCATTAGCCCAGGATTGTTTTGTAAATATCTACCAACATCGGATGGTTTAAAGTTACTAAAATTAGGATCTGCCATTGGAAAATGTTTCAATATAACATCTCTTTTACCCATCTTAGATAATTCTCCTGAATCTACTGTATCTCCTCTTTTTAAAAACTTAATACAATTTGTTTTCCAAGCATTAGAAAGCGGTTTACTTTCTTCAAATATTTTTCTAATATATTTCATGTAATGTATATGTTTATATATCTTAGCAAAAACTTTACCTAATCATTTTTGTATAATATCTTTATAGATAATAAAAAAACGCTTAAATATGAACAATCAAGATGAAGCATTTAAAGATGCGTTAAATCACATTGAATCTAATAGTGAAATAGAATATGATAAATCTGAAGAACAAACAGAAGAACAAACAGAAGAACCTAAGAAGAAAACTAGTTTAGGAAAAGCTTCTACTTCAAAAACCGTGGATACAATGGCTAATGAATCTGGTTGGAAATTAGTGGCTCTTAATACGCTACCTTCTAACGGTTTATTATACGACGATAATATTGAAATTTTAATAAAATCAGCCAAAACAAAAGAAATACGTCATTGGTCTACTATAGATGAATATGATCCAATAGATGTTTCCGATAAAATAGCATTTATAACAGACTCTTGTTGTAGATTAAACGTAAAAGGTGTAATTAAAAATTTAAACTCTAATGACATATTAGAGATTGATAAATATCAAATATTATTTAAAATACACAGGTTGACTTTTCCAAATAACGAAAACACTTTAAAAGCAAATATTAAATGTTCAAATAAAAAGTGTGGTCATGTTAATCATGTTCCAGTAAGCGACACTAACCTTAAAGGGTTTGATTTTCCAGAAGAGTTAATGGAATGGTACTCTCAAGAAGAAAAATGTTTTGTAATTGCTTCTGAAAAATTAATGGAAACATTTAAAATATATCTTCCAACTATTGGAACTACTAAAATAATGAATGATTACAATGCTCTCTGTAAAAGAAGAGGTATAGGTGAGGATAAAGCATTTAATAAAATAGCCCCGTACCTTGTACCTAATTGGAGAGAATTTGGAGCAAACGACCTTATAGACTTAAGAAGTCAAGCTTCTAGATGGCATGAAAATAAATTTATTTTTTTACATAAAGCATGCGAAATGCTTGAAAAAAATTCAAAGAATAAAGTCTTAGGAATTTGTGAAAAATGTAGTACTAAAATGGCTTCTTCAATTTTTTTGGGAGGAAGCTTCACTGCAAAAGATATTTTCATTGTTTCAACTAGACTTAGAGATCTTATTTGATATAAACATGGAATTAGCGGTGAAGCTTAACCAAAGCTTTGATACCCTTTATGAATTAGACTTTTTAGAATATTCTATGCTAGTCGCTTCTATAAAAAGAAAAATTATAAAGAAAAACGAAGAAAATGCCAAAGCTACTGATACTATACATTTTGACAATAGTAAACCTACTAAACTTGGAATACCCGATAATCTAAAACAAGGTAGATAAATAATAAAAACACGCGTAGTGCAATGGCTTCCGAATATTTAAACTCATTTATCTCTTTATACAAGGAAAAGGCGCAATTATCACTGGATAAAGCAGCTAAAAACCTTGAAAAAAGACAGGGCCAACTTGAATCATTTAATGCGCTGAGACCTCCTCTTTTAGAAGAGCTCAAAACTCTTGGTTTTCTAGAAGACTTCGAAAGACTTTTTCCAGAAAATGGCGAAGGTCCAATCTTTTCTCAAGCTGATATAATGACTTATTCTAGTATGCTTGAATCTGTAGATGATTCAAAGCAACTTAAAGCATTTAATAAGATAGATAGGGCACCTAGCAGGTTAAAAGTAGCAGAGGAATATTTAGAATATGCAGAAGCTGATTTATATGTTAGAGATCCTGAAGAGTATTTAGGTGAACTTTATATGGCACTAATGAGTAGACTTTCTAAAGCATCTAGCTTAGGTGCAGGTGCTATAAAAGCTTTTGAAGATCAGGACACATATGATGAGTTAATAGAGTATGCCGCTGTTGAAGTAGATGGGCCTAGCGGGCTTAAAACTAATCCCATTACGTTTGCGGTTTTAAAAGAGATGGTAGACGGCAAGGTTTCAGAAGATGCCGAATCATCTGAAAGCGATGATTCAGAAGAAACTTCTCCCATAAATAAAGAAACTGAGGATAAAACCCAAGAAGAAGAATCTTCTGAGTTAGCTGAGCCCATCGAACAGGATGAAGACTTTTCTGAAATAGAAGTAGAAACATCAAATGCTTTAGAAATTCCAGAAAAAGATCCGTTAGCTTCTCTTTCAATAAATAAAGAAGTTGAAGAAGAACCGGCTGAACCGGAAGAAGAAACAACAGCAACATCAACTGTAAACACAGTTAGCGAAAGTAAAGATGAAATAGAAAAACCTAATGTTACCGAAGACACTATTTCTATTGAATCTAATCAGGATATTTTAGATGAAGAGTCTTCTAGTGAAAATGATATTCAAGATAACCAATCAGCTAGTGTAGTAAATAATATAACTAACACGAGTGAAAGTGTTAACGATAATACATCTACTGAAAACAACAATTCTATAAATAACCAGGTAGCTGGTTCTAAAGGTGTTGCCAATAGCGGTGGTAAAAAAAGCCAAGGTGATAGTTTTATAACAAGCTTTTTAAGTAGCATGACGGGTTTAAGTACAGATGAACTTAACACTTTAACAAACAGTTCGCAAGAATCTACTATAAATAATGTCAATAATACTGGAGATATTAGTAATCAAGCCAATACACAACTTGGAGATGCTCTAGGGGACGTTAGTACTGATCTTAATGTAACTAATATAAGTCAAATAAATGATATACCTGGTGTACCCTCAGGCCTGTCTAAAGGCTTAGATAAAGTTAAAAATGTGACTAATGACTTACAGACTAGTTCTAACTTTAGTTCTTTTGAAAAATCTTCTTTAATAAAACCTGATCCTATAACAAAAAAGGATATAGATTCTGTTGGAAAAAACATATCAGATGATTTTTCTTCTACTATGGAAGCAACAACTACTTCTCAAGAAAACAATATGCCAGAATCTTCTTATTCAGGCGATATTTCTTCTTCTAGTTCAAGCGAATCTCCTGTTTCACAAAGCGGTTCTAAAAATGAAAAACAAGGCAGCGTAAGTGTAAATAACGATACTGCTGCATTAGAAAAAAGACTTAAAAACATTGAAATATTACTAATGGGACCCTTAGAGGTTAAAATTAAAAATTAAAATGAAAGATTTAAAAATAGAATTAAGCACATTATTAAAAGAATACTCAGAAGTTCATCATGGTTTAAATGTTCTTGAAAAACAAATAGTCCAACAGATGTCTATACATAATGATTTGAAAAATAAATTAGATTCAATTCGAGAAAGAGAAAAACAAATAATAAATAATATAGAGCAAGAAACTGGAGAAAAACTAAATATAACAGATTATATATGATAAATATAATGAACATATTAGGTAGTGTAATAAAATTCATAACCGATCCTAAAAATACAAGAATGTTGTTGTTGGGGTCAATAGTTATATTAATACTATTATTATTTAGACAATGTGGTAAAACCAGCGAGGCAAAAATAGAAACAAAGAAAGTTAAAGAGCAAGTTGTCAGGGTAAAGAACAATTATGAAGCGTCTAATGATTCTATAAAAACTTATGCCTTAGATAATAAAACAATGAGGTCTGAAAAACAGGGTTATGAATTGACAATAAGTGAACTTAAGACAGAATATAATAGTTTACTAGGAAAATTAACAATTGAAAAAAATAAACTGCCAAAGGTAATTATTAAAACAGAATATGTAGTTAAAGAAATTTTAACACAAGTACCTGTATTAGTAATAGCTGATAGTTCTGGAAATAAATTATCCTTTTTAGATAGTTTGAATCATAGTAAAAATAATTACAGAATATTATCAGGTATTATTCCATTTACAGTAGACACCACTGATACTATTCCTAAAGTTATTCCAGGTATGGGTAATTTTTCTTTAGAATTAGCTATGAATTTAGATTTAGCACTAGTTAAAGATAGAGAAACTAAAAAGATAAATATACTAGTAGATACAGATTACCCAGGAGTTAGTTTTACTCAAATAGAAGGAGCTAGCATATTGGATAATCCTAAGAATAAAAAAGCATTAAGAGAACTTAGAAAAAATTGGAGTCTAGGCTTTCAAGTTGGGTATGGCATAAGTGTAAGTGGTAATAATATATCTACTTCACCATACTTCGGATTGGGCTTAAATTATTCTCCTAAATTTTTGCAATGGTAAAAAACATTAAACATTAAATGAGAGAAAGTAGATTTGTAAACTTAACCAATTATTGCATAGTTGAGTATATGCTAGAAGACCTAGGATCTTTAGACTATACAAATGATGATTTTAAATTGTTACAAAACGATCATATAGATGCTCATCAGATATTCAACAACGATGGTTCGTTTAGTGAAACTAGGAATATACAAGATATAACCGTTACTTCAATAGATGGAAACAGGTATGTATACTTAGATAGTGAAAAGGTTCCTAATTATATAGACTACGATGATAAAATAACTGAAACCACTATATCAGGAAATAATGTAACTTTAGACAAAGTAAGATTTCATTTTATTTCTGGGTTTGATTTTGATAGTTTTAGAGCACTTGTTCTTAGTGTAAGAAATATAGAAAATGATCAAAAAACAAATATATTCGCAAACATTCTTTTTAGTAAAGATACTGAATCAACTATACTTTCATTTAATCCGAAACCATTGTACATAACCAATGCCATGTACGATAGATACATAGACGTATATGTTCCTTCTATAAAAAATATAAATGAAGAATTTGACACTTCTCCTACTCCAGCTTCTACTTTTGCAGCAGATATTACTCCTAACAATGGTTCATATACAGGTTTTATAACAAATAATCCTATTATAGTATCTTTAGATGAATGTGGAACTCAAGATAAATTAGATACACCAGTTGGCGTAGAATATGATACTTTTGAAATTACAGAACATTACGAAGCGGTTGTATCTCAAAGTAATGAGTTTGATTCAGTAGGAGCATATGTACAAGAATCTAGTCAAGGTGACTTTATTGAATTCTTTTTAACATACAATGGAGGTTTTCCAGAAGAATTAATATCTATATTAAATAGAAGGAACCCATTGAATGACTATATCATAGCACATGAACTAACTATTTTTGAACAAATAGGATCTTCCTTTGTTGAAAGCTCAAGATTAGCCTTTTTTCAAGATAAAGATTATGATGAACCTAATTTGTTTAGGCCGGTCTTAAAAAATGCGAATACTGCAATAACAATGTCAATTGATTATATTGTTAGACTTATTAATAGATTAAATGGAGATCAAGTTATTAGAGAAGGTTCTTTGATAGTAACTTCACCTAAGAAATATGGAAAAACACTTCTAAAGTTAGAATTGGAAGATAAGCCTCAATCTCAAAATATAATAAATAAAATATATAAAAATAATTTTGAAGCAACTGAATTATTCATAGACCCTGCTCAAAACGTAACTAAGTCTATAGGTAGTATAGTTACATCATCTACCATGTCTAGTTCAACTCAATATGTTCCAATCTTTTTTACTAAGTCAAACATATCAGTCTCAAAGAAAAGCTCAATTGTCAAAGAAAATAACGATCAAGATGAGGTTGTATTTAAAGATGGCAAATTAAAATTTGTAATATCTCCATTCGATAATTATTTAAAGTTTAAATTTTACACTGAAGTTAAAAATAAAACAACGGCATTGGATTTAAATATAGGCGATGCCATTTATCGAGCTGTTTTTCAAACGTCTAGCGGAAAAATAAAAATAGACAACTTAAACGATCAGTCTAAAGAAAATTTATCATCTGGTGAAATTGTGTTTAATATACCCACTGAAAGTAGCGAAAGTATATTACAATCAACTGATAAAAGTTTTTATATAACATCGGTTGCTAAAGACGGAACAGAAACACTGATGTACAATGGAGAATGGAGGAAGACATCTGAACAATCTGATGTAGATGCAGCTATTGCTGAGGCTAAAGCGGAGGCTGAAGCTCAGAATAAAACTACTTCTAAAATAAATGAAATAGTAGACAAATATAAAGGGCTAGCTGAAAAGCAAGCTAGAAAAAGACCTCGCCTTGTATCTAAAAAAGCTAGAATACCAGGATATGTAAATAGAAAAGAATCTAAATCCGTATCTACTGTTAATACGTTTGGTGTGAAAGACTCCACTAAAATAACAACAAATAGAAATAATAGCTAACTAATACTCTAAAATTGTAGAATTTAAATACATATTTTAAGATAAATAAAAAAAAATAATTATCTAATAGATGAAGACTTTTATAAATAAAACACTTGACACGTTATCTAATAGTGACGTTTCTAATAATTCATTAGTAAAAATACTAACTGAATCCACTAAAAATGCTTTGAAAGCAAATACTGGTGTATCTTCGACATATAACTCACTAAAAAGTGGATTGGTTGAACTAAACAACCATTTACAAAATGAAACTATAATAAATATACTAGAACAGTTTGAAAAATTTGAATATTCAGATAGTAATTTAATAGACGAGATGAATAAAGAAGCTAATCTTTTATCTGAATTAAATAACATCAAAGAAAGCAATTCTTATTCTAATCCAGTAGTTCTCCAAAGAGTAATAGTTTTAGAAGAATCATTACGTAATAATCCTGAATTTGTGTTATATGGAAAATTTGTAGATTCATTTAAAGAATTTAATTACGACAGTGTAGTTAAAGAGTCAGTTGATAGGATATTAAACTACATCAATAATAATACTGAAAAATTAATGGTATTAGATTCTATAAATTCAATGAAAAGCGCTAAAGGCTATGAAAAAGATATAGAAGGCCTTAGTAAAATGTTAATTTCAGAATCTTATTCAAGCGAGGCTATTAAACATAGATTAAATGGAGAATTGCCTATTCTTAAGAATCTTTATACTAGATTATCAGTAGTTGAGTCTAGAAATTCTTCTTCTTTTACTTTAGGACAAGGCGGAGCTACATGTACTATTGATAATACAATCACTCCTACTTTAAAAACCGGTAAGAATACAGTATTAAGTTTTATAGATAACAAGTTTATAGCAATTAGTACTAAGGACTTGAATAAAGGATCTTTATTATCTGAATCTGAATCTTCCAAATTGTATGAAATGGATTCTAATTATGTTAAAGAAAAATATAACTCGTATTACACGCTATGTGAATCTTTTTATAAATTAGGATTTGTTAAATCTCAACATGGTATTAAATCAACATCCCTTAGGAATCTAGTATTAGAGTTTAGATCAGATGAATTTGGAAAATTAGATATATACATAAATGAAAGTTTAATTAAAGAGCCTTCTAAATTTAATTTTAGTGAAATACTTACTTTAGAAAGCAACACTGTTAAAACAGACGTTAGTAAAGTTTTAAATGAAACATCTAGTATTTTTAATTTAGAATTTGCGAAAACTTTAACAAATGACCATACCGGAAAAAAAGTAATGGTAATAGAATTAGAAGGAGATTATCATATCTGTGAAATGTTGAATCAAGTAGAAAGAGTTTGGAAGAATGATATAAACGAATACAAATTACATAATTATATTTTAGAAAACTTTAATTATGATATTAGCTCTATTTTTCAAGTTAAGATTGATGAACAAACTGCATCTATTGCCGCTCTAGATTCAAGAAAGTCTGAAATAGAAACAAATATCACTAAGTTAGAAAATGAAGTAACTAAAATAAATACAAACTTAGAATCAGGAGATATAGACTCCAAGTTTTTCAGCCAACTAGAAGATATTAAAGAACAATTAGAAATTAAAATAAACTCGTTAAGAGAGGAATTTGTAGAAAAAGATCTTAAAAAAAAAGAAATAGCTTAATACGCGAAAGCTTTGATGGAAATTATAAGAATACCCGCTCCTATAAAATAGGTCAGCGGGTTTCTATTAAGGAAAAAATAGGAACTATAATAGGTATAAACACCGCTATCAACGAGTATCAAATAATGATAAATGGAATATCTAAGTCATATAAAGCAGACGATATATCAGAAATCAAACAACTTAAAAAGAAAAGAATTAATACTAAACTTAAAAAGAAGATTAAAAAGAAATCTTTTCTAGGTAAAGCCAAATAATAAATATATTTTTAAATTTTAAAATCCATTAGGTCATTTAGTGAACTTAATGGATTTTTTTAGTATAATATATTAGAATAATCTTAAACTTAACCGCAATGCGCAGTATAATAAAATGGATGGATTTAAAAGTAGGCTGGTTTTTTGTAAATGGAAGAAAACAAAAACACTGGATAAAATACCTTAAAAACAAATATCCAAATGAATTTAAAAAGTCTAATCATGAATAAAAATAAAAAATCTATTTCTCAAGAAGCTCACTCTATAGTAAATGAAAGAGATGAGGAAAAAGAAAGAATGTATGGACCCTTTAGCGAAGGTATGGATAGAGCAGCTAGTATATTCAACGGAATGTCTGGTTTAAACATATCAGGTAAAGAAATGTTTATAGCAATGATAGCTTTAAAGTTTTCAAGAGAGTCTTATAACCATAAAAAAGATAACTTATTAGATGCTATATCTTACATACAGGGGTTAGAAAACTATATGAATGAAAGAAAAGATTAAATACAAAACAAAAATTTAAAAATAAAATATGAAAAAGATAGCTATAATATTAGGCAGAGGAGTAGAAGGCTGTGGCGTAACAAGATGTGCTGTAGAATTTCAAAAAGCAACACCTAATACTAAAATATTTGCAACTTTAGATAAGAAATGGGCTCGTAGAGACACTATGGTCTTTGATAAAGATGAGTTTACTTGTGGAAAATCTGAAGAAATGACCAGAGTTTTGGATGAAGTAAATGAAAACTTTGATATGGTTCTTGTCTATTCTGTTCCTTCTAAAAAGCATCCAGAAGATTGTCAAATCAACTTTGTTAAGCTTGTACAAGGTATTACTTTACCCAAAGCTATTGTTCAATTAGATCATAAAATGCAATCTCTAAGTAGAAATGGTAAATTTGATGAAATATGTAATAGTGTAGATGTATTGATGACTCATTCATTAGAATCAGACTTTACTAGATGGGCTAAAAGAGAGAATGTAAATACTCCTTTCAAGAAAATGGCGTTAGGTTTTACATATGATGATCATCGTGAAAAATATTGGTTGCCTATAGACGAACAGGATCATAAAACAGTTAGATGGATAGGTAGACTATCAGGTTGGAAAGGTCCTAATTTAATGATGGATTTCCATGCTCAACAATTGATGGAAGAAAATTACATAACTATTCTTGAAGGATTAGAAGCAAGCATAGGATGGGCAGGTATCTTATATGAAAAAGGAGATAATAAAAATGGAAAGCCTTTCTATAAAGATCATGAAATAGTAAATCATTTTAGACCTAGAAAAGAATTAAATGAGGTAAAATTTACAGAAGATTTACATGGAAAAGAAACTCCTGGATCAGGTTCTTATTTGTATCCACCTTACACTAACGTAGACTGTATGGAAAGAATGGCTAAAAGTGCTTTTGGTTCTGATCTATATCACTTAAAGGCTCATATGTATGGTAATAATATAGAAAACTGTCACGCCGAAGTTGTTGCTTCAGGTACCATTCCTATTTTTCATAAACACTTTTGTGATAATGTAATTCATAGAATAACAGGTAATCCTGTGACTAAGGATTCCCATAGCGGAACTATTGGTTTAGATCATACTAACTTTGAAGAAACTAAAAAATTAATGGTCAAATTGTCAAATGACCCAGTAATGAGAGACGAATGGAGAGAAATGGCATTTACATATTGGAAAAAGCATTCAAATGCCGATATATGTACAAATGAAATAATTACAAATTTAGAAAATATAATTATTGAGAACGGAAAGATAGGTGCACAAGCATCATCTAATGCAATAGTAGATGATAATCAATTGAGTATTTTCGATGAAATAGAAGATACACCTGAAGTAAAGGAAAAACCAAAGGAGACAACACAAGACGAACTTAGAAAAACAGATAATGATAGTGCAGACTATGAGTCATTAATGAATCAATTAAAAAACATATAATATATGAATACTCAGTTAGGAAAATTAGTAAAGAAATACGACACCATTCAAATAACAGATAAGTTTAAAAAAAGAGAATTCGTAATAGAACTTTCATCTAAAGGATATTCTGGAGCCAATGAATATTTAAAATTCTCTTTGGTTCAAGAAGGGTGTTCTAAAATAGATTCATTTGAAATAAATGATAATTTAAATGTTTCATATGAAGTAAAAGCTAGGGAATGGGTTAATCCTGAAAACGAAACAGTTTATATCAATGATGTTAGAGCAATATCAGTCAAGATAAATACTGAGGAAGTAAAAGAACCTATTGACATGACAGGCGATGGCTCAGACCTACCCTTTTAAATAGTACGTAAACATAAGCTATATTTTGTAGATATATAAAAAAAAGAAACATCTATAAATAATGGATTTATCAATACAATATGAAAATGATTTAAGATCTAAAGAAGGTTTAATGATCTTAGAAGCTTTAAAAAACAAAATGCATGTTTTAGAAGAAGCTTTAGATTTCGATAATCTAATACCTGATATACGATCTTTAACCGAAAAAGAATTTTTTCAAAGCCCTCTACTTAGAAGAGAAGTGGCAGTTATAAATGAACAGGCCGAAGCCGCTATTGCTTCCGATGCTTCGGCAATCGATAGTGTAGTAGATGGAGCAGGTATCCTACCGGCCCCGGATGGAGGTATATTAGGCATGTTGAAAAGTCTATTAAGTTCATTAACAGAAGGAGGTTCGCCTATTGGAATACTTCAGTTGGTTTTAGATTTCATAGGTATTGTTGGAGATGCTTTTTTAGTAGTAGGTATTCCTCTTGGGATGGCTGCCGATTTAATAAACGGTATCATATACATGTTCAGAGGAAAGTACATATTAGGTTTGATATCTTTGATTGCAATGATTCCTTTTGGAGGAGACGTTGCAAAAGGCTTTAAAGGTGTGGCTCATAATTTTTCAAAACCATTTTCAAAAATAGCAACAAAAGGAGCTGGTAAAACAATAGCAAAAGAGTCAGCTGAGGTTTTAATGAAACAGGAAGGAAAAACATTCAGTAAAAGTAAAAGGTTTCTAGAATTTATCAAGAAATCAGCTGCCAAAATAGCAGCTTCTATAACTGGTGTAATTTCTTTTCTATTGAAAGACGTTGTAGGTAAAGCAGTTGGTTGGGTTCCTTTTATCGGAAAACCTTTACGAAAGTTTTTGACTAAAATAGCTGACATGGCAAAAAACGTAGCTGACAACTTATTAGTATTCGCTAAAGAAGTAGATAAACCTATAGCTCAAGCTATTTCTAAAAAGGCAGCTAAGAATTTTAAGTTAATGGAAGAAACTTTACAAGCAGGTGGAAAAGTTGTTAAAAAAGGAGATAAGTTAATAATTAAAAAAGGAGGAAAGGTAATTAAAGAAATACCAATAGCAGATTTATCTACGTTTTCTAATATATCTGCAAAATTTCCAAATGGGCCAATGAAGTCCGTTCTAAAAAATTCAGATGATTTAGCTACGTACTACACGTTTATATCTAAAAGAGGAGGGCAGGCTAGAAAATTCCTAAAGAAGAATTCTGGTGTTGTTATAATGAGAGGGCTTGTTCTCGGTAAATTCAGTTCTTTCATAGCTAAACAAATAATTAAATTACTAGGATCTTCAGCTGATGCTCTCTCGGATTTCGAAAAAGAAGGCATAGAAGATCTCATATCTACTCAAGAACTAAATGACAGAATGGAAGAACATTCGTCTAATGAAAGGAAAAGAAAAGGTTCAGTTATAGACGTACCTTATATAGATCAACAGTTAAAGGATAGGCCTGAAACTGAATTAAAAGAAGACGAGTTAGTGTACGATTTACAAAGACATTTAAATTACAACGCTGAACGAATGGGTCTTCCTAGTTTTCCTGCATATGTATATGCTAGAGCTAAAGAAGAAAATGAAAGGGAAATTCAAGAATTATACACTAATCATCAAATATCAGATGAAAAGTATAATGAAATAATGGGAATACAAGGATCAGGTTCTTCTGCTTTAGAAAGCATTTCTTATTCAAATAAACTAAAGTACATTAAGCCTTTTCATACATAAGCTTTACTAAGCCATTTCTGAATAGACAGTGTTTGCGAAATTTGCTCTTTTATCCAAGGCTCTTTCAGATTGATCAGCAGGTCTTTCATATTTAGTTAAAAAATAATTAGTTGCGTTTCTAACATCAGATTGCGATTTTAGCGTAGAGAATTTACTGCTGTTTTTAGATATCCAATGTTTCAAATATTCATAATTTAATTCATCTGTCATCGGTTGGGTATTTAGATCTACTCCTTTTTTCTTAGCAAACGCTATTAAGTCAGTCTTTAAACTAGGATGAGTATATTGAGCCCATCCGTAACCTCCATTATTTGCTTGAGGAAGAGTTCCTCTTTTTACGCCGGATCCTTGTATTCTATCCGGTATTAGTCCGCTTTCTGCCCATAAATTTCCAACCACACCTGCTGCAACTTCTTTAGTAACATTTAAGTCTTTTACTAAAGCATTGGCTATAGCCGCTCCTTTAATTGTTTTTTCTCTATCGTTCATTGGAATAGACTTAACGCTCGATAATGTAGAATTTACATTAGCAGTTAGTGTATTTGCTTCAGGACTAGGTGTCTGCGTTTTATTAGGTGCCGCATCTTTAAATGCGATTTGTAATTCTTTAAAATCCTTAGGCTCCATTTTAATAATATCAGCTGTTCCTAAAGCCTCTATTGCGCTTGAATTAAAGGCTTTTAGATAAAAAACGTTTAATTCTTTGTTATAAATTATATCAACTTCAGGTTTAGAACTAACTATGTTCTTGATATCAGCCGTGTTAGATGGTCCAGTCCCATCTATTGGACTGGTTTTTACTCTACCATCTCTGTAATAATCGGCTAATTTTGTATCATTTGCTCTTTTAGCATCTCGTATTCTCTTAAATATGTTCCTTTCAAGAATCAAATCAGAAAATTTACTAGCCGTTCCTGTATTCTCTATAATAGCTCGTTTTATTACGAGGTCTGGATCCTTTGAAACATTGGTAGCATCAACTGTTATTATTTTATTTGGAAATAAACCCGGCATTATCACTTTGATAGGTTTATTAACCATTTTTTGCACTGGGCTTGTATAATTATCTAATCCTATGTCAATTTGTCTATTTCCACCTGATGTTAACTTATCTTTAAATTTACTATCCTTAGTCATTAAAGTGTATAAATCTTTGTCTATGATAGAATCAGCTTTCATGTTATTTTTTAATTTCCAATCATTAACTGCATCAGTTGTTTTAGTACCTATCTCACCATCGACTCCATCCTTATTAGGTCCAAAGGTGCCTAAATCGTAGTTTAATTTTATTAAGACTAATTGTATCTTTTTAATATCGTTTTTAGAAAGACCTCCGATGTATTCTTCACTAGAATAATCAGTAGGAGCATCTGCAACAACAGTAGATATTGTCTTTTCAAATTTTTCACTTCTATGTCCTTTAAAATAATCTATGAAACCTATTAAACTTCCCTGTGAAAGTTTTCTGGTATTTCTACCTACACGATGACCTTCTCCTGAAAGTTTATCGTTTGTATTTCCTTCTATTGTGGTAAAAGTTTTATTTTTTGAGTCCACCGCGGTTACTATACCAGTATGACCTCCGCCATCTCTGCTTTGAATAAAAACCTGTCCAGGTTTTACTAAACCAGGGTTATTTCTAGCCTTAGCAATGGGTATTTTTAAAGAAGAATCTGCCTTATTCCAGTGTTTCATTACACCGGCTGTTTTAATAACTGGATTTTTTAATCCTAGTTTTTTACAAAAATCATCAAACATTGCGTAAACAAAAGCAGCACACCATGGATAACCATTCTTTCCTTTTTTTCTATTGTTCAATCCTACTAAATCAAAATATCTGTCTATTTCAGGGCTTCTATTTGATCCGGCCGGTATTTCTCTTACATTTACATTTTGTGCGAGAGTATCTGCATACGGAACAGCCATTTGATCTGGTTTTCCTTCAATTGAGTCTTCGTTTAATATGTCCTTAAAAGATTTCATAATATTATAGTTATTTATTTGTTCAGGTGACGATCTAAAACTATTAACTGCCACTTACTTATTTTTGGATAGGCCTCATCTGCACTTAAGAAACCTGCCCAATCTATTTCTTCTTTTTGTAAGTTATCATTTGATATTCTTAAACTCGTCATTCCTATTTCAGACAGACTTGTTACTTCATGTAAAAAATAAATAAGTTGCTTTTCTATATCTCCTTTTTTATTATAGGTGTTACATACATATGGCTCAGATCTAGATAGAATAGAAGGATTCAGTGATATTCCAGTTTCCTCTTTCAATTCTCTAATTGCTCCTGTTAAAACATCTTCTCCAGTTTCTACTTTTCCTTTAGGTATGCCTAACGTTCTTTTTTGCCAGCTCGCGTTTGTTGGGTGAACTAATAATATTTTATTTTCATATATTATACACACGCCCGCTACCTTTTTTTCTAATGAATCAATGACATCTTTCCATTCTTCGTTCAATATAGATTTTAAATTTTTGAAGGTTTTCACTTTTTAGATTTACTTTTTTTAACGTTTGCCCATGGTTTACTAGGTGTTGCTTTATTTACTCTAGCCATTGCCCATCCATGTGCAGTCATGCCTGGTCTTGACCCAGAACTGTAAAATGCTCCAAGGCCCTTAATGTACTCTGCTCTTAAACTACCAAAGGTATATCCTTTTTTATTTGCGACTTTTCTTATTTTTGCTTCAGTTGCTTTACTTAAAGTCTTTTTCTTTTTCTTTGCTTTTTTAGCTTCATTAATAGGTTCAGTGTCTTTATTTCTTATACAAAGTTCTCCTAATACTTCTATTTTACCTACTATTTCTTGAAATTTCTTTTGGGTAATGTTCATATCTTTAGAAGTAGCTTCTATTAGTTCGTTCAATAATTCATCATATTCATCTTTAAAATCTGACATATCAAATTTTCCACTAGCTGCTTTTTTATAATATGGAAGTTTAACTTTAAAATGATCATATGAAAGCATTGAAAGGCCTCCTTTTTCTTTAGAGCTATCCACTGTGCTTTTTGCTCCGTCTCCTCTTTTTTCAGCGAATTCTTTTAAATCCACCTTAGGGTCTATTGTTTCATTTGTTCTCTCTTCAGCTTCCATCTCATCTCTAAGTTTATAAGCTTTTTTCTTATCGGCTTCAGATCCCTTTAATAGTTTCTTAGCTTTATTTAATTTAGCATCCCTGGAGCTTCCTTTAGGGGCCTTGTATTCAGTTGGGTGTGCTTCTTTTAAGTACTCATTATAATCTTTAATTCGTTCCATATCTTTAATCTTTATCTTTTTTTAATAAAATCAAGACTTTATCTCTAACTTTTTCCATCTTTTTAGCATATGCTGGATCTGACTTTTTATTAAAGTTTATTTGTTGATTAAGACTTCCGGTTATTTTTCTCATGTCACCTTTTCTTGTTTTAATCAACCATTCAGCTAATGCTTTTATTCCTAGTTTTTTAAATTTTCCATTGGCATCCGGAGCATCAGAATGATGAAATTCTAGTTTTTTTTTCTCATTTACTTTTATAAAATCGTTAAAGCCAACTACTACACTTTCAGATGCCATAAAATCAAAATCTAAATTTTTTGAAATACTATCAGTTTGCATATCATTATTTGGTACAGGAACCTCCTTTGTTGTATTCATAATAAAATCAAATACTTGATCCATATTTTCTTTAGCTACCGATACATGATCATCTGCCCAATCATGGCCTTGTTGTAATATATCATCTAACATATCAGGATCCATTTGATAAAGCAAAGTTGCTTGTCTCATTATTTGTTGCAAATTCTTAAAAAACATATAGTTTTTTTGTTTATGATGTCCCATTATAATTCTTTTTTATTTTATATATCGCGATTCCTGTTCCTTTTATGACCCTATGCCACTTTCCATTTGGAATTTTGATAGTTTGCCCAGGATCTATATTCTTTGGTAATTCATTCTCTAATTGAATTTGCCAATTGTTCTTGTTAAGGGATTCTATTTCCCTGTCTTCTAAATCCCTATGCCACATAAAATCCTCTGAATCGGTAGATTCTTTAAACGTTCTAATGACTACGTCATTGTCGATTTCATGCTCAATATATGGGTCAGTGTTTACCAATATCCTGGATACGTTTTTCCTCCCCAAAGATGAGCATATTTGTTAATTCTACAGGACCAATATCCAGCTGTTGTTTTATCTTTCTTTAAGTGACATTTATGTCTTGCAGCAAAACTCTTTCTAGCTTTAGGGTTACTTACTTTCGCTTTTAAACCTGTGGTATCACCTATTTGTAACATCTTAACATTTCCAGTCTTAGGATTTTTAACATATACTTTGAACTTTTTGGATCCTCCTCTAGTAGGATAGTTAAGTTTAACTTCTCGTCCTTTATATTTTGCTTCATTTAAAATAAAATCTTCAAGTGGTAAGTCAAGTGGAACCACAACTCCTTCATAGATTCCTGTTCTACCTAGATCTGTTGTATCAAAAAGAAAAGCATCATCTCCGCTCAGTTGTAATTCTCCTGATTTATATAATGATCTAGCTTCATTAAGAAGTTCTATGTGAGAAACACTGCCTGGTCTAAATACTGTCTCTACTATAGATATTGAATTAGATATGTGATATTGTAGATTTTCAGATATCAAAGAGCTACCTATATATTGACTAAATGATTTGATTCTATTTTTCATAATTGTTTTTTCGTATAGCTTTATTTTTAATATTTCGTTTATATTCAGACTTTTTAGTATACGTCATCCTATCTCGTAGTTGTTTTAAAACTTGAGTATCTCTATTTTTCTTTTTATACTTCTTTAAAGCATATTCTATTTTTCCATCAATGACTTTAATTATCAGCATCTATATCTTTTATTTTATTTTTAAACCATGTAGGTATCTTATATCCATAGTGATGTTCATATACTTTTACATACAATTGATATGATTGTTTTTCATTAAAAGATTTACATTTCTTTATTTTATTTAAATAATATCTTCCATCAGTAGACTCGTATATACTAAGATAGTAGGCATTGAAACCGTGACTTTCAGATACTTTATTAGTTATGTTTTCAATAGCCTTTTTTAAATTACCTAAATTATTTTTTTCGTAAAGCTTATCGTTTATTTTTTCATAAACTGAAACAAGTTCATTATTGAACATCAACGCTTCATACTTAGTTTTAGGTATTATTTTTTCTTGAAATTTACTATAATCATTTTCCGACTTATTGAATTTGTATAATGAATTATATGTAGTGGATCTACTTTTACTAGAAGCTACTATAGGAAATTTTAATCTTTTTACATTATTTCTGTTGTTAACTGCTTTAGGTATAAAAGATTCTCCTATATGTTTCTTAATGTAATTACTACCCTTTTTAAAATTAAATGAATTATATACATTAGAAACATTAGACTCGTTTAAATTAGATATTTTAAAATCATTACATATTAATACAGGCATATCAGCTGCTTCCTGTACTGAATTTATTTTTATAAAAGGAGACGTATAATTAAAGTTTCCTTCTTTCAAAATGTGTATTTTATTGACAATATCTTTGTCGTTTCCATTTATATATTGTTCATATTCATTAAATGATCTAATATTCATTTTACAAGTAAAGGCTATTTTTTTTATTTATTTGTCATATATATAAAATAAAATACATTTCACTACATGAAGACTATTAAAAGCTTTAGTGATTTTGACAAATCATCTAATCACGTAGACGAACAACTTTTTAAAAAGGCTCGTGAAAAAAGAAAAGAAAAAAAGGCTTTAAAGAAAGCCGGCTCTTCGTTAGGGCAAGGTAGCGATAAGATAACAGGAGTAAGAGGAAAGGAAGTATATAGAGATGCAACTGGAGTAAAACATAAAGTAGTATGGAAAGCTCAAGATACCTCTAATTTTATAGTAAAACTAGTAAATGATTATAACTGGTTAGATAAAAACTCAAATTTAAATGCTGAAGGGCAAAATGCTCTAACTCAATTTTTAAATGGTGAAAATTCATTCGTAAATCAATATGGTAAATTAGACCAATTATTTTTTCAGAATAAAATCATAGCCTACTCTGTTAGAATAGACAATGACAGAAAACAAAAAATACAGTTTACTATACTAAATAGGGCTGAGCTTTTGAAAAAACAGGATGCTATCGCAACAGACGGTACTGAATTAGTTTCAATAGATGGAGTAAATTACATAAATATAAAAGCTATAATGGCAATCGATAACCAACTAGCTATAAATCAGCAAGCTCTTTCAAATACAATTATTAAGGTTGAAGATGAAACTGAAGTAGTAGATGATGTAGTAGTAGATGATGATGTAGAAGTAGAAGAAATTGAAGATGAGATAGTGGATGATATACCTTTACCTGATGATTCTTTAATAGGTAAGAAATTTGAATATCAAAGTGGAGCAGACGGTCTTTTATATACGATTACAATTGACGAAGGAGAAAAAGGAGAATTAAAATTCTGGGCAGTAAGTAGAGATGGTTCCAATGAAGGTTGGATATCTTTAAAAGATGGAGAACCATTTTGGATTAATAAAAACGGTTCAACTACTGCGATAACTAATGCTAAGGATAGGGAATTCTTTAAAAGAATATATACTGATACTGAATACCTTAAACAATTAATTGCTGCTTATGAAGCAAAATACCCTAATGGAGGAGATTGGACCGTAAAGGATATATTATTCTACACAGATGGTAATCAAATATATCAAGCTGAAAAACAAGATCCAGCAGATAGAACCTCAGTAGATGCGGGTTTATAATTTAAAAAAATAAAAGCTATTTAAAATGTCAAATAAAAATAATTCACTTCCAACTTGGTATAGTAACTATGGAAAAATGATAGTTGAGCAAAATACCACAATTGCTGTTTTTTCAGAAGATGCTAATGAGAGATTAAAACAATATCTAGATTCAAACGAAAATTTATTAGAAGAAATAAATACAGCATATCAAAAAGTAGCCGATGGTTCGATATCCGAAGCATCTATTATTCTCGATGGCTCTAAATTCAAAGTAAAACCCGGAGATGAAATGGCCCTAACAATAGATAGATCTAATTCAGGTGAACCTAGAATAATGGTATCTTTAGAAAATGAAAAAACATTAGTTGGTGATTTAAATCTTTCGACTATTGCCGGTTATGTATATAAATCAATGGACGGTATGGGAACAGATGAACTTCAATATGCTTCTGCCGTTGCAGCTATTCATATGGATTTATGTGAAAGGAATGTATCAGAAAGAGGTACACAAAGAGTTTTTGATATTTTTAATGCTGATGCTTTTGGAACTAAGTACGAAGGATATACATTAGATGAATGGATTGATGGAGATTTTGACGGGAGAGATGAAGCATGTGCAATGGCACTTGCTAAAAGACCTATACCTAAATCTATTATTAGAGGAATTAGTTGGGGAACTATTTTTACCGATTTAGGATTATTAATCCTTGCCGTTCCTACTTTAGGAGCATCTTTAGCAGCAACTTCTGCAGGCCGAGCTGCTATTGGAGCAGGAAAAGCTGCCACTAAAATAGGGAAAGCTGTTTCTAAGTCTAAAAAATTAGCTAAAGCCGCTAATACTGCAAAGGCTGCCGGTAAAGCTTTAAAAGCAGGTAAGGTTTTCGCTAGAGTAACTCCAACTATGACAAAGGCCTGGAAAGCATTGGGCGCAGCAGGTAGACTTGCTAAAGCCAAAGCTTTTATGCCAGTTGGTAAAACAGTTGAATGGTTATCAAAAGCTAAAAACGTTTCAAATGTAAAAATTACTAAATACTTTACAAACGCAGCCGGTAAAAGCATGGTAAAACTTCAACAGGTAACCAGTACCGGAACAGGTACACTCGTATTCAATGTTGGCGTAGATAGTCTTTTACTTAACGCAGGTAAAGCAGGTGGAATGAGCATGAAAACTGCTACTAAACTAGCAGTAGCTGCTGGATTAACAGGAGCAATTAGTAAAGCTGAAACTGGAAATCTAGAAGGTATAGCGGGATCAGATGAACAAATGGACGATATGTTCAATCCATATAACCCAGCTGAATTGATGGGATATTATGATCAAACTAACGCTGATCCAGCAAAAGCAATGAGCCAATATAAACAATTAGCAGCCGCTGAATTAGCAGCTATGTTATACGATGCAATGGATGGATGGACAGATAATTCAGACGAAATGGCTATTGCTTTGATGATACTAAGTATGGATAAAGAAACTGCTATTGCTACTAAAAAAGAATATGAAAGTGCTTACGCAGGAAGTAATTTTTACGAAGATGTTATTGCGAGTGAATTAGAAGCAACAATGGAAGAAATAGTAGGATGCTATTGGGCAGCCATGACTGGAACAGGTCCTTATGTAAACCAAGTTAAAACAAAACTAGCAGCAGCTAAGAAATAAAATTTTAAAACTACTTAAAAGTAATAGGTATAATAATAATAAAATTTTAGCTATGATGGAATTAAATTCAAATCAACAAACTGAAACGGTAGAAGAAAAAGAAAATACCGCGAAAGAAACAATAACAGAAACACCGGATGTACCTGAAAAGGAACTAACGGATGACGAAAGATTAACTCAATTAAAGGAATTTAGAAAAAATGGAAGTGTTACTTTAGATGCAACATATGATGTATTTAAAAGAATTAGAAATACTTTTAAGAATGATACTCCTTGGTCTGGTCCTAATCAAGCTTATTTATTAAGTATCCTTATGCTTACATTAGAAGCATCTTTAGCTTCACTAGATAGTAAATCTACAGAATCACAGAAAATGAGCGTTAGGAATGATGCAATAGAAGCAATGAGTGTATTTATAGGATCAATGAATGGTAAAAATTCTCATTCTGCTCAAAGTCAATTGGGAATGTTTCTAGTATTACAAAATGGAATACAACAATTGCAAATGATAGATAGTCAAATATCTGAATTAGAAAATAAATTAAATAATTCTAAATAATTTTTTTAGTTTTTTATTTGTTTAAAGCAGATATATAAATAAAATAAACATTAGTAAAATGAAAAGAAAAATTGCTAACTTTAATTCCTTCATGAAGAATAGACTGAATGAAATGGAAGAAACTGATAACCAATTCGCTATGAGCATGGATAATTATTCAGAAGCACCTGAAGAAGATATGGATGAAATGGATGAAGATCCAGATCTAGATATGGAAGAAGGCGAAGACGAAGAAGAACTTACCATGGAAGATCTTAAAGCTGTAGTTGATGACCTCGAAGAAAGATTATCTGCATTAGAAGGTGGAGAAGACGAAGAGGAAGAAGACGAGGACGAAGAAGTCGAAGAAGAAGACGAAGACGAGGACGAAGAAGTTGAAGAAGACGAAGAAGAGGAAGAAGAAGAAATTTAAAATTCAACCTTGCTAAAAATATATTAAAGCATAGGTAACTGTTATTTTAATAATAGATATCTATGCTTATTCAGCTTTTAAATGGACTCTAATTACAAAAGATCAATTCTTCTATTTGAAAACTACTGTAAACAGGATACAGTAGACAACAAGACAATTGATTGTAATTTAGGAAAATGTCCAATGAAGCTAAAAATAGCGTCTACTCCTCAATCTCAACTTAAAGGATATCAAGATGAAAAAGAGCCTTCTGATAATGAAGGTATTCTATTCGTGTATCCTTCAGAGATACAGGCATCTTTTTGGATGAAAGATGTTAGTTTTCCCTTAGACATACTTTTTTTTAATTCAAATAAAGAATTAATAGATTCTATGACAATGTCTCCTGATAGTTACCCAAAAATTTTTACATGCAAAAAGCCTGCACAATACGCAGTTGAGACTAGATCAGGATGGTATGCTAGGCATGGAAATAAAAGTATTAAACTTTCAATATGAAAAAATCATACAGTAGAAAAGATTTAGATTGTAAAATATGCGAAGAAACCGTAAAAAACGTTAGCTCTGAAGCAACGGCTGTTACTTGTTGGAAATGCGTAAACGATCAACTAAAAGGAATGCCCATTTCTATTTCAGAAGACGATATTGATCACAAAGAAAATGAAGAATAATAAACATATAGAATTGTATAAATCATTTACTAATGACTATTATGAATTATTATTAGAGGAATATTCTAAACAATCCGAACACAAAACATTTAAAAAATTTATTCTAAATAAAGCAAGCAGAGTAAAGGAAATATCCAAAAATGTAATTGTTGCATTTAAAAAAGAAGGATCTGAAACTTCCAATATGTTAAATGTATTTAATAGGCGCTTACGTAACAAGTTGAATTTAAAAACTAGAAGTGATATGCCAACCAAGCAGGAGTTAGACGAAGCATTACATCAATTAAAAGATGTTCCTAAGATGTTACCATTTGTTTTAGTTATGTTAACTACTCCGATACCTGGTTCCTCTACTATGTATACTGTCTTTGCTTATTTTCTCAAAAAGAAATCCAACGGTAAAATAAATTTACTTCCTGATTCTTTTGATAACATACTAGATAAAAGGAATTAAATATTTTTTATTCTTTTTTAAAACCGTTAACTGAATCCCGGTATAATAAATTATATTATAAAATATTTATTTAAATGGAATTACGGGATATGAATGTAGGAATAATAGGTCAAGGCTTTGTTGGCACCGCCGTCAGGGAAAAATTTAAACAAACTCATAATGTTTACACATGTGATTTAGATGAATCTAAATGTGGATTATTCACTAAGGATAATTACGTTATTGAGAAATTAGAAATTTCTAATATAGTAGAAAAATGTGATATTGTATTTGTATGTGTACCTACACCCATGTTTAAAAGTGGTAAATGCGATCTCAATATAGTAGAAGATGTTATTTGTCAAATAGATGACGCAAGCATAGGCTTAGATAAAAATACAATAGCTGTACTTAAGTCAACTGTTCCTCCTGGAACAACCGAGTCCTTAAATAGAAAGTATAGACGAGTTGGCATTAGTTTTAGTCCAGAATTTTTAACTGAAGCCAATTCAGTAGAAGATTTTGAAAACCAAGATAGAATAATATTAGGAATAGACTGGGCAGAACACATTAAACCTATTACTAATCTTTTCAAAAAGGTTTTTCCAAAGGCCAATATATCAGTATTAAATACAGCAGAAGCTGAATTAACTAAATACATGACTAATTTATTTTTAGCTACTAAAGTTAGTTTTTTCAATGATATGTACGTATTAACTAATTCAATTAATAAAGATAAAACAGTTTCTCATGATATAGATTTTAATTCAGTAGTATCAGCGACATTACTTGATCCTAGAATAGGAAATACTCATACTATGGTACCGGGTCCAGATGGAGATTTTGGTTACGGAGGCCATTGTTTTCCTAAAGATATGGCAGCTATATTAAATGTTGCAGATGAATTAAGTACATCATTACCTACTTTATTTGGAGCGTCTACTACGAACGCTATTGTTAGACAAAACAGAGACTGGGAAGAAATGAAAGGAAGAGCAGTTTCTGAAAACGAAAACTTAGAAAAAACAGAAAATACTATTTCAAGTGAGCTTTAATAAGAAGATAATACCTAATAAAAAGAACTACTTAAAAAAAGAGTATCTTGAAATAGGACACGATAAATTTGTTAAAAAATATAGTTCATACGATGCTTATTTCGTAGGTAATTATACTAACTCATATTTTATAAATTGGGTAATGTATAATGAAAAACCTTATAAATTAGGTATATATGAAATAAATCAATTCATCTATAGACTCAAAGAGCTTGGTGTAAAAGGAATAATAAGTAATATAAATTATAAACTAAAAAAAAATATAAAATATGTATTGGGTAGCAAAAGTTAAATTCGAATCAATAAACGACAACAACGGTAAAGTACAAACGACTAAGGAAGAATATCTAGTTTCAGCGGAATCTGTCACTGAAGTAGAAGAAAAGCTAAACACTAAATTTGGAGAAGGTATGTCTGAATTTTCAGTATCAAGTGTATCTGAATCTAAAATAATGGGAATTGTGGATTAATGCAGCATTTCATAAGCAATATCGAAATTAATAATATAGACATTGACCTAAATCAAAAAGAATTGGCTGATAAAGATGTAATTTCAAAAAGGGTTTCCGAAATAAGAAGTACCCTACAGGAACTTTTAAAAGAATTAGACGAATTAGTAGCATCATGTGGTCATCAAAATGGATACGATATAAAGCTATTAAACGCAACTAACCTGAATACAGGAGGGTTAAGAAAAGTGTGTAAAACATGCGGTTCTCCTATAGGATATGCAAGTCAAGCTGAAATAGATGAATGGAAAGAAAGTTAAAATAAAATCTTCTAAATCAGAGGCAATATATGATGTACTTGTAAAATTGCTAAAATGCTCTTCTAATTTTTATGAAAAAGAATCATTTATATATCATCATTCTGTAGTATCTCATGAAATTAGAAATTATAACCTTAAAACGCACGATTCCCTTAAAGTAAATTGGAAATTTTCAATATACGAAGACGAAATACTACAATTCAATTGTAAAGAAGGTGCTTCTATGGATGTTTTTTTAAAATCAATAGCCATTCAAAATAAAGCAAATAGTTTAATAGCTTATATATTAAAAGAGTAAATATGCAAGTTGTTAAAGTTCCTTTAGTAGAAGATATTTTTTTTAATATACAATTTAAAAAATTTATTTTATCCAAGATAAATTCCCTATATGTTGAATATAACGAAATACCTAACGAATTAATATTCAAGGGGGCTCTCGGGAGACGTCTATTTAATCTTATAAATGATAACAGTTGGAAATTTGGTAAAACTAAAATATTTCACGAGAAGGGACCTAATGAAATAGAAATTAAATATACCAGGAACATAACGGTTAAGAAAAATTCAGACTTAGCCTCTCATGTAAAATCAAGCCTAGATGGAAAAATAGTAGATGGATGGATGAATTCAAAAAGTCAATCTTCTATAGTAAATTCAAATATTGATACTAATTTTAATATAGAAAAAACAGTTACTCCTAATCTAATAATAAAACTAGAAAAGCTAGTGTAATATATAAAATAAACTTTTAATATATTATGAATAAGTTAGTTTTACTTTTAACCTTATCACTATCTCAATTTTTTTATTCCCAATCATATACTGATACTGTTAAATTTGATCGTATGGAAGATTTTGATTGGAATGGAAATTGGTACTTTTCAGAACCGACTACTGGATTTTTTACAAACGCTTCAAAATCAGCACCTACATCAGCTGTTATTTATGGAACTGGCGGCGGTACAGACGAATATGATTGGTATTCTTTACCAAACATAACAGGATTAGATCCATTTAAGGAATATAAAATACAAATTAATTTAGGAGCATATAGATTTACATCAACGGGAGGATCGTCTGGCGTAGATGCTAGCGATTATGTAGAAGTACAAATATCTACCGATGGAGGTTCTAACTATTCTTCTGAACTAAGAGTCACTGGTTTTAACAATGCTTATTGGGATTATAATTCACAAATTGCTTCAGTAAATGTAGATGGAAATTTAGATATATTTACACCAGCTGGAGGAGGAAATAGAACGCTAACGGGGGATGGATATTCCGTTTTAGAATTAATTCTACCTTTTGGAACTACTCAAGTGGCTGTTGATATTTTATCATTGGTAGATAGGCCAGGCGAAGAATGGTGGATAGACGACATATATCTGTTAGGATCAGTTAACAATCCTTTACCGGTTGAATTAATATATTTTAGAGGTGAACAAAAAAATGATTATAATATTTTAAGTTGGTCGACTATGTCTGAATCTAACAGTGATGCATTTGATGTAGAATGGAGTATAGATGCATATGAATGGAATTTAATAGATTCACAAACGGCCGCAGGTAATTCAAATACACAACAGTATTATTCATGTGTTCAAATGAATCCACTTCATGAAATAAACTATTACAGACTAATTCAAAGAGATTGGGACGGTAACTTTGAAATATTCGGTCCAATATACGTAGATAATAGACAAAGAGAAAAAGAAGTAGTTAGGTACTTAAACATTAGTGGGCAAGAAATAAACCCTAGTTATTTTTCTGGAATAGTAATAATACTATATAAAGATGGTACTTTTTCTAGAGAGTACTTAAAATAATATATCTAAAAACATGTAATAAAAGGAGCACTGTACTATACTCATATAGTACTTTTTGACTATATAGACTTAGTACCATATTACTATAAAAGTATTTTTATAAATAATATAAATTATATTTTATATGTATAATAGCCTAATTACTCAGTTTGAATTATTTGAAAGCGTATCTGATTTAGATAAACTACAACAGAAAAATCAAGCCATACTATTTACAGATGTAAAGTCTAGTTCTAAATTATGGAATTTACACAAAGACGGAATGTTTGACGCGTTAGAAGAACATGAAAAAAGAATGGAAAAGATAGTTCCAAAAAATGGAGGTGACATAATAAAAACAATAGGCGATAGTTATATGCTTGGATGGGATGGAACAGATTCGTTATACAAAGCTATTTTAACAGGTATTGAAATACAAAAAGATTTAGTTAAGAATCCAATTAAAATAAAAGGTCAAATCATGTCTATTAGAATGGGGATATCATGGGGACCTTTGTATAAAAAGAAGGTTAATATTCAAAATAAAAAATTATGGGATTATTTTGGAAACACTGTCAATACTGCTTCTCGAATGGAATCAACTGTTTCAAAGGCCGGTGAACTAGCTTTTAGTTTTACAGATTCTTTAGATAAACCTCAGGAAGAAAAAATAGTAAAATATTTAGAAGATAATAAATTTAAAATAGATATAACTGACTATAGTCATAAGTGTTATTCAGGTAAAAGAAAGAGATCTGGAAGAATGTTATCTGAATTACAACTACATACATGTGAACCTTTAACTAAATTGAAAGGCATTGGTAAGGTTACTGCGTATACTATAAAAATATAACTATTTCTGGTTATAAATAATAAAAAGAATTTTTTTACAAATGAAGAACTATTTAAAAGGATTTAGTGAGTTTTCAATAAACGAAATGGCAAGCACTCTCAGTAAGTTAGGCGTGCCTAAAAAACTAATAAAGGTAATACATAATTTACCAGATGCGATAGAAAAAATAAAACCATTTACGTTTAAAGGAGGGTCGCAAAGACAAGCTGAACTTCCTCCTATTGCACAAAATAGACCTACACACGCTGTAGACGTACTAGATCATTTTAGAATGAAAAAAACAGAATTACTAGGTAACAATTATGGAGTTCATCCATATAAACAACCTGGTTACTTAGCAGATCTTGAAAAACTTCCTTGGGGAGATTGCAGAATATTACTCGCTGTGCCTGAACCAGGTGGTAAATATGCTGGTCATGCTCCTCGTTTCGATTATATTTATAGTAAAGAAAGCGCATGGGGTAAAAAAGCTCAAGGTGGAGGTAAAAAATACAGAGTACTTACAATGGACGCAGAAGGAAGAATCTTGAGAGACTGGCAAGCTTATCAAGGAGATTTGACATATCCAGTAGATCCTAACAATAGAGATGCGCCTAGAAGAAAAAGAAATGACTTTAAGAATTTTCCAACAGCAGCTGATGGAAAAATAGACGTTTATATACTAGATCCTGAAATAGAGGATTACGAAACTACTTATCAAGATATGGGAGGTAGAGAGGTACCTGTTCCAAGAAGAGTTGGAGTTGGTAAAGCAAGAGCTCTTAAAAGAAAAAGAGTAAAATCTAGAGAAATTACAGGTGGAAATTTCATTGCCGATTTTTCAGATAGATTTACTAAAATATTAAATGAACTTTTTGGAAAAAGAAAACAAAAAGCTGCAGAGAAATATGCCCAGTTAATAATAAGAGATGACGCAGATCCTAGTGAAATAGCTGATTTGTCTAATATCATCTCATCTAACCCTGATGTTGCTGAAACTGTTAATAAGTACTATAAAGCATTTTTAACATACCTTAAAGCTAACGGAGATTATGAAGATGCTGACTTAAACGAAATAGGTGATATTTTTAATATATATGGAGGAAATTTAAGCCAATATGCATCTATTGCTGATGTAATTAAAATACACGGTAAATCGAAAGCTTTATATAGTTTTGCAGAATTTATCTTAACAGGAGATGTCAATGATATCAACAAAGAAATGGAAAAAGCTATTGAAGCACCTGAAGAAGAATTAGGAGATGACTTTGAAGATATGTTAGATTTCGATTTTGATTTAGAAAATCCATTCGACGAAGATGAATCTGAAGCATAAACATATAGAGATATTTGAATCTAATGAAGATTCAAATAGTATACTAATTCCATTAATAAGTCTTAAGAAGATAGCTATTCAAGCTGCTACTATGGATAATTACGTAGACGGAGCTAGGTTAATAAATGATTTTCTCCAAAAAAATCATAATGACATAGTAAATTCAATGAAACTTGTAAAAACAGACAATACACGTTCTTTGTACATTGAAGATTTACTATATCCCTTTTATAATAGGTTCGGTAAAGATATATTAGATTCAACACTGGATGATTTAGATACAGGGAATGACAACTATGTTGATGATATTCCATCAGATGACGCGCAGGAATATGATGATTTAGAAATAGATTTCTAATCGTATTTCTGTGAAGACTTTCTATTTTCACCAGTAGCGTATTTGACTCCCATAATAGTTCCTATTATGCTAAATGCGTTAGTTAATAATATACCAAACATGTTACTCCAGGTATTTCCTATTAATTGAGTTTCTTTTCCATAGTATATAGAAAACATATACAAAGCAGTTGTAAAAACGCCAACTCCTATTATGATAGCTAATGATATTTTTACAATAACTGTAACTAATTCAAATTGAGTTTTTTTCTGAAGAATATCTAAATCTTTTAAAGCGCTTTCTTTAGAATGTTCAGCGTTGGTTAAAGCTGCTTCTAATTTAGAGTTTGCTTCTTGAATTTCTTCCTTGACAATTATCAATTGCTTATTTTGAGTTTGAACCTGTTTAGTTACATCTAAGCGCTTTCGTTGTTTTTCCTTTTGTAACTTAGTCGCTTTTTTCACATACGCCTCTACTTCCTCATCGCCTTCGAACTCTATTAACTTTAAGATATTTCCCTCGATATATATGCCCTTTTCACTGCCTATTTCTAAAAGCCTATTTTTAGTTTCTTTACAAAAAGTTATTTTCATCATTTGTATATCTTAAAAGAATTCGATCTATCTACATATCCTGGATAATCCTTTAGAAAAACTTCCAGCCTAGGTTCTATTTCATCTGATTTAATTATCCAGAATTGTGCACCTGCGCTTATTGCTCTTGCTTGTTCTTCTTCTTCATCGCTAGATGATATTATTCCAATAACCACATGATTACCGTAATTAAAATTTATTCTTCTAATTAGTTCTATTCCATCGAAAGAAGAACCTATCATATTTAAGTCTACGAAAACACATGATGGTTTTTCATGTTTTTCTATTCCATCGAACCATTTTTTAAACATTTTTTCAGCACTATCAGCACTGTTAATTGCACGTAAAGATAATGTTATATCTAATAAACTGCATGCATCTTCAAATACTAGGTGAAATAGATCTTCATCGTCTATTAACATTATTGAGTCAATCATATGGATTTAAATATTATTGTTTGTTATTGTTTGTTATGTTTATTTATCTAGAGATATTTCCAGTTTAGTTCCTTTTCGCGCTTTTAAGAGGTTTAATTTCCATCCATGTTCTTTCATAATAGCTATACATATATTTAATCCCAGTCCACTTCCAGATTCAGTATTATTGCGCTTTCTAGTATATGGCTTTGAATATTCTTCAAATTCTGATTTCGTCATTCCTCTTCCATTATCTTCTACTATTATATTTTCTTTTTTTCTATACACTTTAACTAATTTAGTATTACTATCGTTATATTTTAATCCATTTCTTATTAAGTTATCTACTGCCGTGCAGAATAATGAAACATTTACAATTTCGTTTCCTAATTCAGATATTGAAACACTGCTTGAATATGCAGTGTTTTTTAAATAAATTTTAAGTATATGTGTTAAATCTGCCTTTTCTATTTCCATAGTAGATTCTTTTTTTACTAAGTTAGTAAATTCTTTAACTCCGTTGTATACTTTTTGAGAATGAGCTAAACCACCTTTAAGTAATTTCATAGGTCCTTCAAACATTTTTTCTAAAGCCTCAGGGTGTATATCGTTTTCTTCAGAAAACTTGATAAGCCTTCTTTCAAATGAAGATATGCCTCGAGGAATATATGTATTTATACCACTATGCATATCATGTCTTAATATTTTAGATGCATGTTCTAAATATGAATTTTTTCTTTCTAATTCTATTTTTTGATTTATTGAGCCTGTAATGTCGTTCGCTATCTTAAGAATTTTAACAGTTTTACCTTTAGAATCTATTATAGGCGTATACGTACCTGCTACCCAAATAATAGAGCCATCTTTTCGTATTCTCATATATTCTCCATATTTAATGACTCCTTCTTTTATGCTTTTCCAAAACATTTCATACTCGTTATTATTATCATATTCTCTCTCATCCATGAATATAGTATGATGCTTTCCCTGTATTTCATGAAGAGTAGGATAACCTGTCATTTCTAAAAACTTGTTATTTGCATCTATAACAAATCCATTTGTGCAAAATTCTACAGTAGCGCTAGATTGATTTATTGCATTCATGATACCTGTCATTTCATCTTCTTTATTCTTTAGTTTTTCTAAAGACTCGTACAATCCAGTTAAATTATGCCTGACTGCCATAAAGCCTATATGATTTCCCTTGTTATCAAATTCTGCCATTATCCATGAATCTACTGTATAAGTTTTTCCATTTTTTCTTTTATTTGTCACTATTTCATTCCATATTGTTTTGTGGTCAACCGTGGCATTATACATTTTTTTCCAAAAGTTAATGTCGTGCTTACCTGAACTTAACATAGAATGATTCTTACCTAGTAACTCATGGGGTTTATATCCAGATGAATCACAGAACAATTTATTGACGTGAGTTATCGTTCCTTCTTTATCTGTTTTTGAAATCAAAGATGACTCGTTTAATATGTTTTCAATTGTATTTCTTTTAACCGCTTCTAGTCTTTGGTTTTTTAAAGCATCCTTGATTATAATAAGTATAAACGGTATTGATAATAGCATGCATATAAAACACATTGAAGAAGTCATATAAGTAACTTCTATTAATTCAAATATCAAAGTGATATTTAGTACAAATATAAATGTCATTAATAAAAAAAGTAAAACTATTGATATTTTCGATAATAAAGTTAGCCTCTTAAGCATAGCGTATGATATTTTAATTATTTATTTAAAACCCTATTTTGTTTATTTCGTATAATAGTTAAAATAGTTAACATATATGAAAAGTGTACTAATAACAGGCGGAGCAGGTTTCGTTGGCTCTAATTTAATTAACCAATTACTAAAAGATCATCTTGAAATAGAAAAGATTGTAGTGTTAGATAATTACTTTACAGGTAAAAAAGAAAACGAAATAGATAATTTTAAAGTAAAGTACATCACGGGTTCTACATGGGACGTAGAAGAAATATTTTCAGATAAAGAAGATTTCGATACAGTTTTTCATTTTGGTGAATACTCCAGGATAGTTAAATCGTTTGATGATGTTAATTATGTAATGAAAACAAATTTACATGGAACAACTAGAATATTAGAAATGTGTAGATTATGGGGAGCTAAATTAATATACTCAGCAAGTAGTTCAAAATTTGGAAACGAAGGAAAAGATGAAAATCTAAGCCCATATTCATGGGCCAAATCAAAAATAGTAGAATTAATTAAAAACTACAATAGTTGGTATGATCTACAATATGAAATATGTTACTTTTTTAATGTATATGGACCAGGTCAAATAACATCCGGAGATTACGCAACGGTTATTGGAATATTTCAAAATCAGTATTTAAATGGAGAAACCATGACCGTAGTAAGCCCAGGTACTCAGACTAGAGATTTTACTCATGTACGTGATGTAGTTAGAGGAGTAAGTAAAGCCGCATGTATAGGAATGAATAAAGAATGGCACCTAAGGTCTGGTAAAAACGTATCTATAATAGATGTTGCAAACTTATATAATAAAGGAGATTGGCACTTAATACCTGAACGCAGAGGTGAAAGGTTTACATCTGAGGAGTTTCCATCTGATACTAATGAAGTACTTCAATGGGAACCCCAAGAGAGCCTAGAAGAGTGGATAGAATCAATACGCAAAACAAAAAACATGTTAGTTTAATTACATAAAACAATGGATTGGAAAGTATACATATTGTCTTGTTCAGATGGAACATATTACACTGGAATAACCACTGATATTGAAAGAAGATTAAATGAACATAATAGTGGAAAAGGTGCTAAATATACTAGAAGCAGAACTCCTGTTAGATTAGAAGAATATACATACTTTGAAAATAGATCATTAGCAACTAAAGAAGAATTAAGTATAAAAAAATTATCCAGAGGTAAGAAAGAAAAGCTCATACATAAATGGAGAGCTAATCGTCTTGCAAAATACAACTCAAACTAGCAATCACCAAACCCTGCTAGAAATATATTTAAATCTGACACATTAACGGATCCATCGTTATTTAAGTCCCATTCTAAACCCTGTACCAAAAACTCGTAAGATTCGAATTCAATAGGACATAAGCAATCAAAGTCAAATATATTCAAGTCAGAGGCTTCGTAGCTTTCTGAACCTAATTCGCAAAGAGAGACTGGTGCATTGTTTACTTGTCCGTACGCCGTTCCATTTCTACTATAAATAGTGCCGTCTGCAAATTCCATCGTAATTTGTAGTTCATGAAAACCGTTACATGTAGGTTGAAAGATTCCAGGACAATCGGTATTAATTTCCTCGTTTACGTATGTATAGAAAGGAAGCGTCCAGTCTTCAGTTACAATAGGAATGTCATCATCTAACGTCCAATTAATAGAAATAGGTTGAAGGTCGGTTGCAATAAGTGTACCGCTAGTATCAAGTATTCGCACATCTGCCTTCCACTTAGCTACACCGCAATTAGCGTCTTGAAAATAGTCGCTTGGTACTAATGGAACTATATCAGCTGCATGTGTTCCATACTGAGTCAAAAAGCTATTGAGATCAGTTGATGTATAACATGGTGGAGACTGAGCAACAACAGCAGCAGCTGGTTCAATAGGCAGTAATTCCTCTTTTTGACAACTCAAGAGGCATATGCATATGAAGAAAAGTAATATGTTTTTTGTATAAAAAATCATTTATCGCTCTCTATCACCTTCTCCAGAAGAATTTATATATTGAGTTGGATAATTAATGCTTAAATCTTTTAATATATCCAAAGCGCCTGCATTGCCAACATTTCTGCGAAAAGATGAGTTAGACGCATTAACATATTTTCCATATTTAGGTACACCTGACATTTCTTTAAGAAAAATTTCTTTTAGAAAAGCCTCGCTGTTTTCTCGTTCTTTTTCGTGTTTTTTAGCCGCTTCTAGTGATGAAAACAATGTTCCATCTTCTGTTTTAAATCCTTTTATTTTTTCTGCCATTTTTATAATATTATTTTTTATCTTTTAACGTTAATTAAATAACACATTACCTCTTATTGCAAAAGCTACTTTGTTCCAAATAATGCTGCTTGATAAGCTAGATTAAAAGTTACTATACCTCCTTTTGAATTTTGGAATGAAAATACTGCAGTTTCTGCTGAATCCCATCGTATTTCTGCTGTATCCTCTTCATCTATGATAAACTCATCAGTTGCGTTAGCTTTACCTACTACTTCTACTCCATCAAGTGCTATTAGAATATCACCATCCATGCTATTTTTAAAAGACTGAGCCGGTCCGCCAGTTATGGATGTAGCTGTCCATTCAAATCCTTTTTCTACCAACCAGTTCACTGGCTGATCAAAGCCACCGCCTGCATTATCTTTTGCCCATGCTTGTGCTGCGTGTTTATAGTCAAAGTAAGATTTATTAGTTCCTTGAGAAATTTCTGAATTAAATGAATAGACATATTCCATTTGCCAAATTATTTCAAAAGGATTTACATTGTAAAATCTATTATTTACATCTGCTTTACTATATAGAGCATCATAAAGATCTTTTGCTAATTTAGCATTATCGCTTTTAGGATCCTTGATTTCGCTTAATAATACTTTTCTTATATATGAATTGGCATATCCCCAGTTTTCTTCAAGTAAAACGCCGTTATATTCTTTAAGAAGCATATTATCTCTATTAGTGGCAGCACTTTGTGATTCAAATAATTCTCCAGTAACTTCCGATCTATAAAGGGTTATTTCTTGTATCATAGCTTTTTATTTTTATTTATAAAAATTTACCAATTAATATTATGTAAACGTAGTAATATGTAATGTTATCGATATTATTTAGTATAATATATTTAATATTGAAAAACTAAAAAATTAATATATGAAAACTTTACTTGAAAAGATATCTAAAAATGAATATGAGTCCTTTGAAAATAAAAAATTTAAAACCATAGCCCAAGGTCGTAATATTATAGAAAAGACTACTGAATATACTTCTAATATGAAAGACAAAGATAAAACATATATGGGAAGAGGTTCTAAAGCAGGTTTTGTATGTAAAAATGAAATATACAACCAATTTATAGATTTAGCTAAAGATGATGGAAAATGGAGTAATATATTTGTAGATGATAAATTTATAGAGACATGGAAAGATATTTCAAAAAAAGAAGAAATACTTCAATGGAAAAAGAGTAAAAAAGGTTTAATAATTAGATTATTTGTTAAAGAAGAAAAAGAGCCTCATTATTTAGGGTATGGAATATATTATTATATAGGTGCTTCAGAAAATGGAGTCCTCTGGAAAAAAATAAAATCATGAAAACACCGAGTTGGTTTACAGGAGAGTTATACGAAAAAGGCAGTATTGTAAAAAACCCATATAGTGGAATGCAATTTGAACTAAACGCATTAGAACTTAGCATTTACGACTACGTATTAGGGTTAAATACTATTATACAAGAAATGGGAGGAGTAATGGATCCTAGAACTGTTAAGTTTCAAGGTGAAATGGCAAAAGGAATATCTTGGTTTAGAAATAATAACGCGAAAGCATATATGATATTATTAGATTAAAATGAATTTAACAGATCAATTTAAATATGTAAATAAAATAGTGATGAGCTGTAAAACTAAAGAACAAAAAAACAGCGCTCACAAATGGGCATGGGAATGGTCAAAAAGAACCAAATCTATTTTTCCAAATACCGTTCATAGTCACACTGACCTTTTTTTAGATGTAGTCAGTACTTGGCATATGATAAATAAAAAAATATAAAATATGAAAAATAAAATTTTTAAAAAATTTGATATATCACATAGAGGATATGAGATCATTAAAGAAAATAATTGTTATGTAGCAATTATTGGACCTCTTAAATTAAGAGCTATGGAAATAGAAGACTTAAAAAAGAAGATAGACAAAATTAAAGATTTTTAAATTTAAATTCAGACGATACTAGTAAATATGAAATTATTAAAAAAGTTTATTAAATTAGCTATATTATTTTTTGAAAAGACTTATGAAATGGATACCCTTGCATACAGGAAAAGGGAATGGGATTGGATGAATAATATAGATCAAAATAAAAATGAGTAGAATAGAAGATTTAGTATACAGTGCTTATGATTTAAATAAACACAAAGAATTATTTAACAATGTTTCATTAATTAGAATTGAAAAACCTAATATGTTACTGTTGGATATCTATGAACTAGCATACCAAAGAACCATTAAAAAAAATGATTTTAGTTACCAAAATGCTAAAAATAAATAAGCGTAACAATATGTTACTTAGAAATACAATATTCACCGCATTTATAATTATATTGTTTAGTTGTAAAACTAAAGATAGTATGTGTGATTCATATTCTGTAATTCAATTTATAGAGCGAGATACTATTTGTATAGAATCTCAACACGTTCATATTGAAGAAGAACATATTTGTTCTTACTTTAATGACATTGAAACTATTATTGTTGATACGTTTGAGATTAAAATACCAAAACAAAGATGAGTCTTAAAAAAATACAAAAAGAGTTTAGACAAACTAGTAGTAAGGAGTTAATTTCAGCTGTAGTTGACAACTTTTTATTTGGACTACTTGGGGCAGTTTTAGTAGTGTTTATAGCAGAGCGAGTAGACATTTTAGTATTATTAGGTTACATGGTCTATTACTTTTTTCTAGGGCGAGTTGTTAACCGACCCAAGTATGTAACAAGTTTAGGAAAGTTCATAGTGTTTCCGGTACCAACTGCACTTGGTGCATTTATGGGATATAAGTTGGCTTTTTTATTAACACAATTAATGCAATGATTAAAGATTTTTGCCCAGCACTAAGTCCTATACAAATGCTTAAAGAAGGTGTTTTTGGAGGTTCTTATTTTGGTATAGAGGCTCTAGAAGGGGACAGCGACTATTCTACTCTATTTAAGAGAGCCTTGCCGGATGTGCCTATAGATTTATACCTAAATAAAACCTATATTACTAAACTTAATAAATTCAAGGTTAAAAGCGGAACTTCATATGAATATTGGAGAGAAATGAAATGGATACACGATGATGACCCGTATGGCTGGTTTGAATGGTATATAAAATATTACAACGGAAGGCGTCACCCAGACGACAGTAGGCAAATAAAGAGGTGGAATGATTTTTGTGGAGAAAACGGCAGGTGGAGAAGAAGAATATATAAAATGATACACCAAACCGGCGATTGGGATATATCTCCTAGAATACAACAAAGTCTATTACATTGGGGTTATTTAGTTAACAGCAAAGACTTTCAACAATACAAAGAAAAATATGATTAATTTAATAAAAAGGCTATTTAGATCCAAGTCACTTCGAGAAAAACTAGATGAAAAGTACAAGAAAACTCTTCATGAAGCGTTTACGCTTTCGAAAGTAAACAGAACGGCCAGCGATGCAAAATACGCAGAGGCACTTCGTATAGCAGATCAAATAGAAGCGTTAACTGGAGCTGAGGCAGAATAAAGCCGGTTTTGCGCGATTCAGATTGTCATTTTTGGGTTTTCTACAGCGGGGTTTAGGGTATACCTCGGTACTATTGATATGACTACTCTCTGAATCCACACGCGCCTTGCGCCGAAAAAAAATTTCTCATTGCACATTTTTGACTTATTAGGGTTAACTCCCTGAGTATTTTTAGTATTATATCTGTATAATCATTAAAATTTAAAAAAGATGAAAGAAGTACTACAGCAGTTAATGCAAAAAGAAACAGAATTGACACAACAGTTAGAAGAACTAAGAGGAGCCCGTATAACTATTGAAAGGGTACTGGGACCAGCAGCCAGTCAGGTAACAATAAAACCCACAACAGGGGAAAACTCCGTAATCACAGAGCAGGCTATACAGAGGCCGGTTACAAAAGACCCAAACCTAAATGCAGCTTTTGACTCTATCATACCTGTGTTACAAGCTAGTGCTGGAACCGGGTGTACCTTTAAACAGATACATAATCGTACCCAACCTATTAGAGAGTCTATAAAGCAATATAAACAAATAACTATACTGAATTACCTAAGTTCTCTTAGAACAAACGGGTTTATCCGTAAGAGTGGTAAAAAATACTTTATTAATAGAGACTAACATGATTGAAGCAATAGCAGACATAACGCAGAGATCAAAAGGAAACCCGGGTGCAATGAAGTGCCTGATTGAAATGATAAGCAGACCGCCAGAGGAGCTAATAGGTTCTATAAAGATAATCCAAACACTTGACCATTTAGATATCACAGGGAGCGACATATATGTTTTCTGGAATGATCTAGCCGGCAAAGACTGGGAAATAATGGAATATCTAGCTGGATATGTACCAGGCAAAACCTTAAAAGAAGCATGCAGTAGACAGGATTACAGTGGCAGGGAACTGGTAAAAGAGTGGTTGCAAAAACCCAAGACAACAAAAACTTAAAACTTAAATAATTAATTATGGAAACATACCAGCAAGAAGAAATAGCCCAAATCTTAATAGAACAGTACCAAACCCCAGAGGAGAGGGAAAGACTGTTTAGCCTAGCCTTTGAAGTGAAATGTAATAGTCCAGAATATACCCGATTGGAATGTTTAGAAACAGCCAGTTTAAATATAAGTAATAATGACCTAATAGACGGGCAGGATCCAGAGTATACCAGATTCTATGCCATAGAATGTGATCATGGTTATTTCCGGTTTTTTGTACTGTTAAACCCGGAAGGCCAAGTTTGGCCAGGGACCCAGGTAGTAGAATGGTACCCAAGAGGTGGAATGGACCCGGCTGGCAGAGAAATATGGGATAATCAAAGGTTTATTCTAGATTGCTTGGCAGCCCCTACTCAGGATATTGACCCAGAACGTAGGCGCCAAGTTGAATATACCCGGTTAGAACTTGGTGAGAACTGGCCTAGACTAGTAAAGATACTCCTGGCGGCACGGGCAGAGGGCTGGCTGATACAAGAGTCGCGTGACCCTGAGACCACTTAGAAATTTTCCCGTGTTTTTTCCCTGAGGAGATTTACATTTTTTTGGGCCAGGTGAATTCCTGGCTCGAGGGGGATAGTCTTAATTTATTTTACTCCATTTTTCCTATATAGTCTATATATACCTATCCAGGGCTATATACTACTAGACGCCCAGGGCCCCCTCGAGAGGCCCCCGAGACGCCCCAGGACAGGCTGGTCATGCTACCACGAGAGGCCCCCTCGAGGGGCAGTTATTTAGCTGTTATTCCGCTATATAGCTATAATACCTCTGTGTAGTTTATACTGGCTAGACGTGAAACAGCCTGTTTTAGCCGGTTATATCAGTACCTTTGTATTCTATAGAGTACCTATGTCTCAGCTGGTTGTGCGTTTAGCCGGTTATATCAGTACCTTTGTATCTAGTCTACTGGCAATAATCACCAGGGTTAGCCGAGGGGCTATTGGAAAAAGTAGCAGAAAGTGGGTTTTTTCCTGCAAATGGCTAAAGATCCTAGGGAGGTAAAGCTACTGTATTGCATGTCAACCAGTTACATAATATGATTTAATCCATATCCGGCACGTGTAACCTTTTTGTACCATTTAGCAACGGTAGTATAAACCCGTTTTACCGCCAGGTTCCAGAGTCAGATAGAGCATACTGCTGCATGGCTGACTGGGGTTGAGCGCGATTAAGGAAGGTTAACTTTATTTTATAGACCCAGATAAAATGCTTATATTTATAGTATAACAAAAAACAAAAATAATGAATATAGGAACAATGGGTGCAGCAGCAATTTTAATGAGAAACAATACTAATATGATGAAGGGCGGAGGATCCGGACCTCAGGAACAGGATGATAAACCTAAGGGTTTAGGAAAATTATTACTTATAGTAACTGTACTTGTAATTGGGGCTTGGTGTTTTCATGTTAAGCCAGCTTTCTGGTATGTAGAAGTGGAACAGCAAGTTGTTGCAAAGAAGATGCTACAGGAGGAGGGAAGCAAAGGCAAGGTATATAACTCTTGTTTTATTCAGGTTGAAACCGGTTATGTGGAACAGGATAATCAATGGGTAAAACAAGATTCCTGTTTATGGATCCACTGTAGCCAGCAGAATTATTTAAATTACAATACTGGTCATGTGATTAAGCAGCAGATAGTTAAACCTCATCTACAGGGTTGGAGTAGTGTAATGACCGGGATTGTACTTGTATTGGGTTTAATATGGACGTTCACGCTTGCTGCTATTATGGCCAATAACCTTTAACAGGAGAGACGGACAGAAAGCCGGCTTCTATGCCGGCTTTTTGGGGGAAGGGGCTCTGTGTCTAGACGAGTGAAAAAATACCCTCTCCCATGTAGCACTGACCCGCTTTAAAAAGGTTAGCTGTTAAATAAGTACAACAGGCCCGGTCTAGACTGTGTTGGTATCCAGAACAGAAGGGTAAACTTTATCAAGAATAATTACACAGAATTTTTATTTTATGTAATAAATAGTTATATTTACTTATAACAATTAAAACAAAATAATTATGAACGCAAGAGCAAGAAAAAGAAACAGCAGAATCGCTGCAATTGGAAAATCAGTATTAGTATTACAAGGTGTAGTATTGAGTTATGCTATAGGATTTATGGTATTTAAACTTATAGAAACTATAGTTAGTTAATAACCAAGAATTAATTAAGTTAACGAGAGGCCACCTAAACAGTTGGCCTTTTGTTTATTAACGAGGGAAGAAAACAATTTAATCAAAAAAAAGGAAGATTATGAAAAATTTAAAATACGCAGAAAAAAGAATGGAATTTCTTAGATCTGAAATGGGAGAAATAAAAAGAGTATTTCAAAGCGAACAAGGTTTATTTATAGAACTTGAAAACGGAATGAATTTACAACTACACGATGAAGAAATAAACTACCAAGCTACAGAATATCTTGAAAGCGAGATAGAACAACTAAGAAGCGTTTAATTGTAGATAACGGTTTGGATAATAACCAAGAATTAATTAAGTTAACGAGAGGCCACTTAAACAGTTGGCCTTTTGTTTTAATAAATAACTAGAGATGAAAAAAGAATCTAAAAAACTGGAACGGGTAACACTTACCTTACAAGAATGGTGGCAGGCTACACGCCAGCAAGTGCAACGTAACCGTAAAAAATATACCAGAAAAACCAAGCACCGGAACGGGTAACCGGATAAAGGTATACTCGCTACATAAATATTTCCTATTGTGTATAGTTATGATTATATTTATACTATAACAAATTAAAACTAAGATGAGTATAATAGAACCACCAAAAACATTAGAAGATTTTGAAAAAGTATTAGAGTCTATCATAGAGTTACAAAACAATCCTTGGTTGGATGGTACTATGTCTGATAGTTTACTTGAAAAAGAATACCAAGTAAGAAAAAAGATTAAAGAACTAAAAACAAAATAAAAATGAAAAACATTTTAAAATACAAATTATCTATACTAGTACAAATAATCGCTTTATTCAGTCTTCCAGTAATTATATACGCAAAATGGATCGAACCTTACAGCCTTGAAAACAACATTTGGATAGGAATTAATGGGGCAGTATGGTTACACTTTTTAGACCGAGCACGAAATGGTCTACCATCGAAAAAAGTTTAGAAATGAAAAAGCACGAAATTCATATAAGTAGAAATAAAGTAAATCTCCATGGTATATGGGCTTGGCTTTTTATAGGTCTCGGTATACTAAAGTTTATTACATTAATACTATGGGCTATTTCAGCACTATTGAAAATGATAATATTATTTATTTAAAAAACAAAGATAATGAATGAAGGATTATTAACAACAATTTTTATGTTGGCACTTGCTACAAGTGTTTATTTTTTAGGACATTTAATGTCATGGATGGTGTATAAGATTGCACCTCACAATTGTAGAATAGAATTTACAAAAGCACGTATATTAAGAACTAATTTAGTTATGACGTTTAGCATCTTATTATGGGGTATAGTATTTTATAATTTAATTTAAAAAACAAAGAAGATGAGTACCCGTTACAATTAAGATGTAACGGGTTTTTTAGGGTTTAATAAGTAGAAATGGATTAAGTAATAGTAATACCGTTGTTACCTCTGTGATGTATGGATTTAACAAATGGACACGTGCCAGAAATTGGATTATATTATATAACACAACTTATTGATTATCAATATACTAAAAATACCTCCATGGTTTGTATGAAAATTCAGGTCTCATTATAAGTTTTTCCGTACACCGTGGATCTAAAGAATTGTTAAAGGTTATTTAAATCGAAACTTTTTACACAGAGTTTTTATTTTATGTAATAAAGTATTATATTTATAGTATAACAAAAAACAAAAATATATGTATAGTTTAAAATGTAATTATTACGAAAAAGAATTCGACTCGCTCGATGAATTATTAAATAATATTCTTGAATCAGGAATGGACCCGAACTACGAGGTAACTCGAAACGGAAATGGAACTGGCGAAACTGCGTGGGATTTAATTGGACCACAGGCTTAAATTAAAAAAATGAAAAAGGATATACTATACACAATGGTTAAGATAGATAAGGAAAGGTTACTAAAACTTTTTCCTCCTATCCATGTAAATGTATTTACTCACCACTCAACTATTGAATGGAAACCAGAGGAATTAACAGTTCCACTGGGGAAAGAGGTAAACTTAACTATACTTGGAAGATTAACTAATGATAAAGTAGATGTTCTCCTGGTTAATAATCCATGGAGTAAAAACAAGTATCCTCACATTACCCTTTCAACTGCAGACGGCGTTGCCGCAAAGCAGAGTAATTATTATTTAGAAAAAGATTTCTATAAAATAAAAGAGGTTCAGGAAAAATCAGTAACTGGTATTATCACAGCAGCTTGGATTAAATAATGACAAGGGTATATTAGTTACACAGAAGTTTTTATTTGTGAAGAATTATTATTATATTTATAGTATAACAAAAACAAAATAATTATGACTAATTGCGAAAGATGTAATAAAGAAACACGTGTATTTACAATGTCTTGGTTTGATACTGAAATGATATGTAAAGATTGTGATTATAAAGAATCACAGATGAAGGAGCTAAAGCATGCGAAAGAGGTAGAGCTAGAAGAATGTTTAAAAGGAAACTTTAATTTTAAAGGTATAGGTTTTCCAAAAGGTAATAACAATTAAAATAAAATAAAATAATTATGAGCGAATTAACAACACAGTACTGGGCATTTCATTATCACATATTAAGTTTCCTAAAAGAAACTAGAGATTTAGAAGAAGCAAGACAGAGGTATGAAAAAGATAAAGTAGATTACTTTTGGAATTGGATGAAACATGACGAAGAGATGGATGAAAAGATATATGAATTCTTAAAGTAATAAAAGGTTTACTCCGTAGTAGCAACCAGACTCAGGTCTGGTTGTTGGGGGTTTATTTAATAGAACCAGCAGGAAACATTTCAGTATAAGATATAAAATTACCAATAAACATATGTTAGAAAATGGTTGGAGGTTAATGATTAGTTTTCATTGGCCACACGATAGATTCTGTTTAGGGTTCCAAACAATTAAACCTTCGGAAGAAGACCCTTATTGGACACTTACCTTATACTTATTAATAGCAACAGTGGATTTAGACTGGAACGGCACGCCAAGATAAACAGACTACCGTATTAGATCTAAAAGGAGGAGGGTAACTTTCTCCTTTTTTTATTACACAAGATTTTTATATTGTGTAATTTATTATTATATTTACTATATAACAAAAAGAAATAATGACTCAACCATTACAAAAAACTTTAGAATTAGCAACGGCTGCTCATGGAGAACAGACCCGTAAGTATTCAAATGACTTATATATTACTCATCCTATTAGAGTAGCTAAACGTATTGAAGAAGAAGGTGGGAGTGAATGTCAAATTGCAGCTGCATTGTTACATGATGTCATTGAAGATACGGAGGTAACAATTGAGCAATTAAGAGTTGCTTTACATAAAATATGGACTAGTCAAGATGCAGAGTATATCTTAAAGATGGTTATAGAATTAACAGATGTTTTTGTAAAACAGGATTTTCCTTTGTTAAATCGTAAAGCAAGAAAATTACTTGAAGCCAGAAGACTAGGCGGTATCAGCAAAGAGGCAAAGCAGATTAAGTTTGCTGATATAAAAGATAATCAGGATTCTATTGGTTTAAATCCAGATTTCGCTAAGGTTTGGAACCAGGAAAAAGAGGTAATATTATCTTATCTTAGAGGTCAACTTTAACCTGTTTTATTTTTTTAGAGCAGGTTTTAGTATTATATTTATAGTATAACATTAAAAACAAAAACAATGAATCAAGAATTACTAACAAAAGTATTATCTATTCCCACATATTTTGGTGAAGAAGACAAAATGATAAACTTCCTAGAGGAGTATTTAAAAGAAGCCAAGCTAAATTATACAGTAGATAAATTAGGGAGCATCTATGTCACTAAGGGTGATGCTGAACAGTATCCCTGCTTTATTAGTCATACTGACACTGTACATAAAGTAAACGAAAGATTAGAAGTTTACATAAACCCAGCAGGACATCTTCAAGGTAGAGATTGCGTTGATCATTCTAAACTTGGAATTGGAGGCGATGATAAATGTGGAGTTTATCTTTGTCTTGAAATGCTAGACCAGCTAGATAACGTGAAGGTAGCATTCTTTGTAGGCGAAGAGTTTGGAATGATTGGAAGTAAAGAAGCAGATCCTGAATTTTTCAGTAATGTAGATTACGCAATACAATTTGATAGTCCAGAAGGTGACACTATGAGTATGACTCTAATGAACAAGGCTCTCTTTGAAATTGATAGCCCGTTTGGAAGAACAGTAGAACCTATCTTAAAAGAAAGAGGAATTACTAAATGGCAACGTCACCCTTATACAGATGTGTATCAATTAATGATTAAGTTTGGATTTCCTTGCTTGAATCTTGCAGCAGGGTATCATAGTTATCATACCAAAGATGAGTATGTAGTTATTGATGAGGTTAATAATACTTTAGAACTTGCAAAAGAATTAGTAAATGATATTAAATTAAAGGTTGCGTTTCCAGAGAAACAAACAGCCACTCCGTAGTAAAGTATTTAAGACTTGTTTTTATGTTACCTGTTTAGTCTACTTAACCGTAGGCTTTTCGGGGGTTGTAGGGATATATAATAAAAACAAAGCTATGAATATAGATTTAATAGAAGACATAGAGATTGCTATACTTTCCATAAAAGATGGTAACATAGAGGAAGCAATTAAAATGTTAGAAGAAATCCAAGAAAAACACGGTTTTGATATTAACCCAAAGATTTTTCCCAATTAGCAGGTGCAATACCTCTGTGACTTTACTACGTGCTCTAGATACGAAGGTATCTTTACTACACTACCTCTGCGTTAGTAGCCCGATCCCTATTTAAGAAGGTTAACTTTATTACACAAAACAATTATTATATGTAATATTATAGTTATATTTACTGTATAACAAATTAATAATAATAATTAAAAAGGAAAGGATGAAAGACGAAGTAGTAGAAACCACGGTAGAATTGTTTTGTCGCGAATACGACGGTCACACTGAAATCAAAACATTTAGTAAAGACAAGGTTGATTTCCTCGAAGAAACATTAGAGTTCTTTAATCTAGAAAATCACAAAAAGGCTAGCAGTTGGAAAAAAGAGTGGAATAAAATACTAGAAGAAAGACCTAATGCTCAATTAGATAGTTACATAGGAAAAATAACAGGTGAAGAAATAGGGTATGATAGTTATATGGTTGACGGATGTGCTATGTACCGCGATGAATTATATTTATACACAGCCTGGGACAATTATGTAATAGGGGAATAATAATTAAAAAAAGAAAAGATAGATTAACCCGGTTTCCTACCGGGTTTTTTAGGGTCTACATGGATCCTGAATCCACATAACATAGAGGTAAAATAATTACACAAAAGTTTTTATTTGTGTAAAGTAATAGTTATATTTACTTATAACAATTAAAACAAAACAATTATGACAACAATTAAATTTTTCTTTAAGTTTCTATTTCTAGTAATAGTAATGGTGATCGCAGCGAGACTTTCTTTCGCAGTATTAAGTTTCCTATTAAGTGGATTAACTCTTCTTCTCGCAGTGTCTGCGGTGACGGTGGCGACAATGATGGTATTAGATAAGTCAGTAACTAAAATCTCTAAGTAATGATTCAAGAAATATTTAAATTCGCAAGTGAAGGTAATGCAGACGAAACGTATGCTAAAATAGTTGAGCAACATAACAATGAAGTAATGGATTACTTAGGCTTAACCATCTTAGCACGGAGGTATGAAAAAGCTCAACTCGATGATAAAGCATTTTGTAAAATTACCGTAATGCTAGTTGAAGAATCATTAGATTTGGATCTAGATAATAATCTTTAATATTTATAGTATAATATACATAATAACATGAGCAAGGAACTAACAGCATTAAAAAAAGATTTTAAACAACATTGTCCTGGCGTTCAGGTATCTTCAATGGAGGAGAGGCATCTCCCAGGTTGGAAACGTTTGGTTTTCAGGGATGGTTTAAACTGCGATGATATGTTAGACATATCTCTCTACTTGAGAAACAGGTTTGGTGTTGAAGGTAAGTATAGTCATAAGTTACCTAAGTTACATGAGTATCGAGGTGATTTAGTATTAACCTTCTCTGAAGAAGAAGTAAAAAGAGTTTCATTAATAATCACTCCGTAGTAACATGAAGACAGTATATCCAAAAGAACCGGCTCAAAGTTTTAATGATTGGGCACAATATATTAGAGAACAAATTAACTTAATTAAATCTAAGCAATATGAGACTATCAGGAAAAACAACAGAATACCAATGTGACAAATGTGGAAGTATTCACGAAAGAAAAGACATTGCTAGCTTATCCCAATACTTTCAACCTGGAGGTATAATAGAATACAAGCAAGGTAACTTAGGAGTTAGACATCTTTGTCAACCATGTAAGACCCAGTTTGAAGCAGAATACCAAGCATGGTTTACAAACTATAACTTTGTAAAGAATCCACCAAAGCACGTATTCATAGAGGTAAGCTAATTGCACAGAAGTTTTTATTTGTGAAGAATTATTATTATATTTATAGTATAACAATTAATAATAAAAATATGAAGACAAAACAAGAATTAACCCAAGCATTAAACTTAACTAATAAAGAGTTTGGTTTACTAGCAGACTATGCTTACTGCGACCAGTTTATGCCAGGAGGCGATGTAAAACAATGGCAATCCAGAATGAAGGAAGCTATGATGGAGGAAGAAGGAATCGAGATGGAGATAGGAGAACCTGTATGGAGACCTGGAGATAAAGATAAATTGATTAATATTTTCAATAGGGCTACTACATAGTAGTGTTGTTTTTTTGTTATGAACCCGCTTCGGCGGGTTTTTTTATGAGGACCGGTCTGGCAGGTGCAATACCCTTATGAAGTTAGATCGGTGCTAACATGTGGAGGTACAGTAGTAAACGTACCTTTAGGTTGCAGTATCTGTAGTAAAGTTGTGAAGGTATAATAGTTGCACAAATATTTCCTTTTGTGTATAGTTATTATTATATTTATACTATAACAAAAACAAATAATTATGGAAAAAACCAAAAACATATTACGCAGTATAATATATTATGCATTTCTATTGTTTTTAACTATAGGAATATTAGCGATATCATACCTAATGTGGTGTTTTGCAACAGCAATAGATTCAGGTATATGGAAGTTTTTTATAGGAACTTTAAATGGAGTAGTAGTTCTTTACTGTTTACATAATGGTATCACTTTTAAAAATAACAATAGTAAATGAGAAATATAGAACAAGACTATTTTAATATAAGCAAGGCTATTTTTAAAAAATATAAAATAGATTGCGAACTAAATATTAAACATGCAGAACCCGGTATCATGTATACTTTAGAAGGTAAAGGTAATAGGTTTAAAGCTGTTCTAAAAAATAATGCTGAATGGTCAATCATTAAGCAATAAAAATTACCCAATGTTTTAATGTCATTTTTAGATAAAGAAGATAAATGGTTTCTCGATAGTATGAAAGAGGAATTAGTAATAGCAGAAGAAGATAAAGAAATAATGGAGTATGCATTACTTGATGTATACTCTCATCAATTAACCAAAGATTTAGAGTATTACAGTGAAGCGCCGATAATGTTAAAGCATTGTCATTTAGCGGTTTTAGAAGACCTTCATGTTATGGAGGAAGAATACAAAGAAAAGGAAGAATACGAAAAATGTCAAGTTATATTATCTGTAAGAAATCAGTTAATTGAAAAATTTAACATCAAAGTAAAACCCGTAACTCAATCCTAGTATAAGATTATACAAAAAAATAATATTTATATGAGTAACACAACCTACAAAAAACTATCTACTGTTCAAAAATTAGTAGTGGTTAATCAAAGACTTAGACATGGTGATATGTCAAAAGTAGCAAGAAAAACAGAATTTAGTCCAACAACGGTAAAGAATGTTATCGAAGGCAAGACTGAAAACGGAAGAGTTCTTAACGCAGCATATGACCTTACAAGAGGAAGAAAGAAAAACTTTCAAGTAATTAAAGATTTCTCTGCAAAAAGAAACGAAACTCTAGTTAATTCTTAATAACTAAACTAAACTACTAAAAGGTGAATCTATTAGGTTCGCCTTTTTTAGGGTTTAGTAACAGGTTTACACCAATGATCCTGTATCCTTTTTCTTGAAGGTATAATACTTACACAATAGTTTTTTATTGTGTATAATTATTCTTATATTTACTTATAACTTAAAAACAAAATACTTATGAATACAATAAAAATAGTAGAAGATATCTTAAAAAAAGAAGGCTTTACTTATGCTGATTATATATTATCATTACAAGGTCCATCGGTAGTGCTTACACAAAGTGGTAATATAAAAATGAATCAGGAAATAAGAAGTAAACTTAAAGATTTAATTAAAGTAATTTAATATATTCACAGAGGTAAACTTTTTACACAGGATTTTTATTTTATGTAATAAATGATTATATTTATACTATAACAAAAACAAAATAATTATGGCAAAATCATCAGTAACACACACAGGTTTAAGAGAACTATTAACAACAGGGATTGTTAAATTCTATTTCAAGAAAGTAGGCGGCGAATTACGCGAAGCATATGGAACAACTAATCTAGAGGAAATTCCTTTTGATAAACGTCCCAGTGGAACAGGTCGTAGGCCTACTGGAGTAACACCGTTCTTTTGTATTCAGAATCAATCATGGAGATCTGTTTCACATTCATCAGAAGTTTGGGAAGGCTAAGATGACACAAGTAGAAAAGGTTAAAGAAGAGATACGGGGTATCGAGTCCCGTATCCTTTTCCTAGAAACAGACCGAACTCGAATAGAATCAGCATGGGCTGGACCACAGGGGTATACGCCTTATAACCACGGTCCATATTTTAGAAAATTAGAGAAGAGAAAACTAAGAGCGAAACTTAGAAGAAGAATCACTAGATTAGAATCACTCCGTAGTGGCGTAGTAGACTAAAAATTAACTTAGAGGTAAACTTTTTACACAGGAATTTTTATTTGTGTAAACTTTTATTATATTTACAGTATAACAATTAATAACAAAACAAAAATAATCATTATGAAATTTGAAGCATCAAGAGAATTAGCTCTATATTTTAGAGAAGTAGAATCAACAAGTAAATCTTTAACTAAAGAGGAGGAATTAGAATTAATCCCATTAGCTCAATCGGGCAACTCTAAAGCAATTAATCGTGTGGTTAATAGTTGCAGTAAGATGGTAGTTAAAGCAGCTAACAAATACATGGGACAAGGAGTTCCGGTAATGGATCTGGTTCAGGAAGGAAACATTGGAACCATGGAAGCTTTAAAAAGGTTTACGCCTGGAAAATCCAAATTTTCAAGTTACGCTCAACTCTGGATTAAAAAGTATATCAATGACTCAGTGGCAACCGTTGGGAGAATCGTAAGATTACCAATGAACCATGAGTTTGATATCTTTAAAGCTAAAAAAGCGGGTAAAGAAGTAGCTAACTTAAACACACTTAGCTTAGACCAGAAGATAAGCGATGAAGGTAATGCTACATATGGAGATATGTTTAATCAATGTCAACCTAGTATAGAAACAAAATACCAAGATGAGTTTATAAACGATCTAGTAAATAAGTACTTGAATAAAATCAATAGAGATAAAGACAGGGAAATCGTTAAAGCTTACTTTGGAATAGGTAGAGACTATCCATTAACAGGCCAGTTACTTTCAGATGAGTTTGGTATGTCTAAAGTTGGAGTAAGTAGAATAGTTAATAAGACACTCTCTGAATTAAGAGTAGCTGTATAAAAAGGTTACTCCGTAGTGACCGCCGTGAACCGGGCTCCACTTGAAAGTAGTGAATCGAGGACGTAGGTATTTTTAACCCGCATTTATTGCGGGTTTTTTTTGCATACAGGTTTGGTAAATCACAGCCAGTACAATATAGACAAAGGTATAATACTTACACAAAAGTTTTTATTTGTGTAAAGTAATAGTTATATTTATAGTATAACAAATTAATAATAATAATTAAAAAAAGAAAGGATGGCAAATGAAGTAAGAAAAGAAATACTAAATTTAGTTGAGAGCAAATGGAGTAAAGTTGATTCCATAGAAAAGCTAATAGATGATTTAAAAAAGTTACGTAATAAGTTGACCAAATCAATAACTATGTATAGCTTAGAAGATTGGCAACTTTCAGAAGAGTCATATCCAGAAGATGATGTAAAGTTCTTAACCTGTCTTTGTAGAGACTTTGCATGGATGGAAGAGGAAGATATCAAAGAGGTGATTAAAAGATATAATAAACACCCAAATAAAAACGATAAATTCATAAGCGATTTAATAGAAGATGTAACTGAAGGAAAAATTATATATAAAACGTTCAATTATGAAAAGGGATATAAAGTAGAAAATTGGGATAGATGGATTTTTTATAATGAACCATACATATGTTATTAAAATAATATCAACCCGGTTTTATACCGGGTTTTTTAGGGTTTACTTGAATCCTGAATCCACAGAACATGGAGGTAAACTAATTGCACAAAAGTTTTTATTTGTGAAGAATTATTATTATATTTATACTATAACAAAAACAAAATAATTATGAGTAAATTAAAAATTGGAGACAAGGTAATTTGGAAAGGAAGTTGGGGAAGCGATGCACCTCAACAAGCAATCGTTGAAGGTATTGATTTAACAAAGGGTGGAAAGTATGGAGACCCAGTTAATGAAATAGAGTGGTCACAAGTATATGATAGAAATGTAGTAGTTACATTAGACAATGGACACTGGGCATACGCAAGTCAAATCAGTAGGAGACAAAGGTAAACTTTATTACACAGGATTTTTTTATTGTGTAGATTATTAGTATATTAGCTATATAACAAAAACAAATAATTATGACAGAAGAAACAGAAACAGTAACAGGTACCCCAATTGGATTGCAAGAAACCGCAATGTTCGCAGACCGCGAAGATATAATGGAGGCATTTAACTATGCTAAGCAAGTAATTGAAAGTAGCACCAGTCCAGAGATGGCCGTATATGGCACCACAGCGATTCAGGTGATATGGAATACATTAGCTAATAGATACCATATAATCAAGAAGTAATGGCAGTAGGATACATAGAAAACAAAGATGGTGAGAAAGCATTATACTGCACCACAACAATGCAAGCATTTGGACCAATATTATATGAAGAAGATGATGTAGAAGACTTCTTAGAATGGTTACCCATCGATGCTAGACATTATTCAAACCCGGATTTAGATAGTAAATACTACGACTGGAAACGGGAGTTGGAAGACGCAAAGGTACAATTAGAAAAGGACCATAAGAATGGTCTTTATGGAGAACAATATTAAACTTAAAAACAATAACAATGGGACTAGACCAGTATGCATACATGACAAAGGTAAAACTTAGCAAAGCAGTAGACTTTGGAGAAGAGTTAAACAAGGCAGTTGAATCAAACAAAAACGCCTATGATGAAATCAACTATTGGCGTAAGCACCCTAACTTACAAGGTTGGATGCAAAGGTTATATGAAAAGAAAGGTGGGCAGAATCCTGATTTTAATTGTGCACCTGTTGCATTAACCCAAGAAGACATTGATAATCTAGCACAAGATATACTAGATAATAATCTTCCTCAAACCAGTGGGTTCTTTTTTGGAGAATCTATTAGAGACGAGGAACAGGAGAGACATGACCTGGAATTTTGCAAACAGGCAAGCGGAGCTATTAAAGAAGGGTATACTGTATTCTATGATAGTTGGTGGTAGAAAATATTTAGATAAAGGCTACTCCGTAGTAAACATTTAGTATAATAACTATTCAAGAGCTACTATTGTAGATTTTGTTTATTGATACCCGGTTAGCATATAGCTGGGTATTTTTTTGTTTATTGATACCCGGTTAGCATATAGCTGGGTATTTTTTTATGAACAGAGGTTTGTCAACTACTATTATTCACAAACATAAAGGTAAACTAGTTAGCACAATAGTTTTATTTTGTGTATATATTTAGTATATTAGCTATATAACAAAAACAAATTAATTATGAATAACAAAGAAGTATATGTATTATTAGAAACCACGCCTGATTATATATCAACACTGGTTTACAAAGAAAGAGATGAGGCTATTTTAGCGTTAAAGGAAGTAGCAGAAGAAAATGATATGGAATATCATGAAGGAGATAGTGAAGCAGATGGGGGAGAAATATATGCAGAAGTTAGAACTGAAACATTAAATTAATTATGAAGAACGAAACAGTATCCCAATACAATAGGATAAAGAAGGCTCAAGCCAAGTGGAACCGCGAGAATCCAAATGAGCAGATGAACTTTGCAACGTTCTTAGATAAGTATGAAAAAACAAATAGCAGATTTAAAAAATAGATATGAAAAATTACACAGAATTTAAACACGACCCAGAAGTAGAAGAGTTAGCAAGGCAACATGTAGGTAGCGGCATAGACTATGGATATTTTGTTTCAATTGGAAATGGAGTAGTACAAATGGATAATGACGACCTCATCCCTTTTGAAAAGAGCGAAGAATCAGTTTCTTCAAAGATGATAAAGTTCTTTAAGAATAAACAAGATGCCAAAGACTTTGCAAATAGCATTTACATTGGTGAAGATACCGACATAGGTTGGGTAAGAATAGAAGACGAGCATGGAGAAATGCATTGGCGATTTGTGGAAGCGGTACCAACAACGAGGTACGTTAACACTATTGTAAATGGTCCATGGGAATATTCACCTAAAAGAAGTAGCATAGGATAAAGGTAAACTATTTACATAAAAATTATATTCTGTGTAATTAATTTAGTATATTAGTATTATAACAAAAACAAAATAATTATGGAATGTTCAATTTGTAAAGAAGAAATCGAGAAACAAGTAGACTCATCAACGGGTAAAGTATTCTGGGACCAGGGTCATAATGCAGATCCCCTGGTTGAAGACGGAAGGTGCTGTGACACTTGTAATTACACCAAAGTAATACCAGCAAGATTAACTAATATATTAAAAGGATAGACATGGCAAAGTACACAGAAGAAAGGTTACAGAAATTGCTAAAGGATCTAGGATTCAGCAGCGGTATACCAGATGACGAAGCATATGACATAGCTGACTCAATAGTATACGAAGAAGAAGGTTTAAAAGAATACTTGGAATCCAAAGGAATCAAGGATCCAGTAGGTTATATTGCAAATAGAGTTTAAAAAAAAAGGAATGAAGAAAAAGAACACACGCAAAGGTAAAAGTTATTGGAAAGAGGATGGTGCATATCAAAAAGAATTTGATAAATTAGAAAAGGAACTAGTACCTGCATCAGGCGAAGCAGAAACAGACCATGGTAAAATGCTAAGGGCAATATGCAGGTTATACTATGATTTCTGCAATAACGGAAACGGTAATGTATTTCAAGAATCATGGGGAGAACAGAGTATAAATCCATTCTATGAAGAAATGCTCGATGAATTAGACCTATATATGGATGATAGGGATTCTTTTGAAAAACTAGAACAGTTTATTAAATGCGACCATGGCGCTAAGTACCCTGACTTTACCAAAGACCAAATGGCCATATATGATAAAGTAGTAGATGAAGTAGTATATCAGATAATAAAAGAGAGGGAAGAGGCTCTACAGGAAACTACTCCGTAGTAAATTTTTAGTATAATATAGATATGTTAAAGTGGATAAACAATATAATAGAATCTAAACAGGAACAGGAAAGGCTTGATGTCTTGGCGAAGGAGATATTGGCTCAACAAGTTAATAGGGAAAAACTAGCAGATCTTATAGATTTAAGAAGAATAACTATAGGTAATGTAAGGTATCTTAGGTCATACTTAAATACTCTTAACTCAGTATCAAACTGTATTAAAGGAGGCAGCGCAGCTGAAACACGTAAAAAACGTCAGAGAGCTAAAGCTCAAATAATATGGGTTGCAACTAAGTTAAAAGAAGAGGAATCTATGGAAATCTATTTTAACCAACAGGTTCAAGAGCAAGGCAAACTAATTGCATAAAAGTTTTATTTTGTGTAAGTAATTTAGTATATTAGCTATATAACAATTAATAACAAAAACAAAATAATTATGGCAACAAGATCAAGAATTGCAGTGGAATTAGACAACGGAACAGTTAAATCAGTATACTGTCATTGGGATGGATATCCAGATGGAGTAGGACAAGACTTATTAAATCGAAGTTTTAATTCAACGAGAGAAGTGGAAGACTTTATAGACGAAGGTAGCAGATCTACAGTAGATGAATCCTATTATGAAAAATACGGTGAATCAAGAGGAGAGGAATTAGAGGAACCAAATGTTCATGCATCAGTAGATGATTACTATAGCAGTGACATTGAAGAGTATGGATACCTATTTACTAAAAACAACAACTGGCATGTCAAGAGTGCATATGGTTCTATAGATGACCTAGTTGAAAACGTAATATCATAACATATAATTATACTTTTGTGTAATATTTTAGTATAATATATAATATAGAAAGGTTTTAAAATAACAAAGCAGGCGATATACAGAGGAGGGGACAACACAGGCGCTAGTGATCTGAAACCTTAAAACAGAGATCCTCTGTATATCCATTTAAATTTAAATATGCAACATAAAGCAAAGTTACAGGACATAGAAGACTTTATTGCTCAAAGAAAAAAGGATTATTTAAGAGATATTAGACATTATAGATCAACGAGTCAGGACGAGGTAAATTTAATATATCTACAAATGGCTGAAAGTGGTCTTCTTTTTGTAGAAGAACTAGGAAAAACCTTTTTTAACTGGGAATAAATTAGTATAATAATAAAGATGGCAAAAGGAATATACATACAAGATAAACCAAACGTACTCAAAACATTGGGTACACTGATTACTATAGGAATATTGATAGGATATTCTGTATGGGCTGTTATCAATAATGAACAGGATCCAGTATATAATTCTAGTAAAGTAGAGTCAATTGTTTCTGAATGGAAACAGGATATTAATAATGCAGGAATAGATGCTGATACAGAGATTAAAACAGTAGACCGAATATTGATAGTAGATAGTATACCATACGGTTTCTTAAACAGCGAATCCACTACAGATATAATGGGCAGATCCGATTTAAGTACTAGAACAATATGGATTCTAAACAGGCCTATGGAAAGAGATCAACTTAAAGCTTTAATATATCATGAGCTTGGACACTATGTATTTAAATTAGACCATGAAGGTACAGGTGATATAATGTCAACTTATATAAAAGAAGATAATGGATATTATGCCCAGAATTGGACTCAATTATTACCTAGGTATTTACAAAAATGTAAAGAAGCTAGCTAATGGATTGGAAAAAATTAATACAAAATACTGATACTTTAAAATTGCTTTCTTTTTTAAAGGACCATAATAAAGATGTTTTTTATAAAGTAATATATAAAATATTAATAAGATGTCCTGATGAAATGTTAAGTGAAAAGTATAGTGTTTCTGAAAAGATAGATGCATTAGAAAAAATGAAAGATCATTTTACAATCTTAGAGGAGTATGAAAAATGTAGTAAAATAAAAATTATAATAGATGGAATCAAAGAAGATATTATACTTAGTAACAATAAGTAAAGACATAGTGCCAGGGGAAGATCACTCCGTAGTAAACACTTTTTGGGATACGACTGCGGTATGTGGAACAGTAAAAAAAGCATATAACATAGGGCTATGGATGGCCGGAATAAAGGAGTCCACCCATACTTACAGAAAAACAGCTGACACCGTTAGAGACGAGGGTATAGTTTTCATAGGAGAAAAGAATAATCCGGAAGAATCCAGAATAATCATCACAAAGGTTAAACGGTTTTAGATAAGTTTTTACTTGCCAATTAAATTTAGTATATTAGTATTAATAAAACACCAGTTATGAAGTATTTAAAAAACATATTATCGATATTATTATTAACTACAATTGTTGCATGTAGCAATAGCACTAGCAATGATTTAAAAAGGCCAAGTGATATACCAGAAGGGGTTCCTCCTAAATGGACACACTGGCATCAAGAAGCATATGATGATGGAAGAATAGGATTCAACAATGATTCATCTGTAATGGTAGTCATATCACCAAGACCCGGTTTAGATTTAAATAATTTTAAAATCGATGAAACTCTAGTAAAATGATAAAGGGAATATTTAAAATTTTCATAGTAGCATGCGTAGCTGTTATATGCTTTGGATACCTCGGGATATATCAAAAAGGGGAGTTGCAAGAAACAAATCATTATAAGCATATAGGAAAAGGTATTGGTAAAACTTTCAAGGAAACTAGTAAGTTACCTGGTAAAGTAAAAGAAAGTCAGCAATGGCAAGACCTTAAAGAAGGATTTTCAGACACAACTAAAACTAAATAAAGATGCATACATTTGAAACAATTGCTAAAGCCAGTACTCCTAAATCAGTTAAGGATAAGATATTAGAATTAAGGAGATTTCAAGCAAGGCTTCATGAATACTATGACATTCCACTAAGAGATAATGGTTGGAAAGAATATAGTGAAGCCCTTAAGCTTCTTGAAAAATCAGAAAAGACTTATAAAGTGGCTCAAGAAATGTGGAATCTAGAATGGCTTATAGAAGAGTTACGAAACATAGAGTCCTCAATTGAACAGATGGGTAATTGTATTGAAGAATATTTAAAACTTGATAAGGATTCTGTGGTTAAATAATACATGATTACACAGCTTGAGTTTGACAGAAGAATTGCTCATAATACTAAATTATTTAATAAGCAAATAAAGTCAAACACATTTACACCTAGTAAATATTATTTGTTCGATAAAAAACCCAAAGAACTAAGTACGATAGAATATGGTAAATTATACCATGATATTTATGCCGCAATAGTTTGCGGCACTCTTGTTTTGTCAGATCTCACAGCAAAAGATTCCATAATGATGAAACGTGGAAAGTTCACAAAGGTAGAATTAAAAACCTGTTATATCAAGACCAAAGGTATATTCATGAACACAGCAGGAAGTTTAACAGTGGGTTATAGAACACCTATCCTTAATTATATAAAAGCTACATATCAAAATGGAGCATACCATGAAGAAGACATGCCACTTTATTTAGTAGTATGCGATGCAACAGATAAATGGTCGAACGGAGGAATAATAGGCGTATGGCAAATGGATGGTGATAAAGTAAATGGATTATTAAAAGAATCCTCAAAAATTAGCCTGAGTAAATTTATGAAGCATGGAAAAAGAAAGCGTACCGATGTGGATACCATAGGTTGGACACAATGGTATAATACTATCTCAAAGAGAGTACCCGTTAGAGCTCAATGCAATATTTAATTTAAAATTTTGTTTAAAAATTGATTATTTTTTAGTATATTAGCTATATAACAAAAAACAAATTAATTATGAGTAAGGAAAAAGAATATGCATTCTGTAAAGAGACTAAGATTACCACTAACGACTTAGAAACATATTACTTTACAAGGGTAGATGGAGACTTGATATCAGGTTCAATGTCAACAGATTTTAAAGTAGCAAAACAGTGCTTTGAAGAAATCATAAGCTTAAAGGGCGAAACAGCAAGGGAAGAAGTATTGGAAATCGTAAAATCTTAATTATGAGAAATTGGAATCTAGATAAAGGATTTAAAATATACTTTAATCTTCATAAGAAATGCTATAGTGTCCAAGCATGGGACCAGGATAAAGCGGGTTGGAGAGTATTTAAACATTCATTTGCATTGCACGTAAAGGATGCTAAGATGTTAGTCAACGAAACAGGGAGGCAAAGGGTTATAAAAGAGAAACGTAAAAACGTACATGCTTTTATATTTGCTCCACGTGCAGAAGAGTATAAAAAAGGAGTAACTCCACGTTTTAAAAAGGTTTGTACTTATAATCCATATAAAGCAGGATACTTCCAAGATAAAGATACTAAATCGCCTATATATGAATTACCTGAAGCGGTATTAAGACATGGAGCAGTTTGGTATTAAATATTTAAAAGCCTAAGCTCGAGTGGCGGAATAGGTAGACGCGCCGGACTTAAAATCCTGTGGCCATTATGGCCGTGCCGGTTCGATCCCGGCCTCGAGTACTAAGCTTTTACGATGTGCACCCATAGCTCAGCTGGATAGAGCAACTGCCTTCTAAGCAGTAGGTCTCAGGTTCGAATCCTGATGGGTGTACCATTAAACCAGACCGGGAGAAATGCCTCCTTTGGTATGGGCTTATAACTCAGTTGGTTAGAGTATCTGACTCATAATCAGAAAGTCCCAGGTTCGAGCCCTGGTGGGCCCACGATGTCATCTGACATCATGATGTATCTTCCAGGATACACCATAATTATTTTTGTTTAGGGGCTTGTGAAAGCAAGTCCCGATTGTTATGATGAGAGCCGGTGTAATTAGCCGGCTCTTTTTTTGCATACAATCTAGTGTTACCTTTGTGTTGTTAGTACTGGCAAATTTTACAAAGGTCAACTTTATTACACAAAAGTTTTATTTTATGTAAATAGTTAGTATATTAGCATTATAACAAATAAAAATAATTTACTATGGAAGATTATATTATAATTAGATTAGGAATCCCAATACCTACTGAAGAGGAGTTTAAGTTAGTTAATGATATATCAGAAGGCGAGCCTATAGGTGGACCAGTGTTTCCAGATCAACCGGGAATGTCAGGTATCATAACTATACTTAAATCTAGATTAAGCTCTCGAGAAATATCTAATAGGTTTCAAGAAATTAGCATAGGCTTAATTGAAAATAGCGAAGGCAAAGATGGAAATGTATTTCCAGTAATGGTCTTTAAAATAGATCCTACTAGTTTTGCATATAACAATGATATGTCTCAATTTTTAGAATGGGGTAAAGCTTTCAAAAAACATTTAAACATAGAATCAAGCGACGAAGGTAAAACTCAATTTACAGATTCTTTTACTTTAGATAATCTACTTGACTTAATGAACGAGAGAGGTGGAGGCTTTGAAAAACTAAGCAGTAAAGAGCAGGAAATATTCAAGGAACTTTCTGATAACATTTAAAAATAATTTAGTATATTAACCGTAACCCTATAAAATAAAAACAAAAATGATAGAGATTAAAGGAGGAAAAAAAGAGCAATCCATTCGTCAGTGGTTTAATGACAACTTCACACGTTACCCAGAGGGAACCAGCATGGTAGACCTATATGACAAACTAAAGCGTGATGTAACTGAACACACCATTTCATATGGAATGCTTAATGGTATTATGAAAGATATAAAGAGTGAATCTCAAGAAACACCTGAACAAGTAGAGACAAATGTAATAGATGCGGCTGACTCCGTAGTGGCAATTAATGATTTGGAATTTCCTAATTTTAGATTACTTAAGTCTAATACTTATATTGACGAGCTTTTATCAGATCATGAAGAAGGCGGAGGCCAATATACTGGAACGGTTACCGTGGTTGTTGGAGAATCCGGAGTAGGTAAAAGTACAGTGATGTTAGATGTTATAGCTAATCTTAAGCAGAATAACCCTGATGCTAATATACTCTATGTAAGCTCAGAGATGACCCGTAATGACATATATTTCTATAAAGAAAAGACACCTATCATTGGGGATATTCCAACCCTGTTAATGATGGATTATATCCATACAGGCAACATGGACCAGGTGTTAGAGAAAGTTGCATTTAGTGGAGACTATGATGTTGTACTACTTGATAGTTTTCAAGACATGGTGGTAAAGTTTAAAGATATACTTGGGTGGAAAGCTACATACGCTGAAACCTGGTTAACTAACATTATGATTAGCGCAGCAGATAAAATGGGTATAGCAGTCTTGGCAATTCAACACCTTACCAAAGGAGGAACCTATGTAGGTAGTACATATCTCAAGCATGCTACCACTGCAATGTTAGAGTTTAGATTTGACACAGAAGGTGCACGTTACTTAGAGTTCTCAAAGAACCGTAGAGGTGGAAGTAATATTAATAAACCACTTTACTATACTCTTGAAGATGGCAAGATTAAGTATGATAAGGAACGCTTTGAATCTACGCAAACTGTGAAACAAATGGAGTCTACTGAGTTGGAACGTAAGCGTGAGGCAGAGGAAACTTTTAATAGAGTATTCTTAGGCATGGGAAATGAAACCATTGAGGATAACTCCGTAGTGGAACAAGAAGAGGGGCAGGAGACAGATTTTGAAATAGTTAATCTTATCAACCAGGATTAGTATAATATTAATAACATAAAAAAAAGCAATGATACAACAAAAAGAATTTGATATTTTAAAACGGGATCTTATCTCAAGGGATGCCATGACTAAAACAGTAACGCTACAACAAATAGATGTTACAACAAATGGAATCAAAGACGGTTTCATTAAGGTACAGGGACAGTTGGTCCCAGTGAGTAAAGGCTTTTGGGCAAAGTTGGCCAAAACAGTAAATGTAAATAGTGGACTAGCTACTAGTTTTATGAAGAACGATGATGAGCAAATCTATGCTACACTCATCAAGGCAATCAAGCAGTATAAATCTATTAGGTCAAATAATGCTCAACAGCAATATCAATTGATAGCTGATCCAGAGAAGAGAGAAGTTAATAACATAATTAAAGGCAGCAGTAGTGGCAGGTTATCAATGGAGACTATTTGCGATATATCTGAAAAGATACTCAACGATAACCCTAACATGGGTCTACAATCAGCCGGTAGTCATGGAGGCTTAACTACTTTTAATTTTATTAATTCATCACCTATTAAGATGGAAGGCTTGGGTGCAGACGAGGAGTTTAACTTTGGTTTTACTATTAAAACTACGCCCACTACTACTGGATTAGAACTCTATAACCAGAGGTTGATATGTGCTAATGGTATGAGAATAGGTTTAGGTAACGGTGCAGTTGCAGGTAACCTTGCCGATGTAGGTGAAAAGTTTAATCTAAAGAGTTTAAAGCCAGGAAACATTGATCAATTCTTAAACCAGATAAAGCGCATTGAGGCAACTGGTTTTGTTCCACGGGGTTTTAGAGAAGCAATAGCTTCAAGTCAATCTACCCGTGCAAGCTTTAAAGAATTGGAATCAGGTATAGCTTTAATTATGCAGCAGTTTCCAGATGCTGAGTCGGCTAAGGATTATAGAAAACTGGTTACTAGTTATTTCCCTGCGTTCTCTTCTAGTGCACAGCGATTGGCTAAAACAGGTCTTGATCCATATAAAATGAATGATCGCCAAAAGAGTAATATTAAAACAGGCATGTCAGTCTGGGATGTGATTAACAATCTTACTTTCTTGGGTAGTAATAAGTCTGAGTTTGATATAGTTAATCCAGAGTCACTTAAATCACAAGGTGGTAGATTACTTAATAAAGCAATTACTACTGGACTAGATCTTCAGTATGCTAACTTGCAAACATTATAAACGTTGAGTTTGATTTTATAGGGTAAAGTCAAATAACCCGAGACACCACAGGCCAGTGGTGTTTTTGGGGGTGATAATAGTTACGGGCACGTGTGTGAATCTCGTTGACTAGTAACACGGAGGTAAATCGCAAACACAGAGGTAATTACACCTTGCGTCTACGAACAGGCTGTTCAGGCACCTGTGACATATTACCTTCGAGTCTCTCCAACCCGGATTGTTTCATGACCCGGGCCAAGTCAGCAGATTGCTCATCCTGGTAATGGGGATCTGTAATCCACTGGTTCATCACTATTAGGGCCACTCCGTGATATTTAAATAACATATCAAAGATACCAAAGGCAAACCGGCTCAAGCGGCACCTCGTCTCAATTACTACATTATCGACCCGCTTTTTTAATATATCCTCTATCAACTGTAGAAGCTGAGGTCTATTGTAATCTGAAGCGGGCCTCCAATCCTCATAAACCTTGTCAAAGGTAAGCCCCCTCTTGGTACTCCACTCGTAAGCCAACCTCTTTTGCTCCTCCATCTTCTTCTTATTAACCTGACTGCTTGAATCCACCCGGCTATATAAAACAGTCCAATGCTCGCGCTTTAACCTCTTACCCACCATAGTATACACATCATCCTCGTAATAGTTATATCTCCCGTTAGGTAACTTGGTTACACGGATATATCCCTTCTGTATATACCTCTTTAAAGTGGTTGAGTGACACCCAATTACTTCTAAAGCCTGTCTCTTAGTCATATCTATTGTGTTATTTAAGTTTATATATCCATAACCGGTGCTTAGGTAACCTATGGGTACTAGTGTAATCTGTATCCGCAACCGATCCTACCCGGGAAACACCCCTCCTGGGTTACTCCGTAGTGGATTGGGAGTCCCCAAGGCTTGACCTTACACAGAAACCTCATTTTGGGTAACACCAAGGGGGTCGCGATTGGGCAGGTATAGGGTAGGGTTTTACTCCGTAGTGGCCAGCGGGTAGAGGTTATCTTATAGGGTTGGGTCGGGTTCCTGTCTAGATCTACCCGTTTCTGGTTCTAGAGATTACTCCGTAGTGGAAGTTTTCTTATAGAGGTTATTAAAGCAGGTTTATCCTGATCTTTTTTTTATTTCTCTCTAGGTATAGAAGTATTATTATTATAATAAACGGGCGAGGGCAGGGTCTTCACGGCCCCGGACTCTTGTTTTACTCCGTAGCAGTTTAGATAAATAATCCAGTAATGAAATACCTAAAGACATATCTTAAACTAAACGAATCATGGCCTACAATGAAAGTAGATACGCTACTTGTTCCTAAACCTAAACAGAGTCTTAGACAAAGGTTAATACAGAGCGCAACAGAGGAGGAACCAGAGAGAGGTAGCCGTGGAGGTACTCTTACTGGGGCGGAGATAATGCAGGCCAGCCCGGATGGATACTATTACCATGGTAGTCATATGCCAGATTTAACCCGGGGTAACGTTAAACTATTTAGCGGTGAGGAGGCGATTGGTAATTCTGGAATTGGTGCTAGATATGGATTCTATATTACAAACGATATCTCTAATGCCTATCAATATAGTTTTACATGGATCAGTGGAGGTGAATCTGCTCAACGACTCTTAGGGGAGGGTGAAGCCATTGTAGACCGGATGCGGAGAGATTCCCTAGAGGAGGAGGCAGCACTGGTTGAAGCAAACCGTTACGGTAAACCCTATAGCCTAGTAGAGAGTTTTGCTAAGGAGTGGGGATTCACTGGGCGTGACATATATCAACTCCGGGTTGGTGACAAGAGATACTGGCCTTTTTATAGCGTGCTAGCCGGGGTTAAACGAGGTTTTTGGCCATCACTTTACAGGGTAAAGCTGAGACCCGGCGACAGGTATCTACCTCATCTAGACCTAGACATAACAGGGGAAGAAACAGTGGAGTATACCCAGGGCGGAGTGGTTGGAATATACAATGGAAAACTTGGTGGCAACAGTTTAGACAAGCGGGATGAAGTTGCTATATTAAACCGACACGCTATTGCTAGTATGGAGCGGGCTGATGACGCAACTTTTGCCCGAGGCAGACGGCAGTTCTGGACAACGCAGGGTCACGGTGACAAGCAGCATGCAATGTGGGAATTTGCTAAAGGGCTACTTAAAAAATATCCGGGTTACTAGATGAGTTCAAAGTGGAATCAAAGAGATGAAGAGATACGGGAGGCAAAGTCCCTGGAGACCCCAATGTCTAGGCTCGTTGAGCTGTGTAGATCCCAGGACCTAGTTGTGAGAATGATTGCTGTAACTAATCCTAAAATACAGCATTATGGATCAGATGCACTAGACCCTAAAACCCATAGATTTTTTCAACAAGTGGAATTCTGGTTGCTTGCCCCGTAGTGGTTTAGATAAATAAAGATTAAAAACAAGACTATAATGAGTGGAAAAATCAAAACGTTAATCGCTATTTCTGGAATATTATTAATAACTGCAATCAGCGCATGTGGATGGCAAAAGGCTGATGCTTTAACCAACCTAACCGTGATGAGACAGGCACCAGGTTTTAATCAACATGCAGAGATGATAGAATACAAAGCAACACCTTTTAAAACAAGCTGGAAATATCAATGTGGTTATGGAAAACCTCTGACTCTAGTTTTTCAAGGCGCAACCCTGGAAGTCACCGTTAACGAGGCAGGACAAGGCCAATATACGCTCCTCGCAAAGGAATTGAATGGGCAATAAAAGTTTAGCCCGCTATCAACAACAGGTTTACTCCGTAGTAAAACAAATAAATAAATAATGAAAGCAATACTAGATGCTATATACAAGCAAAGTGCATATAAATCTCAATATTTACTATCTGAGAATGACAAGAAAAAATTCAAAGAAACAGGTTCTCACGCCACTTATGGAGAAATAACACAAGAGGCCACTGATTCTATTTTAGAATTATTTCCAGACAAGTTTAATGAAAAAGCTGTGTTTTACGACCTAGGTTGCGGAGTAGGTAAAATGGTTTGTCATATAGGTTTAAAGACTGGTGCTAAATCAGTAGGGATAGAGCTTTCTGAAAAGCGGCTACAGGGTGCGCTTGATACCAAAGCTAGATTCTGTAAAGAATTAAATAATATAGTTTTTCTAAAAGGCGATTTTTTAAAGCTAGACATAAGAGAAGCTACTGTGGTTTATTGCGATAACACCGTAATGCCAAATGAAATTACCCTTGGTATATATGATAAATTGCAAACTGGATGTGTATTTATTTATAGAAAATCTATAAGTAACGAGATTGATGGGCAAGTTAGTTTAAATGGACCCGATTGGGTTACTACTTATGGAACAACCAGAATAAGATACGTAATAAAAAAATAATATAATTCACGAGATTTAATTAAATCTAATGTAATTGTTATGCGTAATACTGTATCTTATCTGTAAAAATAAAAAAGCCCTTAGATCACATTAATGGTGAAACTGGGGTATCTAAATACTGCAAAGTAAAGGTATGTTATTTAGATTTTAAAAATTAGTAAACATTAGATATGAGATGGCTAAAAATTAGACACAATGAAGGTTACGATTTAATAAATATTCAACACGTATATAGGTTAGAAATAAGATCTGATAAACCTAGTGAAACAGAATACGACGAGTCTCTTAAAGAAAAAGCAGATGATACGCCAGTGTCATATGAAATAGTTTTATTTGATGCAAATTCTATAATGCCAACTGTTTTTGCATGGAATACTTCAGAAGAAAGAAATATGGTTTTAAAAAAAATAGAAGAGGCTTTAAACGTAATAAACTTATAGAATGAAATCATTAAGCGGAAAAAATAAAAGTTTAATTCAGAAATTTAGATTTTTAAAATCAGATTTAGAATGGAGAAAGGTAATAGTAGAAGAATCCAGGCAGGAATTTTTAGATGAAGTAGCTAAAAACGTAGATGACGTACAGGAATTATTAGGAACAGATAAACCTGATTCTAATGAGAATCCAAACGTTGAAGATAAAGAAAGCATTTTAGAAAATAATCACAGTGATCCTGAAAACAAAAGTCTCAAGAAAATATACTGGAATATATGCAAACTAACGCATCCAGATAAGGATAAAACCAACAAGTATGAAGATATATTTAAAAGAGCCAGCTTGGCTTATGAAACTTTAAATGCTTTAGAATTATTTGTAATATGTGATGAACTTAAAATAGAATATGAAATATCAAAAGCCAATATGAAAATAGTAGACATAAATATTGCAGATCTTGAAAAACAAATAAGCAATGTAACAGGTACTTACATATTTAAATTTAATGAGTCAGAGACCAGTAAAGAAAAACAAGACATCGTTAATATGTTTATTATTACTAATAAATTAAAAAACCTAAAACGTAATAGGTAAAATGTTTAGCAAATCTAAAAATTGTTATGTATAAAAAAGAGGCGTGTATTGCTACACGCCTCTATAGAAAATAATACTATTTAAAGTATCTTATTAACCTTCTGAATTTGGATCTACTAGTGGATCCAATGTTGCAACCTCCTTACTACGGAAGTCTCCGATTGCAGAAGCATAATCATTTTCACCTTCTATAGGTCTTACGAATTTACCTTGTCCAGCAAAAGGGCTAGTTAAATTAAATTCATATTGTTTTAATTCTCCTACTCTTCCTGAAATAGATAATCTACCACCATCTTTGTAAATGCCATTTAATGACCTTTCCATTGATATACCTACTACTCTTTCATTTAAGTATGTAGTTGTGTAGTCTTCTCCTTCGTATACTTCTACGCCATTCATTTTAACACTTAAAGTGTATTGATGAATTGATTCGGCTGGAATAATCATTCCATCTTGTTCTTGGTCTGCCGTAAAATCAATATCAGTTTTAGTACGAATGTTCATGACGTTGAAATCAGCCACTTCTGTAATATGATTAAATATCTCAGCAATACTGTTGACACTATCCTCATTTTTATCATCAACCAATTGATCAATAGATTCCATCATCATTGATCTTTCTTTTGAAGTCACAGCTTGTTCGTCCTCGAAAGTGCTTTGCATCATCTTCTTCCATTCGCTGTCTTTGTCTTTATAATCTTGGTACTCAGTAGCTTCTTCTTCACGTACATCGTTTAAGTTAGACCATTCAAGATCATTCTTATCTCTGTATAAAGCAGTTTCTGATTTAACCGTCTTAAATTGATCTTCGGTTTCTCCAACAAATTCAGACAAATCATCTTGTGTTGTTTTAATAACTGCCGAGAGTTCTGTTTTAGCTGATTCTAGTTTATCATCTGCTGCTGTTAAGCCAGTGTCTATTTTACCATCAACTCTAGTGAATTCATCATTTTGAATAATTTGGTGTTCATCAACTTTAGCATCAAGATCACTGATATCACTATCTACTTCAGATTTAAGTGATACGTTTGCGTCACTTGCGTCTTTAACAGCTTTAGCAATTGAATCTGCATCAGCTTGCTGGGCGTTATTAACAAATGTTAAGAACTCAGATAATTTATCATAAGCACCATCTCCATCTAAATCTAGATCTAAATTGGTTCTTACAAAAGTATCCAATGATTCGTGACTTGTCTTTAAAGCAGAATGATTGCTATCTTGTAAAGCTTGTTCTGAAGTAATAATTGCTCTATACTCACCTTCTTCTTTAAGAATCGCTGCTGCTGCTGCTACTCTAGCTGCTTCAACATTTGCTTCTTTTTCATCTCTATCCGCTTCAAGATTAGCTCTATACTGAGTTTCTTCTTCAAGAATTGACGCTGATGTTGCTACTCTAGCTGCTTCTACTGCTGCTTTTTCAGCTATTCTAGCTGCTTCTACTGCTGCTGCTTTTGCTTCAGTATCAGTTACTAAGTCAGCTCTGTACTGAGTTTCTTCTTCAAGAATTGCGTCAGCTAATGCATCTGTTTGTTGATCAAGATTAGCTCTATACTGAGTTTCTTCTTCAAGAATTGACGCTGCCGTTGCTACTCTAGTTGCTTCTACTGCTGCTTTTTCTGCTACTCTAGCTGCTTCTACTGCTGCTTTTTCTGCTATTCTAGCTGCTTCTACTGATGCTTCTTTTGCTTCAGTATCTTCGTTGTGTGAAGCTACATAGCTATCATGTCTACTGTTAGATGCTGTTGCGTTATCTGCAATAGCTTGAAGAAGTGTTGCTGTACTAGCTTCATCTCCTGCAAGTGCGTCAGATATCTCTTTAAGAGTATCTAATTGTCCAGGAGCACCGTCTACTATTGATATCACTGCATCCGATACTGCTTTAGATACCGAACCTTCTACAGATTTATCTCCGTTTAAGATATCAAAAAGATCCTGTGCACTTGCACCTGATGCATCTAAAATATCCTTCAACATTATACCTTTTGGGTCTAAAAACTGCTGATCGGTTTGTTTAATTATGCTAATTAAATTAGCTACTTTATTTATTTCTGCCATTTTATTATGGTTTTTTTTAGCGTACGTAAACCTAAAATGCGTGCAATCTATCTTCAAAAATTAATTTGAAAAATATGTAAATAAAAAATATTAGAAAATAATCCCTAAATGTTATTATCTATTAAATAGCAAGTTTTTTAAGTTCTTGATGGAATTAGCGTACTGCAGTGGTTCTGTTGAACCTCCACCCATCAAATACTCATTTACATGCTCATCTAAATTAGGGGTCTTGTTGAATGAAAAGAAGGATTTTCTACCCTTTTTTTCTGTTGAAAACTTGTGACCTTTTACTATAAGATACGCTGACAAATATAAATCGGTTGTCGTGTATAAATCTAAATCTTTATTGTTTTCAGTGTTCTCCATTGTATAATTATAATTGTTTTTGCTTTATTCTAGTTTATTTATATGCGCTCTAGGGGCTGTTTTATTAAAAAAATGTATTATTTTAATGTTTTTTTAAATTGCAGCATGATAGTCTATTTTTATGCTACTTTTTTCAGTTGGGGCTAAAAATAATTGCAAAATATTATTAATTATTATGTAATCTTTATCATTTCCTTCATATAATCTTACACCATTAAAATAGATCGACTCAGTGTTTTGCACAGGTGTTGAAAATAATGTAAATGTTAGATTCACACCGTCCATTTCACCCACCGGTATTTCATTAAATACTTCAACATGTGTTAATGTAGAATAATCACATATTAAAGAAGAATCTTCAGATATCTCAAAATTAAAATAAATAGTTTTTTCAATTATGCTATAGTCATCTGCAGATAATAGTTGACCGTTCATGTATATAGATTCAGTTCCTCGTACTATAGAATTTTGAAGTTTAGCCATATTAGCAGAAGTTGAATAATCTATAACCGGCTTCTCATTTAATATGTCCTTTGACATTTTTTTATGAAGACCCATTCTACCTTGATTAGGGTTATAATCATCGGGTTTCCTATCTACGTATGGTTTTTTTAAAGCTGTCCACGTGATGCCATCCCATCTATAAGACCTTGATGAGTTGCCGTCTACTCTTACTATTTCGCCAACACTTGGATTTTTTGGAAATAAAGTTAAATCCATATTATAAGTCTTCAGTAATTATTTTTTTCCAAGATCTTCCATTGTAGAATACATACTCCTGATCTGTATTATTATATATAAGTTCACCATCTATCGGATGATCTATGCTAAGTATTTGACTTTTAGATAAGCTTTCAAAAGAAGATTCAGTTTCATTAGACTGAAGCGATAGCCATACGAAATGATCTACATCTATTTTAGTGTAAATATAAGGCATAGCGTTAACTGTATCGTACCATATGTTACCATGATGCAACTCAGTATCATTTTCTACGCTTGGAACGTCCGTCTGTGCAAAAAATTTAAAATTAGAACCAGAAGAATCAGACTTACTTTCGAATGATTCTATCACGGTAATAGTACCAGACCTGTCTATTTTAGATAGTCTATTGTTATTATTAGAATTAAAACCTATTAAAAAACCATTTTTAGGAATTCTAGAAAACTTGATTTTTGAAAAATCTATTTTTGGATAAAGTCTAGCTATTTCTGCCATATCAATATTATTTTGCTAATATTATTTATTTAAGAAAAAAAGCCAGTATAAATAAATATAGAAATATATCATTAAAAATGTACATAAAAAATTATAATAATTGGAACCGCTTATTTGAAAATAAAGACGAGTATACTAAATATTACATATCTTCTAAACCAAAATATGTATATCGAAGATCGGGCTTAAATAAAGATAAAACACCTAATTGGCAGTATCAACTAAAGTCAGGGGAAAAATATTGGCATACTGTAGAAAACGCTAGTTCTATACAAAATCTAAATGCTCAATATAAAAAAAACTTGTCTAAAGCAAAAACAGATAAACTTCAAGGCAATACCGACTATTGGACTTTAATTGTTATAATGGCTTGTGAAAACTATACCACTAAAAATTATAGCGGTTCAAAACAAGCAATGGCAGATGTAGCTCAAGCTATATACAACAGATATAACACTCCTGGAAAACCTTATGGAAAAACATTGCAAAAAGTAATACTTTCACCTGGACAATATCAACCTGTAAAAGATGGTAAAGCTAAAGGCGCAAAATGGAATAGTATTAATAATAAAGACGAGGCTATTGAAGTATATCGTAAATCTAAAGGAAGAAGTTTAGAAGAATCTACTGTTCAAATTAATGACGCTATATCTGCTCAAAAATCAAGTTCACTCCGTAGTGCAGCTAGTAAACATGTAGGAAGTAGAACAGAATTTTTAGCCGCTACTCCTTCATCTAAAGGAGCAGCAGGTATTGCTGAAAGAAAACCTAAAGGGTTTAATAATTGTTTTTATTGGAGATATGCTGGAAAAACAGAATTCTATAACAAAAAGAATACAGCTGCAACTTCTATTCCTAATTCTGTTAAAAACACCTAATTGCTAAGTGATGCTTTAATAGATGGATGTGATTGATAATCAACTAATTCAAAATCGGTTATATCATACCCATCCAACACGCTTTTAGTGAATGGTACACCGTTGTTATCAACTTCACCATTATTAATTAATACCTTCGGTAGTCTTTTAGGTTCTCTAGTTAGTTGTTCCTTCGCCTGTTCAATGTGATTCTTATACAAATGAACATCACCTAAATTACCAATCAATTCATCAGGAACCATATTAACTTCTTTAGCGATGATTTCAAGTAGTAAACCATAGGATGCTATGTTGAATGGTAAACCTAAGAAAGTATCTACTGAACGTTGACTCCACATTAGAGATAACTTTCGTTTAGGAACATTGCGTTCATCTAAATCGCTATCATTAAACTGCTTCCCATAAGATGGACTCTTACCTATAGAGGATGTCCAATATTCAATTCGTTCTTTAAAACTCATCTCTGTAGTATAACATTGGAATCCGTAGTGACAAGGTGGAAGTGTCATTTGGTCCAATTCGCCAACATTCCAAGCGTTAACCATTAGTCGTCTTGAGTCTGGATTTGTTTTGAGTTGTTCTATTAGGTTTTGAATTTGATTGACTGTTCTTGGATAATCAACTTCATCGGGTGTCATAGGTGGACATTCCCACTCAACCCATTGTTTACCATACACTGGACCTAAATCACCCCATTTTCGAGCAAACTCATCATTGGTTTTGATTTGTTCAATAAACTCTTGTTGAGTCATGAGTCTGGTACAATTTTGACCTGGATCATCAACATGAATATCATAATCAGGTTCCTCCATAGCCCCTGCTATTTTACAATATTTCTTATAACAGTCTCCATTCCAGATATTACAACCATTATCGACTAAATATTTAATGTTTGTATCACCACGTAAGAACCATAACAATTCTATTACAATTCCTTTCCAATACATTTTCTTGGTTGTTAGTAGAGGAAATCCTTGATTCATTTTGTGTCTGATTTGTCTACCAAACATGGAGATAGTACCTGTACCAGTACGGTCTTCTTTTTCTAATCCACTGTCTAGGATATCCTTAAGTAGAATTAGATATTGATGTTCTATATTCATTTTACTTTATAAGATTTGACTATAGATGCATAATAATAATCCCCTGTGGATTTAAATTTATACCATAGGTATTCAATAACCTTATTATCTTTAAAGTTATCTAAGAGCATTAAAGCACTTCTATGCTTAGCCAAAGTCCAGCTATTCCTATTTTCTATGATTGCAATTAGGTTTTCTTTTGTCATTTTATATTTCAATTATGTTATGATTCCCTAATCTTAGAACAACGTTTGCAGTTGCAACTACATCTTTTTCACAATATGTTACGATATCATCCAGCTTGTCTTCGAACCAGTATGCTCCTGATACCATGCTACCATCCATTGCATCTTTAGGAGTAGGCACGTTTAAGCTAGCTGACATTAGGTCTAATGAAACTTTTGTTCCTCCCCATGCTCCGAAATTCCAAACGTCAGATGTATCTACAAAAGGCATTTCCCAAGGTTTAAGATTATGCAAATGCAAGAAACTAGGTATACTTATCCCATTTATAATAGCTCTTTTTAAAATAACAGGAATATCAAAACCTTTTATGTTATGTCCAACAAATTTAAATCCACTCGTGTAAAATTTTTCAAATACCTTTAATGTATTTTGTAATACTTCCTTTTCATCATGGCCACTGCATGTATGAACATTACTAGTTACTTCCCCCGTTGAATCTATTTCAACTCTACCAAAGGATACGCAAAGTACTTTATTAAATTCAGGATGAAGAGCGCCTTTGTAACTATAAAGTTCGCTATCGGTTTTACCTTCGTTGTCTTCGTAATTTTTTCTAAGCCATTCGCATCTCTTTGACCATAGCTTTTTCATTCTTTCTGATAATTCACTATGGTCTTTAAACGTAGTAGCCGTTTCAACATCAAAGAAAATCATTTTTGTAATTTCGTTTTTTGTAAACATATATCTGTAATTTTTAATTATTATACTAAAATTTATTTAAAGTATTAAACCATTTTATTAAACTAAGTTCTCTTATAAATAATAAAAAGATTTAAGTTTATTATGGGAAAACATATAGTGTCATATAAATCATTTTTAGTTTTAGAAAACGATAATTCTTTAACTACAGATAATACTATAGCTCTTTTAGATAAAAAAGTAAGAGAAGTTGTCTCTTCTGATATGGATGCCATTGAAGCAACTGAAGAAATAAAATATTTTATAAAAGAAAACATGGGAGACCTGAAAGAAAAAATGGGAGATCCTGCTTTTATAAAATCCTTTTATAATGTTTTAGAAAAATGGTACGACAAATATCATGAAAAACTAGATATGCAAGAAATAAACTATGTATCAGATACAGGAGCAATAGATAGCGAATTTGATAAGGATATCCCAACAGACGACAGTGAATCTGAATTAGAAGATTTCGAATCAAGCGAAGACGACTGGGAAATAGATTTTTAAAAAAATAAAGCCATGAAAACATACATTAAAATATTTGAAAATTTTGAAAATGATAGCATACTCGAAGCTATCTATGAATCTACAATGAATGATTTATTAAACAGAGGAATATCCTTAGATTTTATATCAGGATGTAGGTTAAACGAAGACATTGATTTTAGCAATGAAGAAGGTGAATCGTGGGAAGACACAGACGTAGAATATTCTTCAGGTGAAATGCGAGCTTATTCAAGAGGACTACAAATAATGACAAAACCTCAAATGGCTGCTATATATTTATTAGCAAAAGGAAGGTGTGAAGAAGTAGGAGCAGATTACGTAAAAATGATAGATGGAATACAGGCTTTTGGATACACTGATGAAACAGATGGAACTTTTAATATAACAGTACCTGCTCTCGCCGATGCAATAGGAATGGATTCTGACCGAACACTTAGTTATACATTAAAGAAGTTTGAAAATTTAATAGATGGAGTAGGTGAAACCTCTTCACAGTCTCTAAGTCAAAAATTAATAACAGCGTATTCAGCTCTTTCTGAAATGAATGACGTTAGTATAGCAAATATAGCATCATCATCTATACAGGATATAAGTTACACTAAAAATAGAGATGCCGCTGATTCTAGAAAATCAGTTGCTTCAGAAAAGTCAGCGCAACGAAGATCAGACATTAAGAAAGAGAATGAAAAAATAGGAGTGGCTATACATGAATTAGTAAAAGCCTTTCAGGCTAAACAAGTATCTCCTAACATGTATAGTAAAATTATATTCAGTTTATTATCAAAAGATTACCCAGGATTAAGTAAAAGTAGAATGTACGATGCTTATGCTAAATGGCTCAGACAACGTGAAATGAAAATATCTGATTATATACTTAGACCTATGGTTGCGTAATGTATTAAGAACATTAAAACTAAAGACTTAGCAATAAGAGCACCTCTAGTATATAGAAATCCTATATCATTTGTTTCATCACAACATATTTTAAATATATCTTCTTTTTCTTCATTGGATATGTTGCCTTGATTATCCATTTCTAAGATAATACATCTTGATATTACCCTAGACTTAAATAAAGATCGTATTGTCAAAAATTGCGTAAAAGTCATAACTGCTAATGGAATTATAAAACGAGAATTATAGTATACTTCAAATATAGATGCGATTACAATCAGTGCATAATGATGAATAATCATATTATTAGGAACTTTTAAAGTAAATTTTCTATTAAACTTATTTTCATAATAATTAAATACATTTACGGTCTGTGTAGCTTTTGAAGTCATAGTTTATGTTTAAGTCTTTAATATTATACTAATTTTAATATTAAAAGTTTATTCGAATCTGTTCTTAAAGTGAACTAGTAGGTCTTTTTGTGTGAGTCTCCATCTACCGTCATCTCCTTTTGTACAAAAAGCTGGCATAGTGTAACTTAACCATGTTGAATAGTGACCTCGACTAGCTCTTACTTTATGTACTCTACCTGTAAACCCTCCATTATCGTGATCCCATTGTTGATCATCTACACGAGGAAGATTAGAAGGCCCTTTTTGAAGTTGATCCTCTCCTCCTAATATAAACATCTGTATGTCGGTAAAAGTCAAACCTGTGTTTCCGGATTCCCATATACGTTTAAGTATACGGTATTGTACGGTATCAATCTTTAGTTTTTTAGAGATTTTTCTACTAAAATAACTTCCATCTGGAAAATTATTATCATCTATTTTTACCCACATATTACCATTAGCGGCGGCAACAGTGCCTCTTAGTTCAGGTGCTATGTAACGATTTACATATTTGTTTACGATTAATCTTTTTTGAGTGTTTCTTTTCAAAATGTAAAATTATTTTTTTATTTTTAGCTTCTTACGAATAGTTTGAGATCTACTTTTTATTTTTTCATATTGCTCTAAAGAGTAGTTTAAGTCTATATATTTATCCAGGCTAGTTGGATTGAATAAAAAATCTTCAATAGAACCGCTTGTTATAAAACTATCTATGTTATCTAATATAGTTTTTTCATCGATAGGTAGCATTTTATCTTTTAAAAAGCTAATTAATCCAATTCCATTTGTACATTCTGCACACCATATATGATCTGTGTCTTCAGTAAGACCCATGCGTTTTCCGCATAATTTGCAACACTTTTTATCATCTTCCATTACTATATTATTTATTTAAATACGGTAATTTAAAAAGCGTATAAGAGATTGTTGGTCTACTTTTGTTTTTTCTCTCGTTATCACATTTTCAAGATAAGCATGCTCGTATGGAGGGTTTCCTCTTATTATAAAGACAGTTACTCTATATCCAGATATTTGCTTAAACAATGTACATAATAATTTTAATAACACACTTTGACCATATCCAGTTCTTTCGTTTTCATGTTTACTTTCTATTATTCTTATATGTTTTTTATCTCTATCATATGTTATTAAGTCTATATTCATAACTGTCATATCCTTTCTACAACGTTCAGCTATGAATTTATTTAATGATGAACCATAATATTTTTCTTCTGTACCTCTAATTTTATTATATGGCATGTCTTTCGTTTTTTAATTCATTAATTAATTTAGGACTAACGGTTTTTATCTTTCTAAGAATCTTAGTTACTTTTTTTCTAATACTATCCTGAGCTGCTAATCCAAAACGATCAGCTATTTGTTTATTTGAATAAATCTCGTTATACGGAGGGAGTCCTAGTCTCATTGATATTATCTGTATTTCCATATTATTTAAAGGTTTAAACAATTCATTTAAAACAATACTTGAATCTCTACTGTTTATGCTTTCCATATTATCGTTAGATTCTATGTAGTTAATTGGGGAATAATCGCTGCTTTCCGAAGAAGGTGATTCTAAGCCAACTGTCATAGTGTCTTGACTTAATATTTTAGTAATAGATTCTATTGTCATTTTAACAGGAATATCTAATTCAAGTAATTTATCTTGTATTTCTTCAGGAGTTGGAAATCTATCAAACTCTTGTATATATGAAATTTGTATCTTTCCTATTTTTGCTGCGTATTGTATTTGATTTTCTGGTAATTTAATTTGTCTTGAGTTTTTAGATATACTTTCTCTTATTCTTCTACGGATATGCCAAACCGCAAATGAAATAAACTTAAATCCCAGCGAAGGATCAAATTTTTCAGCAGCCTCTATCATGCCTAGGTTTCCTTCATTTATTAAATCCTCTAATGATATAATAGAATTACTCCTTTGATACATTTTAGCTACACTTATCACAAACCTTAAATTAGATTTAACCAGTTTTTCTTTAGAAAGATTACATCCTTCTTTTACTTTTAATGCAAGTTCGTATTCCTCTTCTGTTGATATTTCGGGAATAGCCCTAACATCTTCTAAATATGAATTAATAGTATTGTTTCTTACTGTATAAATCTCTTTAGATACTCTAAATTGTCTCATTTTAAATAATTAATTTAGATTATTATACTAATTTTTTCATATAAATAATATTGAACGTTATGAAACACATAAACAGCATAGAAAACTTCAGTATACGATTAGACGAGCATAGAGAACCAAAGCTTAGTCAATTTGTATTAGATAACCTAAATGATATTAGATCAAGATTACATCATTATAATGGGAATTTTGCATTTTTAAAATCAGTTAAAGATCAATATAAAAGAAAAGGTTACTTAACAGATACGCAATGGAAAGCTGTGTACAATTGTTTTTACAAATAATATTTTTAACAATATGAAGTATTTACTTAAACTTAACGAATATGTTCAGGAAATTGTAGAGAAGCCTCTTATCAAAAAAGCTTTGTCTACTCCCATGACCGCGGAGATGCTGCTGAGGAAAATATCTCAAAGGTTTAATAAGCTAATTAGTTTAGATTCTAATGAATCACTAGAAGACAATCTAGGATTATCTGATGATTTTATGAGAAGTTTAAAGGGTCAGTTTAAACCAGAAGACGTCCAAGGAGCCATGCAAGATAGTAAAGATATATTAGAATTATTATCTTCTATACGAAACGTTGAATCTGAAATGTCAAATGAGGATAAAGTTGAAAAAGCTATGGAAATAGTTTCTGAAATATTTGATGGAAAGGGATTCGACATTAACAAATTAGATTTTAAATTAAAAATTTTAAATGACTCTGATTTAATGGATGCTAAGTCTAATATAATAGGAGTTGAACCCGAAAGATTTAAAGAGGTTAAAAAAGAAATAGAAAGCGAAAATCCCAAATTAAAAAAAGAGATAGACGTAAGGGCTATACAAAATGCTTTAACACAGGGGTTTGCATCATCTATAAAAGATGATTTTATTACAGGAGATACTGAAATAGAAGGAGTTAGCTTTGGGGATTATTATAAACTAATGGATAAAACATTTGGTTTATACTCAAAGGTTCCAAAAGAACTTATGCATCAAGTAATGACACAATCACCTGCATTAGGTAGAGCTGAGCTTGTATGGAACGAAGATACTAACAAATACACTATTGAAGCAAGTGGATATACTATTTTAATATTAGTTCATGAAATAATAAAAGGTATACTTGAATTAATTTCAATGCATAGAGATCCTGAACTAAACGCAGAAGATGAGGATACGATGATGTCTTTATCTGGAACTCAATATTCAGAAAGAGAAGGTTTACAATATGGACCGGGTATGGTTAGTAAGTTTAAAGAGTTTTTTATAAAAGTAGAAGATAATTTATTAGAACAACGTGAAATACGTGAAAGAAATCCAGCGATGATGTTAAATGTACTTTCTAGGTTTTACAAATTAGACGATGATCTTTTTTTAAGAGTAAGTAAAGCTATTTTTAGCGACGATTCAAACAAGCCATATGAACTATTTGAAGAATTTTATATAGACGGACTTGAAGGAACAGGCTTTAGAAGAAATGATGATGGTCCAGCTGGACCATCCAACGATCCAGATAACGAACCATATGCTCCAAGTGACGATGCTCTTAGAGACTTGCTTAATGGTGCAGGAATATCACTAAACCAAGACCCTTCATTAAGTGAAGTTAATAAACATATATTTGGATGGAACATATATCAATTATTAGAAAGTAAAAAGGATATTTTAGATAAATGGTCTCAAACAACTGAAAGAGATATAGTAGTTGATTATATTTCAAAATTCGATAGAATTACTAATAACCCAAAAGGAGAGTTAAAAGATATATTAACATCTGATATACCTGGAGTTAGAGTAGACAATGATATAAACAATAGAAGAAATATTGAACAATATGATTTTTCAAGTTTAAGAGCATTAGTAGATTATGTTTCTAGAATTGCAAAAATACCGGTTGTATCTTCACTTAAACAAGGTGACATAAACCCAGCGATATCTACTATACAAGATAAACTAGGTTTAGAAAAAACAGGATTTTATAATAGCGAGCTGGAGTCAAAGATAAGAGAGTTTCAACGAGGTTTCAAAGACAGTATATCAAATGATTACAATTGGCAAGAAATATACGACAAATATAAAAGTGTAGGATTAACTAATCTTTCAGCTAAAGAAAAAATACAGTTATCTAAAAGTGCAAGTTTTATAACTACAACTGAAGATATCATTAGACAAAAAGAAGAGCAATTAAAAAATAAAGTTCAACAATCTACTCTTGAAGAAGATCCATCTATACGACAAGCAATCAATGACGATATAATAATAGAGTACGAAAAAATATCAAATATTAAAAAAGAATTAACGACTATAAAAGCTATTTTAAGCGGAGGTTTACAAAAACCTTCTGGTAAAATGGATCAAGCTACAATAGGTGCGTTAACATTTGATAAAGGAATATCTAAATTAGAAGGCCTGGGGAACAATGGTACTCTTAAACCTGTCGGAGGAGAAATAGTTGAAGATAATGAACACTATAGAATACATAGAATTTTAAGCTTTAAATTCTGTGTAGACACTAGAAAATCATTTGAAAAATTGTTAAGAGAAAATGGTGCAAATACTGGATCCTATTCATGGTGTATAGCAAGCGGCGATAGTTGGTATAGTACATATAGAAGAAACGCAAACGAAAGACAAACCATTTACTTCATAGAAAACAAAAAACGAGCTGTTTTTGAAGCTGAAAAGATATCAGAATACTTAAACACAGAAGATGGACAAGGTTTAGGAAGGTTGTATAGAACATGGAGAGGATCAAGTGCTACACCTAGATTAAGCCCTGAGACTACAGAATTAGTAGCAAATGAAAATGCAAGAGTATTCTATGATAATTATCATATTGCGGTTCTTTTTGTTAAGGATTGGAAACCTAATGAAAATACATATTGGTTAGTAGGCGCATCTAATAATGGACAATGGGGAGACAAAGCTAAAGGCGACGGCGAGCATTTAACTTTAAAACAATGCGCTGAAAAAATATGGCCTTCAACTGAAAATGAAAGTATAAGAAGACAGCAGAGATCAACCGGAGGAGGAGGCTCTATAGATACATCGTCACCTCAAGTAACTCAAGACATAATAGATCTTCCATTCTATTATGTACCTTCTGACGAGGAATTAGGTAAGTTAGAAAGAAATATACTCTTACCAATGGATGTATCTAAAAGCGAAAGAACACGAGATAATCAAGCAGGTAGTTCTGATGTCAATAATATTAATATTTCAGCGAATAGATTTGAAGCTATGAACTATGATGAAAAAGAAGAATGGTTACAATTAAACTGGTTTACTCAACAAAAAATAACAGAATTTTTAAATAATAGAAATACAAAAGGTATTGATATTCGAATATGGAAAATTTTGCCAACAGCTTTAAAGGAGCTATACATTAGAACAACTGTTGGTTCTAGTTTATCTAAGATGCATTTAGATGAAATAAAAGATAATAGTAAACTATTAAAGATGTATCAAGATTTTATAAAGAGAAGATTGGTCGGAGAAGGCGGACAGGGTGGAATAATCGATACAATAAAAGATTCTAAAACCCTTGATGATTTACGAAGAAACTTTATTAGCGAAGAAGACATACGTTTAGTTAGTGAACCTTACGACTTTAATAAAATTAAAAAAGAATATGTAGAACTAAGAAATAAAATTAACGAACTTCCTCCTGATACTAAAGTTAGTACTAGAACTTCTTTATTAAAAGAATTAAGATCTAAAAAAATAAAGATAGATCAATACATGAACATAATATCTAGATACAGAGAATCTCTAAGTCAAGCTATAAAGAATATAAAGAAAGACAACCCCAAAGACATATTATCAAGTAATAAAAACATACAGGACTTTAAAGATATTATATATGGAATAGATTTATCTAAGATATTACAAAGCGCAAATTCTTTGTTAGATCAAAATACTACTAAAAAAGATGATAACGGAAATAAACTAAAACTTTTTAGTGATATTATAGAAAAAGATAAGAATATAGATCAACTAGCAACTACATGGGAACTAGCGCCTAATCCTTTTGATAAGCTGGTTAAAATTAGAAGCATAGATACTAAAAAAGCAAACGCGCTAATTAATAAAATGGTTTCTATATTATTAACCAGAGCAGAGGTAGTGCCTGATTTGTCACTTAGATCAGGTTCCGCTGATTATATAAATCAATTAGAAAACGTATTTCAATATATTAAGAACATGAACCCTGAGCATATGGATATTATTAATCTAATGCTAACTAGAGTAATGATTTATTATAAAATAAAGGATTATTCTAAGAAGTTAAATGGTTCAGACGCTAAGAAACTATATTCAATGTATGATTCAATATTTACAAAATTTCCAGAATTATTAACTAAATTTAATTGGAGCAAATCTGATTCCTTTAAAGGAAAAAGAAAAGAATCATCTTCAACAGGAGCAACTAGACCCGGTCATACTGAAGAATTGGGATAATTCAAATAGATAAATAAATAAGTAAAACAAAATACAATGCACCATGATAGTAAAACATTTTAATGATTGGCAAGTTTTAAACGAACAAAAGAAGCTTAATAAACCAGAGGCTTCAAAGAAGAAGCGTAATAAGTCAAACAAAAGAAAATATAGACGAGACAACTGGGTTTCTGATTCAGGCGCTCAGTATGTTCTTACTAAAAAAAGAAAATCTGGCAATAGCGAAACTGATACATTTGTTCTTAAAGGAAAAAGCAAAGACAGTCCAATATGGGATGATAATGGAGTTATAGTAAATGATATAATGGATTTTCTATCTCACGAATTAATGTCAGGATCTAATGAAGGAAAATACGACGAAGATTCAATTGAAATAGAGAAATACAAAGATGGTAAAAATAAAGATAAAGTAACGTTTACTATAGGATTTGCAACAGAAGATGAAGAAGAAGAAGAAGCACCAGATGAACTTAAAGACAATGGAAAGAAACCAGTACCTAAAGCTGGAACGTATAAACCTATTGAACTTCCTAAAAACGATGAAGGTGAAACCAGAATAGAAGTAGGACAAGAAAGCAATGCTTTACCCGAGTTAAAAGAAATAATAAGAGTAGTATTTCGTAAAAAAGGATTAACTTTAGGAAATATATTTGGAATGGATTGGCTAGATACAACAAAATTAGAAGATAAAGATTTATTATGGGTAAAAGCACTTAGAGCAGGTTTTGGAATGAAAGACGCTAATTATATTTCACAAGGATTAGTTGATAAAATAGTAGAACAAGCTAATGAATGGAGCTCAATTGAAGAACCCGAAGAAACAGAAGAAGTTGCTTCTAATGAATCTACTATATTTAAATTTTCAGATTATATTAAATTATTTGAAGACTTTGATATGACAGCTGCTATGAAAGTAATTAATAATGACCAAGTTAAAAAAGAAGAACCTACGTCAACTAAAACTAAAACTAAATCTAAGAGTTCAAGCACTGATAGCGAAGCTGAAGCTGTTGGAAAAAGCGGATTAACTAATGCTCAAGCTGTTGCATATAGAACATGGGCTAATAGCCAAGACAAATTAAAAGACTCATATGGTAAAACAAGTACATTTGATTTAGATGCAACAGGTACTAATAATAGTTTTGTAGCAAGATCATATGCTCAAGCAAAAATGGATTACGATTCCGGTGAAGGTTCAGCTAATATGTTAAAAAAGGTTTGGGCATCAACAGGTAAACCTAATGGATGGAGAGCTGAATTTGAAAAAATACTAGGTATAGAATCAGGAGCAGGAGATGTAGAAGGACTTCCAATGGGATACATACAATATAAAACAGGAAATAAAATAGCTGTACATTTCGCTAACCCTAGGCCAACGATAGGTACTGTAAAAGCCGGAGATGTAGTTACATTTACAAACGGATGGGATGCTGCGGATTTTGGATATCTAGTACAAAACATTTGGAAAGATTCATCCGGTAATATAGGAGCTATCTATATTGAATCACCAAGTTACGTAAAAGAATTTGGAAAACCTAATAAAGATATGAACTTTGAAAATAAAGCGGGTATAGTAATTACCACTGCTGCTGAAACATCTAATTTAAAAGACATGTTCTTAAGAACAGCAGCCGATGATCAAATAGCTGAAAAAATATCTAGAAAAATACAAGCTTTATGGAATCCAAGTAATGGATATTTTAATAAGTATAAAGGTACTTTTAATGATAACGAAGCAGGTGCAATTTCATATTTTACAACATGGTGGAATGGTCAAATCAATCCGCTAATGAACACTTTAAAGGAAAAAGACCCTAATAAAGCTAAATTATCAGCAGCATTTGATAGTATTATAGTAAAAGCGGAAGGAAGCACAATGAATGATACTGCGACATGGTACATAGATACCTTAAGTGGAGGTAAAAAATATTCAGTAGATACTGATTTTTAAAAAATTTTAATAAAAATGGCAAGTAAATATAAATTAAATTTAACAGATGAACACATTAAGGAATTAATGGAAGATCCAGAAATGGATGGAATTACATTAGAAGCAACTACAGATGAAGGATCTAAAGTGATGATAACTTTAACTAAATCTAATATGATGCCTTCAGATGAAATGCCTTCAGATGAAATGTCTTCAGATGAAATGTCTTCGGAAGAAGAAGGTGAATTAGGAAATGTTGCTCCAGAAGAACAAGCCGCCCTTGATGCAGCAATGACTCAAGAAAACGTAGGTTTTACTAATGAGAGTACAATTAAAACATTTAATAATTTTTTAAAAACATTATAGATAGATGAAAAAGTGGATTTGTATATTAATTAACAAAATAACCTTTGGTAAAGTATGTTTAGATTGGTGTAAAACCGATGAGCCTAAAACTAAGAAGCCTACAACTAAAGTTGCAAAAACTGCAGTTAAACCTTTAACGTCAGCTAGTAAGATAAAGCCTTCAAAATCAAAGAAGACTTTAATAACATCTGACATGAAAAAGCAGTTTATTAAAGATAGAAAGAATGGAATGACTTATAAAGCAATAGGTAAAAAATATAACGTTGCCGCTAGTTCGGTAAGTTATCATATTAAAAAATCTAAGTAACAATGGATAACAAAAGAATACTAAATTTTTCAGAATTTACAAAAGCCTATTCTAAAGGAGATCATTTCTCTGCTCCAGGTAATGATGAACAGAGTGTTGAAAAGATGCAAAACGCATCTAATGAATTGACAGATTCCCCTAGCATACCAGATAGTAAAGGAGATATGGATTCTATTTCTAGTAAACCGGCTACTAAGTTTATAAAAACAGATTATGAAAATAGCCCTACTATACCAAATGGACCTGTTAAGTTAGACGATATAGATGATGAAAAATCATCAGATAAGAAAGTTAAGTCAGATAAAAAGGTTAAGCCTTTAAAGAAAACTAAAAGTGATTCTAAAAAATCTAAAGAGGAAGAAAGAGAAGAATCTGGAGAATATTAATATGAAAAAGCAAGTAAAAGAAGGAATGGGGTACATTGAATTCATCAGATCTTCTGAACTTGGTGGTAACGGAAACCGTTATGAATTTGGAAAAGACCCAATTCCTATGGAAGAAATGCAAACTATAAAAGAATTACTTGAACATATAAACGCTCTTTCAGGAGCAGCCTTAAATGCAATATCAGAAGACGATAATTTTGAAAATGTATATATCAAAAGAAGATTAATTCATGCAAAGAAAGAAGTGAGAGAAGCCTATCTTAGATTAATGGATTCTAAAAGATAATTTGTTTATTCACATTTAAAGCTGTTACTGTTTACATGCCTTAGCACATCCCCGATTCGTAGTCAAAATCATCTTCATTACTGTCTTTATTTACTATCCATCCGTTATTAGATACGGCTATTTTTGCTCCCATTATAAACGCATTTAATATTGATGCTGTTGGTTTTTCACCAACTAAAACACACCAATGTTCTGCTATCTCCTTTAGTTCTTTATCTGAACATATTAAGGGTTGGTAATTAGTTTTACTCATCTTTTTTGTTTTGGTTTAGTTTATACATACTTCTACCCAACCTTTTTCAGAATGCTCTACATCACAATCAATACCTTGATTCTTTAATTTATGTTCAAGCTTATGTGCTGCATCCCAAAGTCCCTTTTCAGGTACTTCATCATGTTCATCATCATAACAAACATCTCCTCTACATTCGTAGAATTTATTTTCTGAATTATACTTAAAGGTATATCCATCTATTATTTCATCTTTACTCATCTTCTTTGTTTTGGTTTAATACTTACTATTTTTTTACAATGATAGTTAAGTTGTCCCTTACCGTCCCATTCAATAGGACCTAATCTACCTGATCTTTCAAAAAACAAATCTCCTTTCTTAAAACTATCATCTCTGTCTTGTAGATGATAGGTATGATTTTTGTATTCAAATATCCATTCTCCTTTGCTCATCTTTGTTTTGGTTTAATAGTTTCCACCAATTATTAAAATGGTTTAAAACTTCATTTGTTGCATTGTTACCACCTTTGAAATATTCATAATGATAAGGTGATTTTGTAATACCATCAGCGTGTTTTAATCCACTTCTTATTATACAATATCCTTTACCTTCTGAAACTTCAAACCAATCAGTCATAATCATTCCTCCAAATTTGAATGATGGTCTAAGTGTTTTTATTTCTTCTTCACTCATCTTCTTTGTTTTGGTTTAATATTTCTAAAATCTTTTTTCTATTGTTAGACGAGAGTTTACTCTCTTTTTTAAGAATAAGTTCATATTCTTTTTGAATGTCTTCGAGGTCCCATTCTTCTACTTTTATAGATTTACCTTTAATAAAATCTTCTTCTCTTTGTTGTATATCACTAAGTACTTTAGCAACTTGGGGTGATACTGCAAATTCTCCTCTACTCATCTTTGTTTTGGTTTAGTTCTTTTATTTTTTTAGCAACACTATCCCAGGCATTTTCTATTTGTTCAAATTCTTCTGGAAAATAGTCTTCAGATATTTCTAATCCATCTACAGTTACATAGGATCCCACACCTGGTCTTGTTGGTGTTATGTTGCTACTTAATAATTGTAGATGTTGGTATTGTTCTTTAATATATTCTCTACTCATCTTTGTTTTGGTTTAATCTCTTCTTCAATTATCTTTACCATTTCATCAAATGTAACTCCTTCTTCGTCTGCTCGTTGTTGTATGAATTTTGCTGGTAGATGTATATAATTTGCTTTAGCTAATCCTTTCTTATGAATTTCGTTAGCTGCTTTTAGTAACCTGCTGACTAATTCCTTATCTTCTTCTTTACTCATCTTTGTTTTGGTTTAGTTCTAATCTTAATACAAAATCTGGGTTCTTTTGCAAGTCTGTCATTGTTCTTAATCTAAGTGTGGGATGTGGTGGCGTTACTAGTCTTGTACAATCACTAAACATACCATCACCTTCATATATTGCAAAATGAAATCCTACTGGTATATTTTTCCATTCAATAATACCGTTGTCATTTATAGTCCAAGGTAACCATTCCCATGTACTAGTTTTATCCCATAGAAGAATATCACCAACTTTTATTTTTTTTTGATACCTAGAAAATGTAAATTGATTAAAGTGTTCATGAAATGTTTCATAAGTACAAAAATCAGGCTCTAATCCCATTCGTCTTAAAACATAAGTTAAACAGGTTTCAGTTTTTGTTAATCTCACGGGTTTTAACTCTTCTTTAATTTTACTCATCTTTGTTTTGTTTTACTTAATCGTTTTAAATCATCTATACATTCACCCCAACCTTCCCAAAACCACTGAGGTAAATTAGAAAGATGACTAGGATGTCCTGGTTGTTCAGATAGCCATTCTTTAAGTTCAAATAATTGCTTACTTATTTTTTCAATTTCTTTACTCATCTTTGTTTTGGTTTGTAAATATTTGACCTAGTGCAAACATATTGTGTAATGCCTTAATTCTTTCCTCTTTGTCTTCACTAGTTAAATTGTCTAATTTTTCTGATAAGTTATGTATAAGTTCTTCCTCTATGAGTGAACTTTTAAACCCCTCTAAACTTTTAATGTCTTTTATTAATTCTAATGATAAGTCTTCTATATTATTTCTCATCTTATTTGTTTTGGTTTAATATCTTCTACCTTTGAATCCTCCTATTAACATCTGCCACCATTTCAATTTAGGAATAGGATGTGGCATTTGTTTTGGTTTAATCTTTTCTATGTTCTGCTTTTGTCTTTCTTCCGACTTATCTAAATAATCTTTACTCATCTTCTTTGTTTTGTTTTATTATATTTTCTAGCGTTTCTTTAATATACACTATATCAACAAATTCATCCTTTGGTGTTTCATCTATTTCATCTAATATATCGTATAAGGAATCTATAATTTCTTCTTTACTCATCTTTGTTTTGGTTTAATTGATTTCTGATTTCCTGCACGATTAAATGGCTGTATTCCATAGCCCAATCTTCAACTGAAAACATCATCCTTTCTATTGGGTCTATTTCTGGTATTTTGAATTTTATTTTCTTATCATCAACATTCACATCAATACACATACCGAATTTACTGTGGATTTCAGTATCAACTTTAATTTTGTTTTGTGGGAATAAACCAACTAATAACATTTCTAAATTATTGTCTTTTTTACTCATCTTTGTTTTGGTTTAATCTACCCACTTAATGAAGTTAATATCTGATTCAACTTCTTCGACATCATTCCTATTTGGGTTTATTCTAAAGTCTAACTGTTGTATTCTTTTATCTTTATTAAAATCTTCCATAAGATTCTCCCACTTTTTTATTTCTGACTGTCTCCATTCGGATAATGTTGTATTTTCATCAAACTTTAATTCTGGTCCCGCAATTGTCATATTAATACCTGAACCCCAGGTAAACTCTGTCATAGATTCTTTAGGGTGTTTTGGTTCACCATAAGACCATTTTAAAAAACATTTTAGGGGTTTAAATTCTTTTTTATTCATCATCTTTTTGTTTAATTTTATGTTTTATCCAATCTTTAAAGACATCCCCACCCAAAACAGCTGTTACACCCATTAAAAATGGCACAAATAGGTATATAATTACAATATCTATATTACTCATCGTTGTTTTGGTTTATACATAATCAACTCTTCCGTTTTCATAAACTGCTTTAATCACTGGGAACCTAAGTGATTCTGTACCTTGATTATTTTTTGTAGTTTCAAAGTACTGTACGGTTATGGTCTTACCTAATATTTTATTAGGATTTTTAAAATAACTTCTTCTTTCATCAATTGTAAAACCACTTCCAACCTGTACTCTGTTTCCTTTGTGTTCTATGATAACATTCTTTAGCATCATTTCTTCTACTTCAAGCCCATTGACAATTACACGGTTTGGGGAGTTCTCTAAGTCTACGACAATATACTCTTCATCATAGAATTTCTTTACTTTTAAGATATCAGTACTGCGTTTTCCCTGGTACTTATCGTCTTTTCTTAGCATTAGACCTTCCCAACCGCTTTGAACTGCATGGTCCATCTTAGACTCAAACATATCCCAACTGGTTAAGAGGTCCTGTTCAAGTACTCTGAAGTATGTTGGTGGGACCATTGGGGTATAAACATGGTCGATTGACATTTGAAGGTTATCAAGCCTCTCACTTAATTTTTCCCTAGATGCCTTATTCTCAAAGTCTTCTAACGATATCATATCGAAAATTTGAAATAATGGGTTTTCGATGGTGTGGTCTTTTCTTTTAATTTCTTTGATGATTGATTGAAAATCTTCATCGCCATTTTCATCAACAATGCAAATCTCTCCATCCATTACAATGTTATAGAGTTTAAGACCTTCAAGTTCTTTGGCCACGTTTCCAAGTGTATCAAATGGTTTGCCACTTCTACTTTTGAAAGTAACAGTTCCAAAATTGTCGAAGAATGCTAAACATCTGACTCCGTCCAATTTTCTAGAAAGGTACCATTCATCAGAATCAAGATTGACTTTCTTTTTGGTTTTCTCATCATAAGTTGCGGCTAATGCTACATCGAATGTTGGAACCAAACCTGGTACAACTTTGTTAATCATTGAAGTTGTAGAACGGGTCTTAAGATTCCGGTCGAAGATGTTATAAATAAGGTCTTCGTATTGTCTGTTTTCGAGAATAAATCTGTTTACGGCTGCAATGGCATCATGTCCTGTGATTATTCTATCATTTAACGTATCTAATAGGGTAAAGATGCTACCGTATTGGTTTCCGACTGGACTAACCAGGTCACTTCTCTTTTTAAGATTTTTTGAAGTAACATAATACTGTTTAAAGGGGGAATATACATACCTAAGGGCTTGAAGGACCTCCTGGTCTGATATATAGTCTCTTAAGACATTTAATTTATCAGTGTTTGAGTTTGTTGAGTTACTTCTCTCTACGAATTGCTGTAATCTATTAAACATTTTTTATTTTTTTATATTATACTAAATAATATTAACTATAGTATTTAGGATTAGGTAAACCTGAATAATGGTCCCACTGATCTTCATCTATTTTTTTCCATTGGTGTTCAGGTCTATACCATATCGTTCTTCCGGTTCCATCTTTTTCTCTAATCATGTCACTATTACCATAGCATTTCATAAAATTACCTGACTCTTTTAAAAATGGATTTTTCCAATCTTTAATGCTTCCTCCGCCCATGATATAAGCTAATTCTGGCATATATTTACAAAGTTTTAATATGTCTGGATATTTTTCTATTGCTTCACTTGCTTTCATAAAAGGACTTAGTTCCTCGATTCTATAAATTATTTCAGCTCTTAAATAGTTACCTATACCATTAAAATACTTTTGATTCAAAAGTATTTCACATATAGGTTTATTAAATATTTTCTTATGTAAATTAGATTTAACATTACTAACAAATTCCTCAAAATCAAGAGTTGGGTCAGGGCCTCTGTCATTTGACCACTCCTGTCCTGGCCACCATTTACCAAATCTTCTCATGTCAATAAATGATAATGACATTCCACAAGTTGATTCAAAAATAATATGCGAATGTTTATGCTCTTCACCTGTCTTAGTTATTCTAAAATAACCTGACATACCCATTGTCATTCTTATAGGATAATTGTTCATATATACTATTAACTCCTTACCTCTACTTTTGGCTTTAATAGTAAATGATGGATGTTTTTGAAATAAGGGTTTCCATTTATGTTCTGGATTATTCTTAACTTTATTAAAGGTTTTTCCTTTAACTGTTTGATTTATATAATCCGCTGTTAATCTAAGTTCTGCTAATTCAGGCATAATTCTAATCTTTCCAATTTAATAAAATATCATCTAGGTCTTCTAGTATTATTCTAAGGTTTTGCTCGTAAGAAGCTCCATATGAGCAATTATCTTCTTTATCTATGTGCATTCTTATCTGATTAAGTTTATTGATTACATCAGTCTTAAGTTTAGCTTTAAGTATTTCGCTTCTATATCCATCTGTTTCAGTAATTGTTTTACGTTTTTTAAAGAACATATTTGATTTATTTTATAATATTATACTAAATAATTCTAAATATATAAAATAAACTCCTATTGATATGAAAAGTTGGAATAAAATATTTGAACATCACGACGAAGAATGGCCACAAGAAATACTATCAATGACCGTAGATCAGTTATTAGATAAACTAGAGGAAATGCAACTAGATGCAGAATACAGTACAATTGAAAACATTCTAAAGATGCATCTTATGGAAAATCCAACGGTAGATGTTGAAATATCGAATAAAATACCGACATGGGATGAAATAGCAGATAGAGAACCTACTGCGTTTGATTCAATGATGGACAAAGATTCCTGGATGGATTTATAAATCATTTAATATGGTAAAAAGTTACAAAGAATATATCAAAGAGCATTTTGGGGCTATCACAATAGAATATCCTCCTGAGCATATGTTTGTTAGAAACCCTAGTGTACCGACTCCGCTATCTATAAACACTCATGTAGGAGGAATAGGAAGAATGCCTATGCATTGGAATAATTCTCCTTATTTATCAGGCGGTTTTGGAGGTGCAGGAGGTGGAAGGTTTGGACAAGACCCAACTGGTGAAGAAGATATCAATAATGATAAACGTAATGAAATATCAGACCTTCAGTCAGATAGAGCTTTAGACTATATGGTAGAGAAATTTACATCAATAGAAAAAAGCTTAGGTGAAACTGAATATGAAAATATATGCATGTCAATGTTAAACGACATAGATTCAGGTAACCTTAATCTAGAAGAAGACGATATAGATGGAACTATAAATGATAAAATATTAGAAATAGGAGTAGAGATTTTTTACGATACGATAAACACTCCAACTGAAGGAGACCCCGGAGATTATTATAATCCTCCAGATGGAGGAGATAGCGGTGAATATACATCAGAAATAGTAGGTCCTATAAACAGTGAAAACTCTAAAACATTTAATACTATTTTTAGAATAAATTCTACTAACGATCTTCCTTCTTTAGATGAAATTGTAGTTAACTATACTAAAAATAAAATTTCAATATCAGCAGCTATCCTAAAAACTGGATTATCTAAACATGGAATATTAGACATTTTAGATGCACAAGTTAATTATATTGGAAGAAGACTGGAATCAAAATATGAAAATTTAGATGAAGGTTATTTTGAAGGAAATGGATATTATGAAGATCATGAAGACATATATGAACAATTCGATGAATTAAATTTAGGTATTTTGCTATATTTAACTATGCTTTGTAAAAACTCATTAAACAACAACACAGCTGATACATCTAAGAAAATTCGTGAGATAAATAATAAATATAAAGACGTTTCATATTTTAAAAGAAAAGATAAAATAGAAGACGTAAATAGGATATTATCAATGGTGATAAATATTCCAGAAAAATTAAAATAGAGAACATGAAAAATTATATTAAAAATTTTAAAGGATTTGTATCAGAATCTATTGAAACTAATACTAAAGAAATTCAGTTATTAGATCAGAAAAAAGCTTTGCAAGAAAAACTAAAGCAAACTACAGATGACATTCAAAAAACTCAAATTGAGTCAGACATTTCTAAATTAGACATAGAAATAGAGCAACTTAGACAAATAGAAGATCAGGAAGAAGCCAATGAAGCATAAAAGCAAACATATAAGCGACATAGAATCTTTTCTAAATGAAGAAAAAGATAATGTAGTGTATAATACTAACTATACTGGAATGGTAAACAGCGCAGTAGCTAATATGTACACTAGTATAATGGCAATTGCTCAAGAATTAGCTAATGAAAAGTTAGCAAGAGATCCTTATAACAACATAGGAGATATTGAAGAAGTTGATATATCAAGAGCTCTTAATTTAATATTTCATAGCGATTGGAAAAGAAATATAAAGGACAGATGTTTACAGGGGGTTCAATCTAACGCGGCTAGCAGAGCATCAAAAAGGGACGAGTTGTCTAATAAGAAAAATCATAGAGCTTTGGCTAAGCTTAAAAAAGAAGACGGTACTGTTGAGATAGATACCTCAGACATAAGATTTAGCGATAAAACCTCAGGAAACGGACCCGGTTCTAACCAATAGATTTTTTAAAATAAATAATACCAGATGACTGAAGAAGATTTAATAAAAGACATTAATGAAGAAATAACATTTTCAGGAATGTTACCATATTCTTTACCCGAGAAAGAGATTAAGAGGCAACTTGACATAGGTGCAAGGTATTTTTGGGATAATTGGAGACATGCCGTTGAGCCCAGATATTTAAGTCTTCCTAAAGAATTATTTGATTCTAAACAATTTAAGAAAATACGACAGATACAATTACCAGATTGTGTACAATTTGTTACACAATGTAAAGAACCTACTGGAGGTTCTATTTTCGGAACAATGGATAGAGACTTTTCAGAGTCAAAATTTATAGGTTCAGAAGTGTTTCTAACACCTTTTATTGGAGAGAGTATAATGTATAGAACAGTAATCTTTAGCTTCTTAGATTTAACCAGAGGACTTGTATTAGACACATTAGCGTATGATTATAACAAAAATACTAAATTACTTACAATAGTGGGAAGAACTCCTAAGGTAGATGCAATTGTTCAGTTTTATAAAAAACTAGAAGTAGATAAGTTATATGAAGATGAAATCTTTCAAAGATGGGTAAGAGCTAAATGTAAAGTTAGACTAGCACATATGTTACAGACTTTTAAATATACTCTACCTGGTAATGTAGCTATTAGTTATGAATCTATAACATCTACGGCTGAAGCTGAGATAAAGGCAGTGGAAGACATGATGAGTAAGGAGAATACTCCTGATTGGATTTATCTATATAGACAATAAAATAATGTATTAAAATGGCATCAACACTTAAAGACTTTTATATGAGAACTGAAACTGATCCAAATTATAAAAAGGGAGTTTTACAAATATCGGATGATACCGAAGAAGCAATATCTCAAATTAAAATGACTGTTTTAACTGAAAGAGGAAGCGTGTTAGGAGAACCTGAGTTTGGGTTAGATGTAAATAAATATCTTTTTGATTTTGAAACAGACCCTTTTAATTTATCCAATGAGGCTAATAATCAGATAGAAAGATATGTTGCATCTGCTAAAATTAAAAATATAGACGTGGCTCCTTCTAAATATACAGACGAAAAAGACAGGGATGTATTTGTATTAAAAATAAATATCGATGGAGATAATCCATTTGGTATATTCTACGGATAAAAACGTATTAAGATTTTAAATATTCTATCTTTTCAGTTGGAATAATTACACTTCCGTTAGGTTCAAACCACTCAGCAGTTTTCCCTATAGACTTATCAATTAAATCGTCTACTGGATGCTTATGTACTTTATGAGTATTAGGTCCATGTGTAACATTTAATTGCTCAGGATTACTTCCTTTTAAAACTTTGCCTGATATTATCCCTTTCTTTATCATATTTATAATTGGCCTTCGCCTTTGGTTTCTCCACCATCCACTACTTCACTTCCTCCTTCAGGAGCCGCAGCTCCGCTACCAGCGGCCGCAGCTCCACCACCACCTACATCTGGCATAGCACCTCCTGCACTTCCATCAGGCTTAGGGGGTTTGGAATTAGCTTCTTCCTGAGCTTCTTGCTCTTGTATGATGTAATTTTGGTTTGTTGAAATTTCATCATCTGACATTTTAAGTTCCTTTCTTATTAAATATTCAGTAGAGAAATATGGAGTACCATCATCGTTCATTACACCTTTCATAGCAGTGAAACTAGCTAATCTCTTATTAGCAACTTCTCGTTCTTTCATTTCTTCAAACAAATTATCATTATTAAATTTAACGCCTATTGCGTTTTTAAATTTATGATCTCCTTTTATCTGAGGTATATCTAATTCCATTTGTAACCAAAGAGGTTTAGTTATAAGTTCCTGTATAGTTGTTCTAATTCTATTTACGAATTTGTTATATCTTATTTCTTCTCTAGTAATACCTTCGGCATTGAGAGTAAATGCTCCCATTCCAGATTGACCTTCCCAACGAGAATATGGAATTTTAGAATCCATCTTTAATTTCTTTAAGAAGTGATTTAATAATTCAGATCCAGATAGATTAGGTCCCGGATACTGTAATGGCTCAATCTTTACTTGTTCGTTTCTATCATTTACTGGTAAAACATAATTTTTATAAAATAAGATATTAGGTTGTCCGTTTACTTTTATTTCACCTGAATCATTGTCAAAGTTAATATCTTCCTTAAGAATATTTAAAAACTCTCTTACGTCTTCTTGTGCTTTTTGAATAGATTTAGAACCAACGGGAACAGTAGTGGTTAGTCTTATTGGAGCATTCATAACGTGCCATATAACCTTGCTTTGTTCAATAATTCTTAGTAGATTAAACGAACGTATTAGTCTTTCTACAAAGCTAACTCTTTTTGTTCTAAAATGATTCGAATAAGACAAGTATATTATTTGAGAATCTGTAAGCGTTCTAGTATGAGTACTATTTGGAGTATATTGGGTCCACTGTAAAAATAATTTACCTGCGTTATCTTTCGATAACTGGGGAACTATACTAGTAGGATCAAGTTCTTTATAGCCTATTATTTCCCTAGGGTTTTGAGGATTGTCATATATTATTTCAAACGCTAAATGACCTTCTACTAAATATTGATATACATATTGCCAGGCAGATATACCTTCACCAAACCCCCATGAATTATATATTTTATGAAAGTTTTCATTGTATTTTCGTATGACATTATCTTGATACTTTAATCGCTGTTCCTTTGAGTTTCCTTTGTACATCATTTTACCAATAGGATCAGACGGTTGGCAAAACATATTTTCATCATCATATACTATAACATCATCGGTTATAGTTTCTAATACAAATTCTATTTCCCCATTGGATGCAATATCTCTAAGTCTTTCTCTTTTTATAGCATAGTCTAATTGAAAAAAGGCAACTGCTTTTGTTCTTAATTGAGAAGTAGTGTCAGATATAGCCATCGACATTCTCATCATCTCGTTCTGGCCATATTGTTCATTACTTCTAGCCATTAGTTGACTTTCTATGAATCCAATTGCCTGTGAATTCTTTAGTAAAAGATCTTCATGCCTAACATTGAATCTGCTTAATGCAGATAGTCTGCTGCTTAATCTATTTACTGTATTTTCTAAAAATCCTGCCATTGCTTATTATAGTTTTTATTTACGATTTAAAAGAACTTAGATTCGAATCTTTCGAATATTCCTTCTATTCCACCTATTCTCTGGTTAAATATTATTCCATCTGAGGCTACTCCCATGTTGTATATATCGGGTAAAGCATTCCAGTCAAGTAATCTAACCTTCTTTATACTATTTATCTCATAGTTTTTTATTGCAAAATTAACATTTGCATTAACAATCTTAGATATAAACGATTCGTTTACAGCAAAAAAGGGTTGCATATAAGATTGATCTCTTATTCTTTTACCAATAGGAGTATCTATGGTTTTTAAATCTTCACTTACATATGGACTTATGAAATTATTTTTAACGTTCATAATAGCATAATATGAATCTAGTATAAGTCTTCGGTAAACAGGTGACATTAATTTTAAATTTAAAATAGATTGATAGTTTTCATTGTTTATATTTAATGCTATTCCAAATGGCATTGAATCATAATATGGTTTTTTCGTAACAAAGAACTTATCGTCTTTATTGTCTACATAATCCTGCTTATCGTATGGAATAGTATCGGGAGATACTTGGGAACCTGTGTCTATACCGAGCGCGTATAAATGACCTGGTATTAAACTAGGAGGCATGGGTTTTCCATACTCCTCTATTATTTTAAATGGATTATTTACAGGTGCTTTAATACTAATATCTCTAAGTAATTTCTTCATAGTAATATCTTACAAATTCTTAAACAAAAAGTTTTCAGTTATTATTCCAAATTTTATACCTTTTGAATCTGCATAATCTTTAGCTGCTTCAAATTTAGCTCTATTTATTAAATACGCCTTTGTATGACTAAGATAATGTTTCATTTGTTTTTCAGTCATTTTTTTTATAGGCTTAGGAGGTTGAGTGTATTTGAGAGGTTTTATTTCAAGTATCCACTTTTTTATATTTCCATTAGGGTCTCTTGTTACTATATAGGCGTCAACCCAATACTTACATGTTTTTTTAGTAACAGGATTCCAATAAGCAATACCAACAGGCTCCGATGAATATTTTAATATTTTTTCATTGTCGTCGCAGAACTTCAAAAATTTATATTCCCAACTAGATCTGTATATTATCTGAGAAAGATCTCCATCGTATTTGTCAGGATTCTTAGGAATAAAATAACCCTGTCTTATCTTCCCCCTTCTAGGTTTTAAAGTATCTTTTATACTTTTAGGTTTATTGTTTTTATTAGTCATCTACGCTATCGCCTATGAATTTATCGGCTTTCTTAGGATCTAATTTTCCTTGTTCTACTAATTTTACAATAAGTGCAGACATTGCTAAATTTTCAGGAACTCCCTCTTTTTCCATCATTTCTATTTCATCAGACTCATATGCATCCTTTAAGTCGTTATACGCTTCTTCTGCAGCTTTTTCAACATCTTCTTCTGAACCTACTGCTTCTATCAACTCGTCTAAGATTTCTTCAGCTAGATTTAATTCGGATGCTATATCGTCCATATTGTTTGAATCTGGACCTTCTCCCATATTGTTCTCTATTGCTTTTCCTCTCGTTACTTCATAGCTAGATAGTTTATTATCATCATTTAAATCAGCTTTTTTAGGATTTTTTAATCCGTGATTTTTGAATTCTGTTAAAGTTTTTACTAATTTTTTCATTTAAAAAGTTATTTTTATTTTTTTATTTACAAATATAGTATGTCAAACAGTGAATTTGTAAAATATGAGTCTAGTGTTTTATTAAACTCTTTTATACTAAAAAATGAAGAGTTTAATTTAATTAAAAACATGTAAAGCATATTCACATCAGTTATTTTTTTAATATCTATTAAATGTTTTGGGAAGTCATTCTTTAAATCTTTTATCAACTTAGACCACATGAAGACTTCATATCCTTCTTGTAAAAGTTTAATAGATTGTGTTTTTCCAGCTTTGTCATTGTCGAATAATATCCTAACTTTAGCGTCCTCTGAGAGCATTGCTATAGTCTCCTTTATTTTACCTACACCGGTTGATGCTATACCATTATGTAAAAACATTGAATCAAATTGACCTTCGCATATTGTTATTTTTTTCTTAAAATCTATATTCAATATATTAAATATGTTATTGAGAGAATCTATTTCATTTAGCTCTTCTTCGGTCATTCCTAATTTAGAAACTTCTCTATTTATTTCTGAATAGTTCATCATTTTATATTTAGGGCCCCAATAATTATCGTCTATGGACCTGACGGAATATCCTAATATTTTGTTTGAAACATTATCTTTATTAAAAATAAATATCTTTTCAGATTTAGAATCTTCATAGCAACATTCTGAAAAGGAATCGCACTTATCTAATTCTCTGCTTATTATGTATTTTGAACATTTTGAATTAGCTGAGTTAGTATCTATTTTATTTAATGAAAACCTATCTGCAAAGTATTCTAAATCAACCAACTTATGTTTTAAATCTTGATTTATTAAGAAAGTAAGAAGAGATAATTTTTTCCTTGATTTAACATTTGTTTTAAGACCGCCTTTAATAAAGAGGTCAGGTGGCATTAAACTATATTCATGACAATATCTAGATATAAATTTATCGAGATCCATAAATATCATGCATCCATCGTTATAACATTTATAAGTATTGCTTTCCAAATAGATATTACCTCTACGTTTAGATTTCTTTTTTTCAGAATCTCCACATACTGGACATGCTAAGTTTATTTTTTTAGGATTAGCTTCGTCTATTTTATGCTTAATGGGATCATCAGGAAATCTATTTAGCATAACTTCTTTTAAGAACTCCGGAAGAGTAGTATTAGTATCTAAATCTATATTCATGTTTTAAAAATTAAGTTCTACTTGCTGCTGTTCATCTTCATTGGAAGAGTATTCTTTTAATTCTATGTTTAATCTCTTAGCTGTTCTTTTTCTAAAAGGATGCAGTTTGGAATTAGGAACAACTTTTGTATTTAATCCATATTTAGATATTATACTTAGGTATTCTGTGAAATCATTACTTTGTATTTCAGCATTAGGATTACCTATTATTTTCCAAAATCTTTCAGGTATCTCTTCGTATTCTAATGTTTTTTCATTTATTATATAAAGAGGATATTTGTCTTCGTCACTCAATGGCTTTTTAGAACCAGTTTTAACCATGTTTATATTTCTTTTTAAGTGAACATTGAATTCAGTTAAACCTAATGCAACTAATTGTCTATTAATAGGCTCAACTATCAGTGAAAAAAACTGTTTACTATAATCTAAAGGAAGAGCAACTTCTGTTGGATAATTACCAGGTGAATATGCAAACACATCCCATTCCTTATTGTTTTCTTTAGGATAATAATACTTTATTTTTTCACCTTCTTTAACCTTTTGATATTTACCCGTTAATTCGTTGATTACTAAAAGGTGATTATAGTAAGCAGCTGCTCTTGCATATATAGGGATTCCTTTAAGTAAAGTTAGCTTAGTTTCATTTTTTACATATTTGTTATATACCCTACAACTAAATGTTTGAGCCAATTCATCAGTTGTTTTTAATTTCATTTCTTTTTTTATAGATTCAAATAGAGGAATAAGATCCTCCTCTGGATTTATAGACGATCCTTTTTCTAAGATTATTTTTGTTAACTTAGATAAATGATTTCTAGCCCATATTGGATAAGAACCCTTTATCATTTCTAATCCCTTAAATACATCATACTCTTTACCTTTTTCCTTTAAAAGAGTTTGATCAGAATTGGGTTCATATGAAACTCTAAGGGCGTAGTTTTTCTTTTTCAGCCACATGGCCTTAGCAGATAAGTTTTCAAGTTCAAAATTTTGTTGATTGACTGTATTAAAATGTTTTCCGTATTTGTCAAAAGCTGTATTAAAATATTCAGCTAACCTGTATTCATCAATTTTAATACATAACTTTAAATATTGTTCTTCTGTTAATTTAGGTAGCCCTTGTATAGAATTAATAGCTGAACCAAACTCTACATATATAGAATCGGTATCTGTATAAATAGCTGCTTCTGAATTTATAGGTTTAATATCATATTTGTCTATACCTAGTTTTTTATGAAGCTCGTTATCTAAATGCCACCTTTCTTTAAAATAAAAGTTAACGGCTTTAATTGTAAATTTAATAAGGTCTTGTCCTTGCAATGTTATACTTTGCGCTAAATCTACATTAAAGAAATAAAACCACTTATTTCCAAATGCACCATATATGGAATTAATAAGTAGTTTAATTGCGAGTTGTTCTAAGTCTAATTTTTTGTATAAAGATTCTTTATTCATTATAAAATATTTAATATCTTTTATAAATAATTTAAAGAAGGTTTTAAATATGTTATACGAATTATTTCCATTTTTAAAATCTTTTCCATTTGACCAATATATTATATCTGGAGGAAAAGGGGAAGAGGAAGAGGAAAATGAACAAAAAAATTCATTTGAAGACGAATTATTTAATTTTAAATATGTATATCGAGATAAAGATATAGTTATATCTTTTTACGATACTGATATACTATTTTTAGATGTGATATCTAAAGACATAACCGTATTAGACGGGATTAGAAAAAGCATAGACAAGGGGCTAGATTCTAATTCAATGACAGTTAAATTCACATCTATACGTAAAGCTAAAACGTTTCTAAAAAAGATAAAATCACCCGCTGAAAACGCTGATACTTTTAAAACAGTGTTAAACGGTCTTCAGGAAATGAACGAAGTTGAGCTTTCTGAAGATATTATAAATAAAATAGATGAATTAGATAAGAAGTTAAAAGATGAAAAACTAAACGTAAATGAATTAATTACAATAGATTCATATTTAGATTTTCAATTACACCATGCTAAGATAATGTTAGGAATTGTCATAGCATCAAAAATACACTAATTATACATGAGTAAAAAAAGCAGAAGAAATAAAAGGCTATCTGAAGCCGAAATTCAAGAAGTTGAAGAATTTGTATGGAGCAGAAATGTAGAAGAAGATAAGTTTCTTCAAACAATGTCTATAAATACTAAATGCAAAACCACAAATCAAAAACTATTAGTTAATTCAATTAAACAAAATATGATAACTATATGTAACGGTTTTCCTGGATCTGGAAAAACTTTTTTATCATGTTCTGAAGCTTTAAAACTAATTAAATCAAGACCTAAGTACAAAAGGATTGTCTTAATTAAATCAATCACTGCTTTAAAAGGCGAAGAAATAGGTCATTTACCAGGTGACTTAAAAGAAAAAATGGCGCCTATTATGGAATCATTTACTGACAATATTAGAAAGCTAATAGGTAGAAGTAGAATGGAAAAATTAATAGAATTAGGTGTAATAGAAATAGTACCAATAGCATTTGCTAGAGGTAGAAGCATTGACAATTCTATTATATTAATAGATGAAGCCCAAAATATATCAATGGATAACATAAGAACACTGATGACGAGAATAGGGGATAACTCTAAAATGGTAATAATGGGCGACGTTAGACAAAAGGACATTAAAAATAAAAGTGATAGTTCTTTAGAAATAGTATTAGAAAAATTTAAAAATGTAGAAGGATTCGGTTGTGTTGAATTAAGAGATCCTGACGATGTAGTTAGAAACCCAATCATTAAAATTGTTGAGCAAATTTTTGACAAGATAGAAACAAATAAATAATAACATAAAAAAATAAAAGTATGAAAAATTATATAAAAGACTTTATTCAATTTCAGAAGATTAATGAAGCAGTTGCCTCAGAAGACCTTCTTACTAAGGACATGGTTGCACAGGAAATGGTCGGAGAAGTCTCTTCAGCTGAAAGAGCAGCTGCTTATAAGAAATTTGAAGTTAAAGACAGTAAAGGTAAATCTTTAGGTCCGCCAGATATTATTGTGCTAAATCCTGAAAATAATAACATATTTCTAAGATATCAAAAGAACCCTCAGTTATTTGAGTATGCAGAAAAAATATCGCTTAGTTATAACGGAAAACCTTTAAGACTAACCAGTAAACTGGTAGAAGAACCAAACAAAGTCTCTAGAGATCCAGACGAAACATTATGTGTTGCCAAATTTGCATACCAACCAAAAGGTCTACCAAGTCCTATGAAAATAACTGTTATTTTCAGCTATAGCAAAATGGAAACTGCTATGCAATCATGGCGGTAGAGGAACTGGCTACTAAAAATTAATTCAATGGTAGCTAGTTAAAGACTAACTTGATGTTTCTTAATAGGAAATGATTGTTCAGTATATATTTTTTCTCTGACTTCAGAGTGACGTACTGAATAACCATCTAATTTATCTACAAGGTCCCAGATGGTGACCTTGTTTTTGTTTGCAAGCTTTCTCATTCCTCGACCAATCGCTTGTCTAATTGTAATTTCAGCTTTAGTGGTTTCTGAAAAAACAATATGATGAACATTCTTAAGGTCAATACCAGTTGCAAAGGTACCAAAACTAGCAACTATAATAACACCTTCATTTTTTTCCATTGCATCTTTATATTCATCTCGCTGTTCACTCTCAACACCCCCGTCGATGTAATAGGTGTCCTTGTTCCACTCTTGAAGTTTCTTGCATATATTCTTACCATATTCATTTTTAATGTCTGAGAAGAGAATTAAAGTATTCTTACCGAATTTTCTTATCATGCCGCTTATTAGGTCTAATCTCTCTTGACTTTCAAATATGATTCCTTTTTCAATAGTTAACATTTCTCTACCATACTCTTTATTATCTCGATACATTCTTTTAATCTCATCTGGGCTCTTTCTCATTTTAATGTACTCCTGAGCAGCTGTGTTTGATTTATTATATGTTAAGTAAACCATGCGAATAGATACATTAGGAGAGTACCCATGATCAATTAAATGCTTTGCTGAAAGAGTCATGACTAAAGGCCCAACCTTTTCCTGTATCTTATAGAAATCAGAATATTCTTCAGATACCTTTGCCGTTCCAGAAAGTCCCAGTTTATATCTCCAATTATTACAAGCTGATATTATATTAGAAATAGAAGATCCTCTTGATTTATGAGTTTCGTCAACATTAACTACACTATATGATTCAAACATTCTAAAAAGCTTTGCATAATCTATTTTTTCTTTTAAATTGCTTACTTTATTAATTGCTTTTTCAAGTTCTTTTTCTTTAGGTTTTTTAAGTCTCTCTAACTTCATCTTTTTCTTAACTGCTGAAGTTAACTGAGAATCCAAGCTTTTTTCTTCAAAACTGATAAGGCTTTGATAAGTAGATATTACTAAGTCCGCTTCTCTGAATTCCTCTTCTGAGAACTTATTCCTACCTCCTATCATTAAAATATTCCAATTAACTAATCCATTAGAGTACATTTTAAATTTTTCTTCAGTTTGGCCAACTAACGAAATATTAGGAACTATCATCAACGCTTTATTATGTCTACTAATTATACCAGTATGTTTTAAATAAGAATTAAAAATATAAAAAATTAGAGTCTTACCTGCGGATGTCGCTAATTCCTGAGTACAGTACTTATACTGAAGCGCCTTATACGCTGCTTCAAATTGATAATCCCTAGGATATATGGTATTATTATGTTCATCAACTACACCATTGAAAAGCCTTTTTACAAATTCAGTGTAGTTTTCTTTTTGATATTCTAAATTTAAAGTTTCCTTTAGACCTGATATTTCGCATTTAATTTGATTTTTTTCAGAAAAAGAATATATTTCTTTCCAAAGTCCTATCGGTATTTCATTTTCCTTAGACATAAAATTGTCCATTCCGTCCCATATACCTCTATCTACTAATACGTTAAAATCTCCATCTTTTGATTTTTTAGTAAAATGATCTCGCAACCTTCCTTTTTCAGAATCGCTATCCCATTCTACTAACTTTATACAATTTCTAGTTTTGAAGACTTTAAACTTTAACATATAATATTAGCCTAATAGTTTTTCTAGATCAAGACGAGTTTTTAAACCAAATAAAACATTGTCTACTGTTTTTATAGATCCATCCATGAAGGATATTTGATTTTCTATAACCTCAACAGTTTCTTGCATTTCGGTTGTTTTTCCTTCTACAATAACCTTTTTTTCATGAGATTGATATCTCATATTTTGATTAGAAACATTTTCCCACTCTTTACCTTTCTTCTGTCTATATGATTTCTTTAGCTTAGATAAAGTATCTATTAGCGTATGATTGTCTTCAAGAAGACGCTGTCTGACGCTTAGAAAAAATATTTGAACTTCTTTAAGGTCTCGTATATTATTTAATTTTTCAACGTTTCTACGAATTTCTAAAGAGTAATGGTCTCTTTCTTTTTTAAATTTTTCAGATATGTTATCTGTATTACTTTTAACTGTGTTTTCCATTGTATATTTTTTAATTAGACTAGTTTTCTTTGTTCAACTTCTTTTATCATTTCAAAATGAATCTTAGCTATTCTATCTCTTCCTTCTTCACTTAGCTGTAATTTAGATTCTTCTCTATTTGTCATAAAGAAATTCTCTGAAAGAATAGATGGCATTACAACTTTACGTAAAACCCAAAAGTTAGCTTCTTTATCTGCATCTCCATCTCTAGTATCTCTTCTCATTTTGTGATCTGGAAATTCAACTCTTGCTTTTTCATATAGAATCTGAGCTATTTTATCTGAAACAGTTTCACCAACTGTTGTATATACAGACCATCCGTGAGCGCTTTCTTTATTAAAGCCATTTGCATGAACCGAAACGTATATACATTTCTTACCATCCAGTTGTTGACGTTTTCTATAAATATCATTTGCTTCATCAGTTCTCCACCTTAATGAAAGGTCCTTTTCAGTATCAACTAAGTTAATGCATTCTATACCCTCAACTTTGCATAATTCAATGATCCTTTTTACAACTGCTCTATTAAATTCACCTTCGAATAATTGAGTGCCATCTTCCCATTTAGGAGACCTTTTACCTGCTGTTTGGTATATTCCATCTATGATTCCTCCGTGACCGTTATCTAATATCCAAACGTACCCTCTGTTATCTTCTGATTCTACTTCGTTTATAATTAAACTAGATTTTAATTTTTCCCAAGTGTTTGGTCCAACGATACCGTCTGGTTCTAAATTTCTTTGATTTTGAAATGCCACAACGGCTGTTTCTGTAGCTGGTCCAAAATGCCCATCTACTTTAATTTTTAATAAAGTTTGTAATTCTCTTACTCTAGTGCCGATACTTCCTTTTTTTAATAACATATTTTAATGATTATTTTTATAGTCTACTAAAGCAGTTATTACATCTGCGAATTGAGAACTATTTAAGTCTGAATTTAAATGATAATGTTCTTTATCTATAAATGATTTTGCTTCTAATCTTAACTCTTCTTGAGAAGCAGTTTTATTTGAGTTAGTGTAAGCATCATCTTTAGTTTGTCTAAGTTCGTTAAGAGCTTGTTTCTTAGTTGACCTTGATTTATAATCTGGCATTTCATGAAATAATTTTGATTTTTTACCAAAATTCATACCTGAAAAACCCTGTTGTATATCTTTATCTTTATTACTCATTTTATTTTAGTTTAGTATGTTATACCTAGTTAGGAGAAAAAGTTTATGAATTTGTAAAATACAGAATCTATTTTAAAATGATCTTCAGGATATACTTCATTTTGAGAAAGAGTAGATACTACTTCATTACCTATCACATTAGACTCTTTTTTAGATTTAACTAATATATTAGGCTTATTGTCTTTGCCAACTAAATAATTTATTAAATTATATTTTTCAAAATCATCATCGTTTATTTTTAATTTACGATTAATAAACACGGATGGACATTTTTTTACACCATTTCCAAAGCCAGTATAATAAGACTGTTTTACAACGTCGTCTTTACAATCAGTTAAAAACTCTAAATAACCTTCTCTATCTTTAAAGTTTATTATAGTAAAGCTTTTTAAAGACTGTATGTGATCTCTTATGGAATTCCAATTTCCACTAGAGCCAGCTTTTAGGTCTTTTATCTCTGCTTTTTCAAAATATTCAAAAACTTTTATGTATTTGTTCATAATAAAGTGTAAAACTTTTTTGTTATTTATTTGTAAAACATATAGTGTAATAGTATAGTTGTAAAATAAAACAATAATGATAATAATTATAGAAGGGTCACAGGGCTCTGGTAAAACTCACATGGTAAACTATCTAAAATCTATTAGAAGAGATGGTGACGTAATATTTTACAAATATGGACACGTGTCTCATATGAAAAACTTAGATTTTGAAGACATTGAGCCAAAAGAAGCTTTTCATTATTTTACTATATCTAATACTCTTACTATTTTAGAGTTACATAAAACAGTTTTAAAAGATAAGGTTATAGTATTCGATAGAGGAATTTTTTCAGCATACGTTTGGTCTATTTTAAGAAATAGGTTAAACGTAAATAAATTAAACAAAGAATTGCATAATTTACTAGATAGTACATTATATGAAAACTGTCATGTAATTAGAGTAACTTCAAATAATAAGGAGGAACGCGATCATAGCGATTTATTTGATAACTTTACAGATAGTGCAAAAGAAAATTATCTATTTGATAAAGTATTTGAAGATAATATTAAAAACATAGAATGCAACACTAAAAATAATTCATATACTCACGTAATTAACAATAAAGACTTTTTAAGCGAGGCTGTTATGATGAAGATGTTTGACAAAATAATATATAAAAATAATATAAATAAACTAAAATAGCATTTATTCGATGAAAAATTTAGTAACTAAGTATAGCCAATTTATATTTGAAAAAAAGGAAATGGCCTTAAAAGGAATTTCTTCTGAAAACATTATAAAAAAGATAGAATCTGTTATGGAAGTATTGCCTAACGACATACAGTTTGGTGTTCCATCAGATAACCTAGGACAGTCTACTTCTTATAAAGATGCATCTGACGCTATTCAACGAATAAAAGATATATCACATTATTATTCTAAAAGAAAAGAGGATGTAAAATTTTATTGTTGGTCGATTACCTTTAAAGGAGACTTTAATGCTTCTCAGGAATTAGAAGATAAGATGATAGAAGCAGATGGACTTTTCCATGAGGATAAAGAAAAATATGGAAAAATAGACATGATAAAAGTTAAAGATTATGTTCAAACCAATCCAGAAGACGCTGATGAATTTAAAAGTTTTTCCATATCACTAGACAGTAAATCATCTAAAAAGTTTGGAATGAAACTTTCAAATAAAACATCTGACGATACTGACGAAGAGGAGGAATCAGAAGATTAAATAAATCTATAAACAACCAATAATATATTATGGCAGGACTAAGGCATCTAAAAGAAGTTTACGATAAAATGGGAAATGACTTCTTAAATAAACTATTTAATGAATATCTTATAGTCAATGAGAAAGTAAACGGTAGCTTCTTAGGATTTAAAAAGGATCAAGCTACTGATGAACTTAAATTTTTTAATAAGAAAAATGAAATAGGATATATCGATAGGGTTTTATCTAGATTTTATAACGATCCTATATCTCATATAAGTAACTTGGGAGATAAAACAAATAGGATTCCTTCTAATATGTATTTTGGTATGGAATACATCTCAAACACGTCTGTTAATTTAAACGATTATGGAAGGCTTCCTAAAAACGGACTTTTACTTAATTTTATTCATGAATTAGATGAAGAAGGAAGAGTAGTAAAGACTATACAGGACAAAGGTATACTTGACGAATGGGCAAGTTTTTTAGAAATAGATGGACCAACCATAGTATTTGAAGGAAATTTAAATGATGATCAAAAGGTAGAGATAATGGACTTTATATATTGTCCTAAAGAAGACTTAATAGAAAAATTTAAAACAAAATCTTTTATAAAGCATATAATATCTATCTTGAATAGCGATTTTCGAGAAAGCTTTTTAGAAAATAGTATAATAAGAGATATAAATGGATTAGTATTTAGATTTTACGAAGGCGATAGAGAAAATCCTAGTTCTAAATCATTCTTAGCAAAATTAATAGACCCTATTTTTCAGAATAAAATGGAAAAAGAAGAAGTTAAGCGTGAAGATAATAAATCTCAAGATTATATATGGTTAATTGTAATAGATCTCATGAATTTTATAGAATTATATGATTTAAAGACAATTAGTAAGTGGAAAATAACAGGAGATTCTTTTCAAGAAAGATATGTAAAATTCATAAACAAGGTATATAGAGACTTTATAGAAGAATATAAAAATAAGTATGAAGGTTTAGAATTGAATAAGCCTGATTTTTTAGACGCTGAAGAATTTGATTTAAACATGGATATGGTAAAAGATCCATACATCATAGATTTAATAAAGGAAAGTGATACTTATAAAGAAATTTATAAGATATTATTAAACTTTTTTAGAAAGAAAAGAAAAAAAGTTAACTCTAATTTATTTGACAGTAATTTAATAAATCAATTAAATTTGCAGGTTGACAAGATAAAAAAGATAC